AAGCTGCCTGAGGCGGTTCTTGCTCAAGTCCGACCAGGGACATGACGGTAGCATCCGAAGTGTCCCTGGTATAGGTTCGCCCCTATCGTCACGAGGAGCGAACTATGTCTGTCAGCATCAAGAAGAAGGACCCGACCCCGGCCGGGACAAAGCAGCTTCCCGAGTACACCCTAACCGGGATTGCCTCAAAGCCGAGCCCACTGTCTACCCAGGTCGTGTCCAACACCTTCGAGAGCGAAGACGAGTTCAAGGCTCTGTATGGGTCGGCGACGACGACGGTCCAAGTGCTGGAGCCGCCCTACAACCTCAAAACCCTCGACCGACTGTCCCAGGAGAACAACGCGCTGTCGCCCTGCATCGAGGCGATGGTCACGAACATCGACGGCACCGGCTTCGACTTCGTGAAGGACACCTGGGGCGCCCAGGAAGCGGAGAAGCCCGAGAGCGATCCGAAGATGGCCCAGCTATGGGACTTCTTCAAGCAGCCTTGGCCGGGAGAGAGTTACCTGTCTCAGCGCAAGAAGGTTCGCCGCGACATCGAGCGGCTGGGGAACGGCTACCTTGAAATCCTGACCAACCTTGCCGGGCAGATCATGTTCACGCGCCACATGGACGCGAAGCTGATGCGCCTGCTGAAGCTCGATGACGCCGTGGCCAAGAAGATCACGCTGAAGCGCGGTGGTCAGGAGATGGAAGTCACCGTGAACGTGCGCGAGCGTCGCTTCGCCCAGAGCATCAACGGCAAGAACGTCATCTACTTTAAGGAATTTGGCTGCGTTCGCGATCTCGACAAGTACACGGGTGAGTGGGCTAAGCCGGGGGAGGCTCTTGCTGTTGATCGCCGCGCCACAGCCGTCCTGCACTTCAAGTGCCTCCCCGATGCCCACACGCCCTACGGTGTACCGCGCTGGGTCAGCCAGCTTCCCTCCGTGCTAGGCTCGCGCAAGGCCGAGGAATACAACCTCGACTACTTCGACAACGGCGGCGTCCCGCCCGTCATGATCCTGATCCAGGGTGGCGTGCTCGGGAGCGAGACCCGCAAGCGCCTGGAGAACGCCGCATCCGGCAAGGCCACGACCAAGAACCGCGTGACCGTCGTGGAGATGGAGCCCACCGGAGGATCGCTGGAGAGCACGTCAGCCTCCAAGGTGACGGTGGAGCGGTTCGGCTCGGAGAAGCAGAACGACAGCATGTTCGAGAAGTACGACGAGCGGTGTGAAATCCGTGTGCGTCGCAGCTTCCGCCTCCCCCCGATCTTCACCGGCAACGCGTCGGATTACTCCTTCGCCACCGCCTTCGCGTCGTACACCGTCGCCGAGGCTCAGGTGTTCCGGCTGGAGCGGGAAGACCACGACGAGGTCATCTCGACCAAGCTGCTGCCTGCTCTCGGGTACGACGGCTACCTGATGAAGTCGAAGCCCCTCAATATCGAGGACGCGACGATCAAGCTCCAGGCCATCGAAGTGGGTGTCGCTGCCAATGCCCTGGAGCCTGTGTCCGTGGTCAACGCCCTCAACGGGATTGCAGGCACAAACCTCAAACACGGCACCACCCAACCCATCCCCACCCTCACAGGCACCACCGCCCCAGGAGGCTCCACGGGCTCTACAGGGGGCAAAGGGAAGGCCACCAATTCCCCCCCAGGGAAGGAGAAGGTAGCTCAGCCGGTCAAGGCCACCCCGGCACGGTCCCCAGCAGTCAGAAAATCGGCTGACGAGATGGCAGACATGGCGGCGCGACTGATCGGCTCGATCAAGGCCAACCGCTTCGACGTCATGAGTGAAGTTCTGGGCGAAGTGGCCAATCTCGACGCCGAGGGGATCGAGGACTTCCAGATGGAGGTCCAAGATTTGTCGTTGAGCGCGATGGACGAGGCTGCCTAACAGGGACACGACGCTCGCAAGCGCGGGACAGACCCACGCTCTGCACCAAAAGCCATCGTTTTTGACCCTACGCGAAAGAGACATTCGCTAGGGACAGAGGCGGTGGCTTTTTTTATGCTCCAGTCGTGTGCAGTTAATTGCACAAGAGCTTGAGACGCAACGGCTCTCCTGCGTACAACGCGGAACGCAAAGCGAGAGCCCTTCGAGGAATGTCCACGACCCCCCGCCCCAGCATCAAGAAGACCGAGGAAGCCGAACAACTCGTCTATGGCGAAGTGTACGCCCCCGGCTTCCCTGACAGCCAGGGTGACTTCATGACTGCGGAGACCATCAAGAAGATGGCCTTCGACTTCATGATGAACGGGTTCACCGACGCCATCGACAGCGATCACACCCGCGTCAAGAACGGGGTGAAGATCGTAGAGAGCTTCATCGCACGGGATGACGACACGTTGTACATCCCGAACAGTTGGGTGATCGGCGTCAAGTGTCCCGACGACGTGTGGGCGCGAGTGCAGAAGGGAGAGTTGAACGGGTTCTCCATCGACGGTTCCGGGTTCCAAGTGGACACGGTGCTGGAGATCGAACTGCCCGACACCCTGGAAGGTGAGACCACTGCGGCCGACGACGGCCACAGCCACAAGTTCATGGTGAAGTACGACGAGGAGGGCAACTTCCTCGGAGGCGCCACGACCCCGGCTGCTGACGGTCACGTCCACACCATCCTTCGGGGCACTCTGACCGAGACCACTGACGGTCACGCCCATCGCTTCTCGTTCGTGGAAGGAGTGCTCCGTGCCGAAGTTGCAGATTAAGGCCACCGAGCTTCAGGACCCCCAGGTGGGTATGATCGCGATGGTCAAGCGCGGGGCAACCCGCATCCCCTACAAGATTACCAAAGGAGACGACGGAGACATGATCGATCTTGCCAAGCTGGGTCGCGACGCCTTTCTGAAGGGCGACAAGACCACCGCCGAGCCCGTGATCCTGGGCGCCATTCTCTCGAAGTCGGCCGATGTCGCCGGTTTCCTCGCGGCGGCCAAGGAAGCCGGTGTCGAGTTCGATGCCAGCGGCTTCAAGAAGGCCGAGGCCGACGACGTCATCACCTTCACCAAGTCGGATGCCACCGCGAAGCCCGAGGAGACCCTGGTCGTTCGCGTCAGCGACGACGTGGCCTTCGTCGTCAAGTGCGACGTCGAGTTCCAGAAGTCGATGTCCTCCTACGACTGGGAGAGCACCAGCTTCGCCGAGGTCATGTCCAAGGGCCAGTTCGCGCCGTCCGTCTGCATGGCGCAGGACATGCTGTCCCGCACCTTCTACAACATCATGGAGAAGGCCGACACGCCGAAGGACTTGGCCGCGATGCTGAAGGCCGCGACCGGCGAGTTCGAGACCTACATCACCGGCCTCGCCAAGGGCCTCCCGGCCTCGATCTTCAAGGCCGACAAGTCCTTCACCAAGTCGGAGAAGTCCCGCAAGGAAGCGGCGGCTGCCTTCGGCAAGGACAAGAAGGACGAGGACAAGAAGGACGTCAAGAAGGGCGACGCGACCGACGAGCCCAAGAAGGAGACCCGTGTGGGACACGACCTGAAGGACCCCGACGAACTCGACGGCAAGACGCTCAAGGAGCAGCAGGCCGAGGCCGACAAGGGCAAGAAGGACGGCACCGTCGAGGACGAGACCGGCGCCAAGAAGGTGGTCGAGAAGGCTGAGACCCCCGACTTCGCCAAGCTGATCGCCGATGGCATCGCCGCCGGCCTGAAGCCCGTCAACGACAAGATCGACGCGCTCGGCACCCGGATCGAGAAGTCCGAGAAGGCCATCAGCGGCACCGTTCCCGGCACCGACCGCCCCGAGGGCAAGGAAGTGCTGAAGTCCGAGGTCGCGGGTGACGACTGGACGACCGGTGCCCCGCCGCTTCTGGACACGGCCTACGGGAAGCGTCCCACCCACTGAGTTTCCATCACCGGCCGTAAGGCCATCCTGCATCGACCATAATCACAAGGGCTGAACTCCATGTCTTCGAACCGCGCTCTCCTGAAGAAGGCCGATCTGGTCATTCAGGACCTCCGCAACGACGGCGGTATCCTCCAGCCGACCGAGGGTGCTTCCTTCATCCGCAAGCTGATCGTGCAGCCGACGATCCTCCGTCAGGCCCGCGTGATCGAGATGACCTCGCCCGAGCGTCGGATCAACAAGATCGGCTTCGGCAAGCGCATCCTCCGCAAGGCGACTTCCGGTGTGGCTCTGCCCGCCGAGCAGCGCGCCAAGCCGACCACCGAGCAGTTGACCCTGCGCACCAACGAGCAGATCGCCGAGGTCCGTCTGCCGTACGACGTGGTCGAGGACAACATCGAGCGCGCCACGGCGGCGAACAACGAGGCCAGCAACACCGGCCCCGGCGGTCTCCGTCAGACGATCATCGACATGATCGCCGAGCGGGCCGCGACCGACATCGAGGAGTACGCGCTTCACGCCGACACGAACTACACCAACCCGAACGACCCGGTGGACACCGCCTTCCTCTCGCAGGACGACGGCTGGATGAAGCGGGCCTCGACGGTCGGCAACGTCGTGGACGTGCAGGGCGCCCCCATCTCGAAGGAGGTCTTCAAGAAGGGCGTCAAGCAGCTTCCGATCCAGTATTTCCGCAACCGGGGCGCCATGCGGCACTTCGTGTCGAACAATCAGGAGATCGAGTACCGCGACACCCTCGCCAACCGTGCCACCGCCCTCGGCGACACGATGACGACGGGCGAGCAGCAGGCGTGGGCCTACGGGACCCCCGTCACCCCGGTCAACCAGATGATCGAGAGCGAGGGCCTGTTCACCGACCCGGCGAACCTCGTGTTCGGCATCCAGCGTCAGGTGTCCATGGAGTTCGACAAGGACATCACGGCCCGTGTGTACATCATCGTCCTGACCTGCCGCATCGGCCTCCAGATCGAGGAGGGTGAGGCCCTGGTGAAGTACGAGAACATCGCCGCCTGATCCATCAGGTTCGGGACTATCCAGATGGAGAGGGCCGGGATACACTCCCGGCCTTTCTTCGTGTTAACCCCCAGCAGGAGAAACCCAGTGCAGGACTTCGCCACGCTCCTTCAGCCGAACTCGCTCAGCGTCTTCGGCATCAACTTCCGCAAGGGTGTCGCCACCCCGGTCACGCCCGACGTCGCCGAAGCTCTCGAAGAGAATGACCGCTTCCTCGTGAAGCGTGCCCCGGCCCTCGTGGTCGATGCCGCTGCTGCCGTGGTCGTTGGCCAGTCGCTGACCCCCACCGCCTCCCAGCCGACCTCCCCGCCGAACGCGGGCAAGCCCCCGACGAAGGCCCTCCGCATGAAGGCCATTCAGGTGGCTGCGGCTGACCTCGACATCAACGACGAGGGCAACTTCACCACGGACGGTCGTCCTTCGGCGACGGCTCTGACCCGCAAGCTGGGTTGGCAGGTGACGTCGGCCGAACGCGACGATGCGCTGAAGGTCTATGCCAAGGACACGGCCGGCGTGACCGAGCACCACACCAAGCGCGGCGGCGTCACCATCATGCGTCGGCCGGGCACCACGGAGCCCAAGCTGCTCGACACCGCCGACCGTGATCTCGTGATCGAGCCCCAGACCCTGGAGCACAACGGGGGCAACGGTCTCGACGGGCAGGCCAAGCCCCGTGTCCGCTCGCAGGCCGAGATCGATGCCGGTGCTCTCGATGGCGAAGGTCGCAGGGAGGTCTTCTCGGCCTCCATGCTCCAGACCCACGAGAACGCCAACCTCGTGGTGAAGGCGTCGGGTGACACCGATGTCCCCACCATCGAAGACGAGCACAAGCTGCGCGAGGGCAACGGTGCCTCGTTGCAGGACGACAGCACCCGCACCGCCGTCCCGACCACCGCTGGCGGCCAGCCCGCCTCCCCGGATCAGGCGGAAGCCCAGCGTCTGCTCCAGCAGAACGACACGACCGGCGCTGAGACCGTCTGAAGTTAATTGCACTAGGAGGCATCCGACATGAAGCTCTATCCCGTTCTTGCCCTTCTTCAGGAACTCGGGTTTGACGACATGCCGGATGCCCGTTCTGCGGTGGAGGCGGCCATTGCGTCGGCAACCCCCACCGTAGCGGCAGACCTGGGGACCCCCAACTTCGACAGGGCCCTGAGCACCGACGTCTTCTATATCGAGGAGCCCACCCGCCGGGTCGGATCAGCCGGGCATACCGAGTTCAAGCTGACCTTCGGCATGGTGACGGCCATCTCGGCTGTGACCTCCAACGGCTTCGGCGGGGGCGATGGTGTCGGCGTGCTGGACGAGAACGGTGTGCGGCGCCTCGTGACCTATGCCGAGGCTGCCGGGGGCGTGCTCAGTCGCTTCACCAATTCGGTCGAGAGCCTGGAGAAGGGCATCCTGAAGGATCATTCCTGGCTCTACAACCGCGAGACCCTGACCATCCAGTACGAGCATGGGTTCGAGACCGATGCCAACGATCCCAAGCTCTACGATCTGGATACAGTCCCGGACTGGCTTCAGCAGGCCGCGAAGCTCAAGGCCCTCATGACGATGGCGGCGTCGCCCGTCATGCAGCAGGCCCAGATCAGGATGGAGACGCAGGCCATGAAGCTGGAATACCAGGGGATCATCTCGGCCAAGCGGCGCTACGCTCCCAGCGCCATCCTGCCTCTGTAACGCCATGTCCATCGGCATCGGCTGGGGCGGCAAGACCTTCTCGTCAGCAGACGAGGGGGTCAATGCTTTTTCGAGGGCCTTCGCGGACGCCTGGAGCACGTCACCCCGCGTGCTCGGTAACGTGGTCCGCAAGTACCTCAAGCAAGTCATGGATGAAGTCGCCAAGACCCACAGCGGGGCCTACCCCGGTGGAACGACCAGCAACAGCCTGTCCCGCCGCAGTGGGGAGACTGTCACCGCCCTGACCCGCCGGGTGCAAGTCACCGGCACGACCTGGGAACAGATGAAGGGCGCTGTGAGGCTCCCTGGGGCGCTGGCTATCCACGAGTTCGGCGGCACCATCAACAGCCGGGGCAAGATGCTGACGATCCCCTTGCCCGCAGCCCTGAACTCCAACGGGATGCCGATCTATCCCCGCGCGCGGGACTGGGCCAACACCTTCACGGCCATGACCCGCAACGGCAACCTGCTGATCTTCCAGCGCCGGGGTCGGGAGATCGTGCCGCTGTACGTCCTGAAGGACACCGTCCGCATTCCTCCCCGCCTCGGGGTTCGCAAAGCCCTGGTCGAGGGTATCCCTTATTTCACGTCACAGGCCGTGGACCGTGTGGTCGCTGAAGTGACGAAGCAGATGAAGGTGTGACATGGCCATCGAGAATACCGTCCGCCTCGATATCCTGCTGACCCTGGAGGAACTGTTCAAGGGGCTCACAGAAGCCACCGATGGCGTCAAGTTCTCCACCGTGACCCTCGGGCCCCTCGGACCCACCGATGCCACCAAGCGGCTCTCCCTGGGCATCGTACCGGGCAAGGAGAAGAAGGATCGATTGAGCCGGGCTGCCGACTGTACCCTGCCGCTTGACATCGAGTTCCGCATCACGATCAATCAGGGTGACGTGAAGCCCCAGGTGCTCGGGGAACAGGTTCTGGGCATCGTCCAGCAGGCGATCAACCGGGACCCCTCGCTCGGCGACCTCGTGATCGACATGACAGAGGTCGGGAACGAAGTGTCCCTGGACACCTACCAAGATCGCACCGTCATGGGCGTCGTCAACTACGAAGTTCGCTACAGGCACGCGGAGAGAGACGTTCGCGATCCCAATCTCTCGGCCTAACAACGGGACCGTGTGCAATTAACATCACTTTACAGGCGGTGAGCGGGACGAGATGAAGGGGTCCCGATTGGAGGGGGCACACCAGCCCCCGCACATGAAAGTGCTCCAATGCCTGCTCATCGCGTCTACCCCACCCGCTTCTCCGGCAACGCCGACGTCTACAAGGAGCGTGGTGGCCTCGCCTCCATCATCCAGGGCCTCGCCGTCGATAACGCCCGCATCCTCATTCAGGTCGCCGGCATCCCCGACTTCACGGACAACTCGACCGGCGTTGTGAGCGCGGCCGGGATCGTGGACATCCGCAGCCCGCGCGTCCCGACCCTGAACACCGCCAACACCGTCGCCTCGCTGTCCGACCTGAACGCGGCCCTGACCAAGGTCTACAACGCGGAGGCCGTGCTGATCGAGGTCGCCAACAAGGCGCGTACCGTTCTCGGCCTTCCCCTCGGTGTCGCGGCCGGTGGCGTCGTCGCCACGTCGGGCACCATCCCGGCCCTGACCAAGTCGGTCGCCTCGTCCACCAGCACCAGCGCCGTGGACTTCGCGTCGGCCAAGGGCGCCATCCGCATCGCCGAGCAGAACCTGCGCAACGTCGTGCGTCAGATCAACGAGGTCATCTACGCGGTCGGCCTGCCGGAAGTGCCCGAGGGCAGCGTCGGCAAGTGGACCCCCAGCCTCGCCCTGACCAACGTCCAGGCAGCGGCGTCCGTCGTCGGTGGCAACAGCGCCCTCAAGACCGAGGTCGATGCGGCACTCACGGCCATGGCGAACAACATCGCCACGCTCGCGGCGCGCTGGAATGCGGCCATGACGCAGGGCGTCGGCGGCGTCGGCCCGCTTCGTGTCGTTGCCACGGCTCGTCGCTAAGCGAGCCATCCCCGCAACCCCGTAACCTGTAGGGACTGGCAATGACCGTTCTTCTGAAGCGCAAGGCGACGCTCCTCGCCAACCTCGAAGATGTCTACGGCACCCCCGTGCCGCTGGGCCTCACCGATGCCGTGCTGTGCTCCAACCCGACCTTCTCCACCGACCCGAACCTGCTGGAGCGGGACTTCACGTCCGACACGCTGTCGCCCCAGGCGCACATCATCGGCCGCATGATGACCAAGGTGGAGTTCGAGACCGAGCTTCGCTCCAACAACAAGGCCCAGTCGGGCATCCCGGCCGACGCGCCCATCATCGCCGACCTCTTCCAGGCGTGTGGCTTCCGTCTGACCGGCGCGACCACGCCGACCCTTCACGGCCCGTTCCAGGCCGATGACGGCGGTCTGATCGTGTTCTCGGCGGATACGGCGGCTGCGGCCACCAACACCGACGTGATCGACTACTCGGTCGTGATCGTCGCGGGTGGCGCCAACCCGACTGCCTCCGTCGTGTCCAAGATCACGGGTGAGGCGTCGGCGGCCAAGGCGTTCACGTCGGGAGCACCCTTCGCCCTCGGCACCAAGGGTCTCAGCATCACGCCGACCTTCACGGCCAACTCGCTGGTCCCCGGTCAGCGGTTCAACCTGTGGCTTCTGCCCAAGGGCCTGAAGCTCCAGCCGGTCTCCGATGATGCGCTGATGAAGTCGGCCACCATCGAAATCTATCAGGACAAGATCAAGCACGTCGTCCCCGGCTGCTTCGGCTCGTTCGAGATCACGGCGCAGGCCGGTCAGTTCGCCACCGTCAAGTGGACGTTCTGGGGTCTGTACCTGAACCCCGTCACCGGCTCGCCCCCCACCGTGTCCTTCGAGAAGTCGCTGCCGGCTCAGATCGAGTTCGCCCGACTGAACGTGGACGGGTTCCAGGCTATCGTGGACAAGTTCTCGTACAACCAGCAGAACGACGTGAACATTCGTCCCGACGTGAACTCCTCGCAGGGTTACATCGGAACGCGTATCACGAACCGGAAGCCGACCGGCGGCATCGACCCCGAAGCCGATCTCGTGGAGAACCACGACTTCTGGGGCCGTCTCAACGCCGCGACGCGTATGGCCTTCCAGATGCGCGTGGGCACCAAGCCCGGCAACACGGTGTGGATGTTCGCCCCGTCCACGCAGTACAGTGGGATGACCTATCAGGACCGTAACGGCATCATGACCTTCGACGCCGGCCTGAAGTTCTCCCGCGTGAACGGTGACGACGAGTTCGCCCTGTTCTTCATGTAATTCCGACCCGTTCTTGGCGGGGGCTGAAACGGGAAGGAGTGTCGGGGTCGTTGCCTAAAAAGCAGCGGCCCCTTCAATTTGCGCATGAAGCTCGAACCGAAGGTCTACATTGTCCAGAAGGCTGACGGCGTCGTGATCGCCGTGAAGCTGTCCTTCGGCCCGGCCCATGATCTCGCAAAGAAGCACGCCCCTGCCGCCGTGCTGTTCGGAAGGGCCGACAAGACCCTTGACCTGAACGTCGTGGCGTACGTTGGGAACCACGAAAAATGAAGTTAATTGCAATCACATCGTGAGGGATTAGGGTCCCCACCGGTTCAACGCCAGCAAGCCCTGGAGGCAGATTATGGCACTGTTCGCAAGCACCACCGCCGATACCGTCGAGTACGTGTCCCGCAAGGACCCCGCCCGTGGCGACCACAAGCCCGTCTGGGTGGACGAGAAGGACAAGTCCAAGGGCGAAGTCCTGACGTCGGCCGACATCCAGAAGTTCCGCGAGAACGGCGCCACGATCTTCGTGCTGAAGCCCCTCGACGTCTACCTGATGGGCACGATCTACGACAACGCGTCGGTGCTGCGTGGCTCGCAGGATAGCGAGACCATCGACATCCACACGAAGACCAACGCGACCAACATCGACGCCGTGAAGTACGGCTGCGTCGGCTTCGAGAACTTCCGGGTCAAGGGCGACGGCAACCCCACCCTGAAGTACGAGAGCGAGGAAGTGATGCTCGCGGGTCGGGAGTACCGGGTCATGAAGCCCCATCTCCTCACCGCCATCCGGGACATCACCCTGATCGCGGAACTCGCCGACCGGATCAAGAAGATTTCCGAGGTCGATACGGACGAGGAAAAAAACTCCGGCTATCGATCCTTGCCGGGCGACTGATGCCGGAACGGCAGTGTTATGGCTGCCGTAACCAAGAGGAGTGGGGATGTCGCGGCAAGTGCCACCCCACCACGGAAGACGATCCCTTCGCTGAATGGGACGAGGCGACTGAGAGTTTCGTGCGCTGGACCAACGGTGCAGCACACCCCCTAGAGATCGGAGGCGTGGAAACCCGTGCTTGCCCCCGCCAGCACATTCACGAGAACCCGACCTTCTGGAACAGACTGCTGCTGTTCTACGGCATGTACTCGAAAGGGTTCCTTCCAGAGAGTGGCGCAGTCCTCGATCAGTCGAACCGTCTGCTGAACCTGTTCCGCGTACTCGACAACGCCAACGCCGAGTGTGACGCAGAGCAGAACAAGCCCCAGCGAGCGAAGGGAGACCCAACGAAACGGGGAGCCCAGTAGGGCTCGCACAGAGGCGGGGCATCATGGCTACGGTCGCAGAACTTGAGTTTCTTGTTCGTCTCCGGGACAACGCCACGTCGGCGGTGAACCAGATCAAGTCCTCCTTCGGGGGACTGGCGACCGCAGCCGGTGGTGCCTCCGCTGCCCTGGGCAGGGTGCAGACCGCGACAGCCGGGTTCGGCGTCAACGTCGCCCTCGGGGCCGCCACCGCCACCCAGTCCCTCAACCGCATGGCTCAGGCCCTGGCGCAGATGGTGACGCAGCACAATCAGGCTGCGGGTGGTGCGAACAACCACAACAACGCGATGAACAACCTTCATCACACGATCACGCGCACCACTGCCGCCTTCGCTGACCTGTTCGCCGCCAACGCTCTTGCCTCGGGAGGTCTCAGCGCCTTCCGTGAGTACGAGAAGAACATGGCCGTGGTCGAGCGGATCACCGAAAACTCGGCAGCCGCCACCAAGGACTTCAACGCACGGTTCCTCGACCTGTCGCGCAGCATCTCGGCGGTCCCCATCGACCGTCTCGGTGTCATCGCCGGGCAGGCCGCGCAGTTGGGCATCCAGGGCAACCAGAACATCCTCAAGTTCACGGAGACGATGGGCAAGCTGGAGACGATCCTGCCCGAACTCGGTGAGCAGGCCCCCAAGCTGATCGCCCGCCTCCTGGCCGTGACCGGAGAGGGTATCGAGGGGGTGGACAAGTTCGCCAACATGCTGGTCCGCGCCGGTAAGGATGCGTCGGCCTCGGAAGCCTCGATCCTGCACCTGACCTCGGTGCTGGCGCAGTCCACCGCACAGTTCAAGCTCGGGTCTGAGGTACTACTCGGCCTCGGCACGTCATTCGCGGAAATGGGTCTCCAGCCGGAACTGGCCTCGACCGCCATGTCCCGGTCGCTGCGGGCCCTCAACACCGCCTCGCTGAACAACACCACGGGTATGCGGGAACTGACCGAGATCACGGGGATCACGGCCGAAGCTTTCCAGAAGATGATCCGCGAGAACCCCTCCGAGGCGTTCCTGATCTTCACCGACGTGCTGCGCGACCTGAACAACAATGGGCAGGACACTGTGTCCTTCCTCACCCAGTTCCAGTTGCAGGCCGACGAGACAGGCCGCGTGCTCGGCACCGTGTCCCAGAACTCGGAGATGGTCCGCAAGAACATCGACGCGATGCGCAAGGAGGGTTCGAAAAAAATTGCTGTCGATCAAGAGTATGGGGTCGCTCTAAAAACCCTCGACCGTCAGATCATCACAGTGCAGAACGCGTGGCGTCGGACCAAGTCGGCGTTCGGTGAGGCCCTGGCTCCGCTGGCCATCTCTGCCATGAAGGCCCTAGGAGCGGCCTTGGAGGCTCTCCAGGCTGGGTTCCTGAAGCTCCCCGTCATGGGGCAGCAGATCGTGGCCTGGGGCGCTGTGGCGGTCCCTGCGATCTTGGGTGTCATCACGGCTTTTGCAGCCCTCAGGGCGGCCATGGCGTTGATCGGAGCCACGGGCCTGATCTCGGCCTTCGCCAGCTTCGGCGCGTCTCTCGTGCGCTTCACAGCCCTTGTCACAGTGGCGGCGGGACGCTTCGCCCTGTTCGCTGCGGCCCGTCTTGTGCTCGCCGGGATCGCCACTGTGTTCGGGACCCTCGTCGCGGCTGTGGGTGTCATCCCCGTCGCCATCGGCGTGGCTGTCGCGGCCCTCATTGCAGGCGCGGCGTACGTCTACCAGAAGTGGGATGAAGTGAAGGCGTTCTTCGAGGGGGGCTTTGTCAACGCCATCACGACAGCCTTCGAAGGCGCCGTGGGCAAGATGAAGGGGCTGTGGGACGGCTTCCTGAACTTCCTCACCGGCAGCAAGGCTCCGGCCCCGGAGGTCTACGGCCCGCAGTTGCCCGTGGACTACAAGGCCCCGGCTGTGCCCGCGCGTCAGTCCACCGTGACCAACGACATCTCCAAGGTCAGCCGCCTGTCCCTGGAGTTCGAGAAGCAGATCGCCCAACTCGATCAGCAGTCCAAAATCTTGGACGACATCAAGAAGAAGGAAGCGGCCCTCGACGCACTGCGCAACCTCCCCGCGACCGACCGTAACTACCGCAGCGCCGACGAGCAGCAGCGCCTCCAGGGCCTCCTCAACATCGAGAAGCTGCGGGCTGACAGCGTGGCCTCCCGCCTCAAGACTATGCAGGAAGAGACGCAGACCGCCTACGCCTACACCCAAGCTGAGAAGAACACCCTGGAGGTCGTTACCGCTGTCCGTGAGGAACTGGAGAAGCGGGGGTCGCTCACGGCCAAGCAGATCGAGGACATCACGAAGTCCACGCAGGCTCTCCAGGCCGCGCGGGCTAATACCGCTTTCCGGGGCATGAACGATCAGTTGAAGGATGCGGCCAAGGCATCGCAGGCCGTCACCAAGGAGCAGCAGCTTCAGGTCGAAATCCAGAACAAGATCAACGACGCGATCAGGACCGGGGTCATCACGACCAAGGAGCAGGCGGATGCCGTCCGCAACTCCATGCAGCAGACCGCCCAGAACAACAACCTCAAGGGCGTGATGGACCGGGTATCGCCTCAGGCTGCCGCGATCCGTGACTACGAGAGTGACGTCAAGACCCTCAACGAGGGCCTGAAGCAGGGCTCGATCAACGCCGAGCAGTACAACGCGGCGCTCGCCCAGTTGAACCGCACCACCCAGGAGGCGCGTGATCCCTGGGGTGCCCAGGTCAAGTCCATGAAGGAGGCCACGCAGTTGGCAGGCATCCTCGGGGACTATGCTGACGCCGACCGCAATACCCAGCAGCAGATCAACGCGCTCAAGGAGAAGGGCGTCACGATCAGCAAGGAGCAGGCAACCACGCTCCAGACCTACAACCGTGCGATGGATGATGTCCGCGAGAGCCAGAACAACGGCTTCGAGGGCTGGGCCAAGTCGGTGGGCTCGTTCCGCACGGGTCTGCTCGATGTCCAGCGGTCCTTCATGTCCTCCCTGTCCACCGGCATCGTCGGGGTGCTCTCGGGTAAGGGCAAGCAGGCTGTGGCCGACATGTTCTCGGGTCTCGGTCAGAAGGTGCTCACCGTCGCCACCGACCAGTTGCTGAAGGGTCTCGGGGAGCAGTTCAACGTCGCCGACCTATTCGGGACCGGGAGCAGCGAGGCCCTGGCTCGGGCCAAGGCGGCTAACGACAACGCGCAGAAGCAGATCAACACCAATGCGCAGTCCGTCACCGTGACGGCTGCGTCTGTCGTTGTGAACGGCCAGACCTTGACCGGCATCGGCATGGACAGCGCCAAGACCTACGTCACAGGGGGCCAGATTAGCCCGTACAGCCCCGCCGGGTCCCCGCTGTTCACCACGGCCCCCAACCTGACGATGCCGACCGCAGGGACCGTCCCAGGCCGTGTGAGGGTCAGCCTCGGCGGGCAGGATGGCTTCTCGCAGGCCGAGGAGTTGATCAAAATGAAGGAGGGCTTCCGCGACAAGCCCTATTGGGACGTGAACGCCTTCCGCGCCGGGTACGGCTCCGACACCAAGACCGACGACAGCGGTCGGGTCTCGCGCATCCAGCAGGGCGACTACGTGTCTCGCGCCGATGCTGACCGTGACCTTCAGCGCCGGATCGGGGACTTCCAGACCACGGTCAAGCAGCAGATCGGGTTTGAGACCTTCGACAAGTACGGACCTTCGGCGCAGGCTGCGCTGACCTCGACGGCCTACAACTACGGCAAGCTGCCCAGCCGGGTCGTGGAAGCCGTGAAATCGGGCGACACCAACCGAGCGGCCGATGCCATCCAGAGCCTCGGGAGCGACAACGACGGGATCAACCGGGTCCGCCGTGCCGAAGAGGCCGAACTGATCCGCTCGTCCACCCAGCAAGTCCAGAAGGCCCGTGAGACGGCGCAGCAAGTCTCCCAGGTGCAGACCCAGGGAGCGCAGGAACAAGTCAACGCGGTGCAGACGGCGCAGTCGCAGATCAGCAGCACGTCCCAGACTTCGGGGCAGTCGATGCAGCAGTTGGGAGAGAAGGTGCAGGAAGCGGGCAACGCAGCCCAGAGCGCGGCGCCGAAGATGCAACAGGTCTCGCAGCAGGCCAGCGCCGTCACTGCCGACAGCCAGCAGATGGCAGGTGGTCTCGGCAGCCTCACCGGGCAGTTCGCCTCCGCGCAGTTGGGGGTCGGTCAGTTCGGCGGGGCCCTGTCCACGATGCTGGGGAGCCTGTTCAAGAGCTTCGACAGCGGTGGGGGTCTATCGGGCCTGTTCGGTGGCCTCTTCGGCGGTGGTGGGGGCGGTGTGGCTGCGGCTGTGGCGCACTCGGGCTGGAGCGTGGGTTCGGGGCACCCGCAGGACGGCTACCGGATGCTTCCGGCAGGGGCCTTCGCCAATGCCAAGCGTCTGCACACCGGCACCAACGACAACGAGTACAAGGCCATCCTTCAGAAGGGGGAGCGGGTCATGACCGAGAACGATGCCAAGCGGAACGACGCCCTCTTGTCTCGGATCAGTGCCCAGGACATGCAGGGCGGTCGCGGCGCAGGTGCGGGCGGTGCTCAGTACGTCAACAACACCTTCTCGCCGGGTGACACCAACATCACGGTACAGGGGTCGTCGGGCGACAAGCAGCGTGACGACGAGTACCTGAAGAACCTTGACGCCATGCTGGCAGAGCGGTCCGACACGATGATGACCGCGTGGGTGATGAACCAGCAGCGGCCCGGTAACATGCTGGCGGAAGCTGGCGCGAAGCGGAGGTAACGATGGCGTACCCTTACCTGTACCTGTCAGGTGACGTGAAAGCCGGGGTCAGCCCCGGCTCCAAGGAAAGCCATGCCCCGAGGGTGCTGACCGCGCCTTTCGGGGACGGCTATGTGCAGAGGTCGGGTGACGGGCACAACGCGGACGTGACCAAATATGAAGTTAACTTCACCAACCTGACCTACCGCGAGGTCGAAGCCATCTTGGAGTTCTTCGGTAATCTAAAGGGCTACCTACCGTTCTACTGGACACGACCGGGAGCAGCGAAGGTTCAGACGTGGATTTGCCCGAAGTGGGACAAGACCAACGTGGACAAGACTATCTCGTCCGTCTCGGCCTCCTTCGAGGAGGTCTTTGACGCATGAGTGACCAGAACACCAACGCGAACATCCGCGCCGCATCTCAGTCGCTGACCCCCGGTGACATGATCGAACTGTTCACCATCGATCTGACGCCGATTGGGGTGAACCAGCGGTTCCCGTTCACGCGAAACAAGGGCATCGTCTTCCGAGGGGTCCAGTACAACCCCGTGGACGTGATGGCCGAGGGCTTCGAGTACAACGGCCAGGGAGCCCTGCCGCAGCCCAAGATCAGGGTCGGCAACGCCACCCGTGTCATGTCGGCCGCAGCCTACCTCTATCAGGACCTGATCGGGGCCCGGCTGTACCGGCTCAAGACGTACAAGCAGTTCCTCGACGGCGGGGAGAACCCTGACACCGAGGCGGTCTACGCGGTCGATATCTACGACTTCGAGCAGAAGACCGGCCACGACAACACCGTGATCGAGTGGACCCTGGCCAGTGCGATGGATCAGGAAGGGCGGCTCATTCCGGGGCGCACCATCCTCCAGAGCATCTGTTCCTGGCGCTACCGTGTCTACGACGGGGCCAACGGCTTCAACTACGACAAGGTGCAGTGCCCCTACGCCGGGGGCCGCTTCTTCAACGCCAAGGGTGAGGAAGTCGGTAGCCCCGAGTTCGACCGATGTGGTCGTCGCATCTCTGATTGCAAGCTGCGCTTTGGTGGCGGCGATCTACCTTATGGAGGGTTCCCAGGTGTCGGAAGCGTTAACGTTCGATAACGGCCTCAACAAGAAGTGGCTCGATGCCGTCGAGCAGTTCAAGACCTACGCCATGTCGCAAGCGCCTTTCGAGGCGTGCGCCCTGATCCTGGCTGATGGCAGCCTTCTCCCGGCGGGCAACCAGTCCCCCGATCCGGCTCATGCCTTCATCATCGATCCGATGGCCTGGACCAAGGGGGAAGCTGTCGCGGTCCTGCACTCGCACACCGCCGGGCCGGAACTCGACAACAAGGGCAACCCCGTCCCGCCACCGACGTGTCCGTCTGCGCTCGACATGAACGAGCAGATCAAGACCCAGTTGCCCTGGGGTATCGTGCTCTGCAATCACGAGTACGCAGAGGACCCCTTCTGGTTCGGGGATCAGGTGCCGCGCCCGCCGCTGCTGGGACGCCGCTTCGTTCACGGGATCGATGACTGCTGGTCTCTCATTCGGGACTGGCACCGGGAGACCCACGGCATCATCCTCCACGACGAGGGCCGGGACAACGAGTGGTGGACCCAGGAAAACCCCCCGAACTTCTACGACCAGTTCGAGAAGGCAGGCTTCCAGCGCGTCATCCGAGGCCGTAATCCGGTGCCGGGTGATGTCTTCATCTGCAAGGTGCATTCGAAGGTCATCAACCACGCGGGCGTCTTCATCGGCGACGGGATGATCCTGCACCATCTGGCCTTCCAGCTTTCCCAGCGTACGCCTGCCGTGCGTTGGGCTCCGAAGATGGACTTCTTCGTCCGTCACAAAGACCTCCCCGAGCCCGAGGACAACGAGAATGTGTGAGCCGACAGGACCCCTCGCCCAAGCCATCGACAAGCTGCCCCTGGAGGACAAGGACGCCCTCCGGGAGTTCGCGTCTCAACGGTGGAAGAGGGCCACCGACGAGGAACCCCGGAAGTTCTGGTACATGCTGACCCTGATCTGCATGAACGAGCAGGAGAAGAAGAACTTCATCGACCACTGGAAGGAAGCGGGACGCACGTCATGATGAGGACAGTTCATTTGCACGGCTCGATGGGCCGTCGTTTCGGGCAGAGCTTTCGGTTCGACATCGACAGCCTTGCCCAAGCCGCGAGGGCGCTGGGGTGTCAAATCCCCGGCTTTCGTATGTATGTCGAGGGCCGCGACTTCATCGTGACCTACGGCAAGAAGCTGCGGTCCTGGCGGCTCGGTGAGGAGCACGTCGATTTCAAGCTCGGGAAGGGTGACATCCACATCGTCCCTGTCGTCGGCGGCGCCAAGAACTCGGGTATCGGCAAGATCATCGCAGGCGTCGTGATCGCTGCCGTGGCGTGGTGGGCAGCCCCCTTCACCATCCTCGGCATGTCGGCGGGCAACATCGCCCTCCTAGGTGTCGGCATGGCCCTGACGGGTGTCTCCCAGATGCTGACCCCGAAGGAGAAGAAGCAGCAGAACAAGAAGGAGGGCAAGTCCTTCATGTTCGACAGCGTGGAGAACACGGCGGACCAGGGCGGCCCTGTGCCCCTTGTGTTCGGCACGGCGATGATCGGGTCTACCATCATCTCCGCTGCCGTGATGTCCGTCGATAGCGACGGCGTGAACTGACATTAATTGCACAAGGGTGTGGGACATGCCTCGCGACGTGATGATTGTAGAAGGCGCAGGCGGTGGCGCCAGCAAGAGCAAGGGTGGCTCGTCCTCCCAGGGCTCTGGCGGGAGTGATCCCAACACTCTGTTCTCAACTGCGACAATCAAGATGCTCGACCTCCTGTGCGAGGGCGAGATCGCAGGCATCCGAGGAGGGCAGCAGGGCATCCTGTTCAACGGGACGCCCTGCCAGAACGAAGACTTGAGCTTCAACTTCAACGGGGTGGCCTTCGACCTTCGCAACGGTCTGCCGGATCAGCCTGCTATGGAGGGCTTCCCTGAGGTCCGCAAGCCGCTCGTCTTGAACGAGGAGGTCAAGCACGCCCTCCCGAAGGTGCAGCAGATCGATGATCCGACCTTCAACACCGTGAACATCACGCTCATGGTGCCTGCACTGTTCTTCACAGACCCCAACCGGCAGAACCGGACGGGGGCCAATACCGTGATCGCAGGGATCGAGATCAGGCACCGCAACGGTCCCTGGATCAAGGTCGTGGACAGTGTCATCTCGGGCAAGTGTATCTCGCCGTACTACCGGGATCACTATGTCCCGCTGCCGATGCGGAACGACGGCACCCCCAGCCATCCGTGGCAGATCAGGGTCACGAAGAACACGACCGACAGCACCGACGAGACCATCGACCAGCGGTCTCTCGTGTTTTACGGCGTGACGGGTCTGACGGACGGCAAGTTCAGCTACCCGAACAGTGCCCTCGTCGGGATCACTGCCAACGCGAAGCTGTTCAACGCGCAAATGCCGTCGCGGGCCTACATCGTGAACGGCTTGCTGATCAACGTGCCCAGCAACTACGACCCGGTGAACCGCACCTATGCGGGTATCTGGGACGGTACGTTCAAGATGTCGTGGAGCAACAATCCGGCCTGGGTCCTTAACGAGCTTCTGATAAACGACCGCTTCGGCATCGGCGAGTTCGTGGATCAGGGCATGATCGACAAGTTCGCCTTGTATGAGATCGCCCGCTACTGTGACCAGCCTGTGCTCGACGGGTACGGAGGCACTAGCCCTCGCTTCACGTTCAACTGTGCCATCACGGAAGCGCGGGAAGCCTACGCCGTCCTCCAGATGGTGGCCCAAGCGTTCCGAGGTATGGTCTACTGGTCGGCAGGCTCCGTCACCGCGACCCAGAACTGCCCCAAGGACCCCGTCATCGTCGTGACCCCGGCGAACGTCCTCAACGGCAAGTTCAACTACTCATCGTCCAGCCGCAAAGCCCGGCACACCGTGGCGATGGTGACGTGGAATGATCCCGAGAACCAGTTCAGGCAGGCCATCGAAGTCGTTCAGGACGATGACGGCATCTTCCGCTACGGCTACAACCCGACGAAGGTGGAGGCCATCGGCTGCACCAACCGTGGGCAAGCCTACCGCTACGGCCTGTGGACCCTGCTCACCGAGCAGAAGGAGACCCAAATCGTCAACTACCGGGCGGGTCTCGATCACTCGTTCATCCGTCCCGGCGATGTCGTGGTCATTCAAGACCCCAACATCGCCGACATCAATTACGGAGGACGGCTCGGGGCGAACAACACGCTGAACCAGTTGCAGTTGGACCGGGCCGTCGATCTGTCGCTTGTGCCCGGCCCCTACACGATGAACGTGATCACGCCGGACGGGAAATTGCACGAGCGCGTCATGCGCAGCAGCAACCTCGGACCCAACGGGGAGGTCTTCGTGCAGTTGGCCCAACCTCTGCCCGACATTCCCTTGCCCAACGCCATGTGGCTGATCTCGACGCCGTCTGTGGTGCCGCAGCAGTTCATCGTGATCGGGTTCAAGGAGGTCCAGCCGCATATCTTCGAGATCAACGCGCTCCAGTACGAGCCCGGCAAGTTCGGGGCGGTAGACTTCGGCAAGGAGTTCGAGGCCCTGGCCACGTCGAACTTCCCCAACACCGTCCCGACCCCGACCAACCTCAACGCCCGTGGCAATGAGTATCTGGAGAACGGACTGGCGCGGCAGGGCATCCTGTTCTCGTGGACCCCCGGCGATCCTCCGTTCAACTCGATCTCCTATCGGGTCACGGTCATTCGACCGGACGGCAGCATCGAGAACATGCCGCTCGTGGAGACCCAGTCGGTCAACATTCGCGACGCGGAGCCCGGCAAGTACAAGCTGTTCGTGACGGCCATCGGCATCAACGGTAAGTCCTCGCGCTCGGCCCAACTGGATTATGAATACGGAGGCTGGGAGGCCCACCCCGGCGCCGTCGTGACCAAGCTGAAGGTCAAGGGTGGGGCCACCGTCTTCACCGGCCGGTCCTGCACTGTCGTGTGGACCAACGTGCTCCCCGACGACGTGCCGCCCTACCCTGTTCAGAACGTGGTCTACGTCAACGCGATGGACGGCACTCTCCTGCATAGGGAGCTTCTGGCTGTCGGGCAGAACGAGTTCACCTACGGCTATGACGTTAATGTCAATGAAGGCGGCCCGCGCCGCCGCTTCCGTATCTCGGTCTCGGCACTGAGCATTGCCGGGCCTGAGGGCGGGGCCATCTCCCTCAACGTGTCGAACCCGGCCCCGGAGAAGGTCAACCCCTTCATCTCGACCGGCGCGGAGTTGATCTTCATCCGCTACAAGTTACCCGCCGACAACGACTTCATGGGGACCCTGATCTGGATCGAGAAGAACCCTGACTTCGATCCATTCAACACGACCCCTGTTTATGACGGCACCGGCACGTCCTTCAGCATGAAAGCTGAGCCCGAGACTGACTACTATGTGCAGTTGGGAGCTTACGACGCGTTCGGCATTGACGAGATCAACCTGACGTCGAAGTACAAGATCAACCCCAAGGCCAACCTGCGCCTGACTTTCGATGACCTCGGCGAACTGCTGCGGATCAAGGTCGAGCGGAACCCGGAGATCAGAGACCTCCAGTACATCACGCAAGAGACCCTGGAGCGGATCACGCAGACCGATGGCCGGGCCACCGCCACCTACGAGGAACTGTATCGCATCCAGGCCAACGACCGGCAGGCTGCCCTTGAGTTCGTCTCCTCCCTGCGGGCCGACCTGTCCGACGAGACCATCAACCGCAAGGCCGGGGTCGAGGAAGTCCGGCAGACCATCGCCAGCTACGACGGATCGTTCTCGGCCTACCGGACCACCGTGGAAGCCTCCTTCGGCAGCCTCGTATCTGGCATGTCGGGCTACGAGAGCCGGATCGCCTACACCGAGAGCCGGGTCACAGAAATCTCCAACGCGGCAGCCAACGACAAGGAAGCGGTCGCGATCTTCCAGCGGGACCTCACGGCGCTGTTCGGGCAGAACGAAGCCCGCATCAAGACCAACGAGACCGCCGTGTCCGACATCAAGTCGGCCCAGGTCGGGATCAACACGCGGATCGATGCCGCCTTCAACGACGTGAACGGCCTCGTCAACAACGAAGCCAACGAGCGCCGGGCTGCCGTCGATCAGGCCATGAACGCCATCGCGAGCTATGACAGTGCCCTGGCGGACTACAAGGTCAACGTCAACGCGAAGCTCGGGAACATCGACAGCAGCATCTCGATCCAGGCCAGCAGCATCGCCCGTGCCAATGAGGCTGTGGCGACCCTCCAGCAGTCTGTGGAGGCGTCCTACGGCAGTGTGACAGCCGGCGGCATCTTCCGGGTTGTGGCGCGTCCTGCGGCCTACGATGCCATCGCTCGGGCCTCTATCGAAGTGCGGGCCCAGAACCACGACAACCCGAGCGAAGGCTGGGTCGAGGCCGGGACGTACTGGGAGATTTATCAGGACCCGCCGGGCTCGAACAACCTGCGGGGCCGTATCGCCAACAAGGCCAGCCAGTTCTACGTGATCGACACCGGCTCAGACGTGATGTCGGTCCCGCTGCGGGTCGAGAACGGGACGGTGTACATCGACAAGCTCGTGGTCCGCACCCAGAACGTGGCTCCCGGCACCTTCGTGCGCGGCGCTTCGGGGCGCAACCAGAACGGGGCCTCGATCAGCCGCACCATCACCATGAAGGCCGGCGGTTCAGCCCTGGTGTTCGTGACGTACGGCTCGGTGAACATCTTCGCCTACAACGGCGGTGAGACCTTCAAGTACATCCTGAAGCTCCGCGACACGGGTCTGAACTTCACCGTGCAAGAGTTCACCATCGGCTACGCTCGTCGCGTGGACAACGGCATCCACTACCTCTCGTACATGCCTGTGACCCACCAGATCACGGTCACGTCGTCTATCGACCGGCAGATGACCCTCGAAGCCAGTCTTGTCAGGTCGGACACCAAGACGTCGGACGGGCAGATCGTGGACATCGGCATCTCCATGCTCGCGCTGTATTCGTAAGGACTGAGGACAATGGGACAACAGCTTCAGCCGTACAACGTCGGCACCATCGACATCGCAGCCGGCGGGACCGTCGTCACGGGTCACGACACCCACTGGATGGGAGCCCTCGGCAATTACAGCGGGGACCTGATCACACAGGGCCGCAACGCCGGACACATCCTGTCCGTGGAGAGTGATACCCAGTTGACCCTTGCCGTGCCCTGGGAAGGCCCTGCCGTAGTCGGGGGACGGTACTCCGCAGGGCGTTACCTCCAGTCCACCGACGTGGGCAATCTCGGGCCCAGGGTGTCGGACCTGTACGAGAGGGTGATGTATCTGGCCGACGAGGACCAGACCCCAGCCCTTAAGGCTCTCCTCGCGGAAGAGGTCGCCCGTGCCAAGCTCATTGACGAGACGCTGACCAAGCGGCTCTACGACGAGATCGAGAGGGCCACCCTGTTCGATGCGCGGGTTACAGAGCGCCTTGCTGCGGAGGACGGGGATACCCTGACCAACCGCATTAGTGAGGAGCGTACACGGGCCCTGGGGGTGGAGATGACCCTGGCCGGGCAGATCGCCGACCAGAGCCGCAACTTCACGACGATCCTCCAGAACTACACAGGCGTCTACGCCGACTTGCAGAACATGAAGACCGCCGTGCAGAACGGCGCGCTCAACATGACCGACGCCAACACGAAGTTTCTTGCGCTGCTGGATAAGGTCGGGAAGCACCCGTTCGTGGCAGGCCGCGTCTACCCGGAGGAGTACGGGGCTAACGCCGACGATCAGAACTTCAACAACTCTCCGGCCATCAATGCGATGTTCGAGGAGCAGCGCAAGACGGGGCGTATCCCGACACTACGCCCCAACGTGACCTACGCGTGTGCTGACACACTTCAGATCGACCCGTCACGCAACGGTCTCGAAGGCAGTTCCTCGACCTTCTCGTTCCACCTGAAGACCTTCACCGATCCCAACCTCGCGCCTGAACTGACCCGCAACGGGGAGTTCAACAACCCCGACAACTGGATACTCACAGGTAACACGACGCAAAACCCAATCTTCGACGGTGCAGTTAATTTCACACCGCCGACCGAGGAGCAGCGGTTCTTGGAGATGGGGCAGCAGGTGATCGCCCCCGCAGGCTCCACTGTACGCCTCACCATGGTCGTCGCGTTCATTGAAAGCCACACGGTTGGCATCAACACGTACCGCGACGTCACATGGTCTATGCGTCGGGCGGGCAGCAACCCCGCCAACTCTATCGCAGGCGGTGGACAGGTCGGCGGTCAAAGCTGGGTCTACTCTAACAAGGAGTTCTCCTACAAGCCGGGCGCTGTCGTCACTCACGACTTCAACCTGTCGGAAGCTAACCCCTACCTGCGGATGCAAACCAGCGCGCGGATCAGGATCGAGAGCATCTCGGCCAAGGTCATCCCCAACAACGTGTGCATGTTGCTCCAAGTCCCACCCGCAGCCCAGGGCGGCTTGCTGCGCGGACACAACCTGCGCGACTTCCGCAACTTCGGCATGAAGGGTAAGCCGGGGCCGGAAGCTGTGTTCGTCATCGGGACCCAGTGGGACACCCCGATCTACCCGCAGCCCCCCGGCTCTGACCTCGGTCAGCATTCCCGCGCCGGCTGGTACAACGTCAACATGGACACCGGCATCGGCGTCGCCCTCGACTTCCGCAACCGAACGTACCTGTCGAACTTCATCAACATCCGTATCACGGCAGCCGTCGCCTGTATCCGCACCATGCCGGGGGCACTGGATAGCGGTGAGAACATCGTGTTCCTCGGCGGCAATATCGGTGCCGGGTTGTGTGGCGTGGATAACGAAGGCGGCTTCGAAATTCACATGATCTCGACCTCCATCGACTTCTCGCGTCAGTGGCACAAGGGAGCCGGCGGCTTCCGCATGGTGGCCGGGCACTTGGAGACCAACCAGCCCATCGACGCGACCAAGCCCCTCATCGACGTCTACGGCGGTCACGTCTGGATTGACGCCAAGCTTCAGGTCAACGGCACCACCGACCTCGACAAGACCATCCTGCCGTACCCGTTCCGGGTCGGCCTCGGCGGGTTCCTGCATATCGAGACGGAGACCCCCTACAACCTCCAGGGGACTGAGAACGCTTTGTGCGAGGGTGAAGGTCGCATCGTCTTCGTGGCCCGAGGCGGCAGCAACCGTGCCATGAGCACGATCCTCAAGCGGGATGACGTCCACAACCTCTTCGGCAATGCGGGCGGCTTCTGGAGTGACACCATTGACATGCTGCTGTGGTGTGAGAGCGCCACGTTCCCCAATGTGCAGCAAGACCGCTACACCGTCGCGCACGTCACGGAAGGTGAGTTTGCAGCTAATTTCACACGTAGCAACCAGATCACCGATATCAACGCCGACCGGGGTGGTCTCAACACGCTGACCATCGGCCGTGAGATCATCATGGATGGCGTGTTACCCGGTACGACCATCAAGACCACCAACACGGCGGGCTCGGTCATGACGACTGAGTTCAACAAGGCGCCGGGGTTCTACGGAGGAAAGTGGCGTCTCGCAGGCCGGTCCCGCATGGGCTGTGAACTGTCGATTGCGCAGCGTAGGATCGGTCCCCGTAGTCTTCGACTGTATCGTGAGATCGGCGGCGTCAACCAGATCATCAACGTTGCGTTTCCTGTCGAGGCCAATCACGCGTGCGGCTTCGAGATGTACTGGATGATCCCCCCACAGTCGCCGGGTATCTCTGCGGTCTACTTCCAAGGTGCTTTCGCCAGACTGCACTTTCAAGACAAGAGCCCGATCCCGCGTGTCTCTAGTGGGCAGTTCATCACAGATCAGCCGCAGACGAACATCGACAGATCAGTGGGAGTACCGTGGACCCGTATGACGTTCGCTACTAATCGCGTGGACCCGCAAGGTTCTGAGCACGACGGTTACATGCCATACGGGATGACGCACGTTGTCGTGAGCATCAACTTGTCTCAGTGCCCTGGCGGTTTCGAGATGTATATCGCAGACCTGTGTGCGTCTCAGTTCTGATTTTGCCCTAGTTGTGCGGCGCGCGGGGAAGACCAGTCCTCGCGCGCACGCGTGACATCGAGACCCAATCCCGTCAAGAAGGTCCGACTGCCCCCGCGCACCCGCGCACGGGCCAAGGATGGGCCTTTCACGATGCAGGTAACAGTCAAACATCTGAAGTACATCGCAGGAGGGTCAGCGCCTCTCGCCGCCGAATTTGCCTCTGCGTTCAACAATCACGCGGAGCAGTTCGGCTTCACGAACGTCAACCGTGTCGTGGAGTTCTTGGCGCAGATCGCCGTCGAGAACCGCTTCCAGTATCGCAAGGAAATCTGGGGACCAACTGCGGCCCAGATAGGCTACGACTTCCGTTCCGACCTCGGGAACGACAAGGCCGGTGACGGCAAGAAGTACATGGGGCGCGGTCCCATCCAGATCACCGGCAAGGCCAACTACCGCGACTTCACGGCGTGGCTTCGCAAGACGATGCCGGGCAGCCCTGACTTTGTCCGCCAACCCCAGCTACTGGAGCAGTTGGAGTGGGGTATCCTCGCGGCCTTCTGGTTCTGGACCACGCGCAAGCTCAATACGCTGGCCGACCAGGGCAACACCCGCGCCATCACGAAGAAGATCAACGGTGGGTACAACCATCTCGCCGAGCGTCAGGCAGCGGCCAAGCGCGGGTACACGGTCATCACCAACGAGACCTTGGGCATTGCGCCCGGCGCCGAGCAGGAGCCTGCCTTGAAGATCGAAGCCCCCATTCCCGTCCTCGACATGATGCTCAACGGCAACAAAGGCATGCGCCCTGAGCGTGAGGATGCACCGACCCCCACCAAGGAAAAGCTGCGCATGGTGCAGCGGGTGCTGTTCGAGAAGGGCTACAAGGACGTCGGCGACGACGACGGCATCTGGGGTCGGAAGACCAGCGACAGTCTGACGCTGTTCCGCAAGGATCACGACCTCGAACCCAAGAGCGGGTACGCCAAGATTGATGCCGACCTCCTCGACGCCCTGTTTGAGAGCGACGGCCGGAACGCCAACAGCGACCGGTCTGGTCTTCGTCTTCCGCAGATTGCGGCAAAGGTGCCGGAACTCTTGGCAGCTAACATCGCCAAGAAGATTTCGGGTGTCGGCGTTGTGGCAGCCGGCGTGCCCGGTATCATCGGGACAATCGCTGCGGGTATTCCTGACGCTAGAGCTTTGCTCGACCCCATCATCAATGCAGTTAATTTCACAATGCCAACCTGGGGGTGGCTTGTGCTGCTGACGGCTGTGTCAGGAGCCACGCTGTTCTTCAGCCGGAAGTCTGAACGAGCCTCTGTGGATGCCTATCGCAATGGTGAGCGCAACGCGCAGTCGTGAGGATCGGCGCCATGCAGACTGCTCTGACGTTCCTCGATCAACTGTCCCGCCGCACTCACACCGACCTCGTCGTGCTCGCTTTCGTATTCGGCACAATGACCGGCGCAGTGGGGGGTGGCGTTATAGGGTATAGCGTGGGTTTGGCCATGGGGTACAATCAAACCCCCATGGGCTCATGCTTGGCCCTTTTGAAAAGGTAGGAGTTCGACGTGGCAGACAACACGGTCTTGTCTTACCGGGATCAGGCTTGGATTGCCGTGCGGTGGTCCTGGGTAGCCTGGGCCCACTTCTGTGGCATGGCCGTGTTGGCTCTCGCCGTGGGCTACACCATCGTGCAACTCGTCGCGGGAACGGATGCGGTCATGGCGGCCACCGATCTCCGTGATGAACCCAAAGTCCTAAAGCTCCATCAGCGAGCGGACTTCACCGTCAACCTCGAACGCTTCGAGAGTTGCCCCGGTGATGTCGTGACGATCTGGTCCACGATCAACGCGTCTTCGCCGGCTGTCATTACTGTGCGTAAGCCCAGCACGTTCACGCAAGTCAAGCTGTTCTCGGACATCCGCGTCAGCGTGCCGATGCCCGACAACGTGTTCCCTGGGAAGTGGCGGGTGGCGACTTCCCTCGCTTCCCGGTGTCCAACCCGTGAGTGGACCGATCTTCTCTACACCTTCGAAGTGGAGGTCACGCCGTGAACCTCGATTTTCTCCAGACCGTGGCCGGATGGCTCGGGGCAGAGCGGTATTCGCAGCACGCGATCTGCCTAACCAACGACCCCATCATGCTCATCCTCTACGTCAGCGCCTACGGGGCCACCGCGCTCTCTTACTTCACCATCGGCTGGGTCCTCGTGAGCCGCCGCGTGCATATCGTTGAACTGACCCCGACAGCCTACGTGCTCTACGGGTCGTTCATCGTCCTCTGTGGCCTCGCCCATTCCGTGGACGTGCTCGTCCTGTTCACGGGGGTCTACAGGCTACACGTCGTCGTCCTTGTGGCGATGGCTACCGTGTCTTCCGTGACGGCCGCTCTGACCGTCTATTCTGTTTACGGCCCCCGTTTCCACGAAAGGTGATGTCATGGGAGTGGATTACGGGCCGCTGATTACAGCGACCTCGGCTATTCTGGTCGCGATCATCACGGGCACCGTCGCGATCATTCAGGCCCGCAAGAAACTGTCCGCTGACGCTCAGACTGGGCTGACGACGGGCTTCCAGATGTTGATCACGAAATTGCAGGAGGAGCGTGTTGCTCTGACAGGTGTGATCGAAGGACAGGCAAAGGAGAACGTTCAACTCAAAGCGGAAGTGAGCACCCTAAACACGACCGTGCGCAGACTGGAGCGCAAACTTGATGCCGTCCTGCGACGGTGGCGAGCCGGCGAAGACCCGCCCAGTGAAGACGAGGAACACCTTGAGCACGGAGGAAACCGCTAATGACCATCGGGGAACGCATCAAGGGTTTCTTCTTCGGGCCTGACATGGCGGCGATGAAGTTCAGCCGAGAAATGAACAGCCTACTGTCAGCCTTCCAAGACGACCGCGCCAACGCCTTGGCGCAGTCCATTCACGGACAAGCCACTGCGGGTGCCGAACTCGCCATGGTGAAGCAAGACCTCCGCAAGTGGCAGAAGTACGCCAAAGACCTCGAACGCAAGCTGATGCAGTGCGGCTGCGATCTGCCTCGGGCCCCCGACGAGACAGATTGAGCGTCTGCAATTAACTTCACAAAGGCCGGGCCTTCCTCTATATTACTAGGGCATCTCACTGACCAAGGAGGGTCAGGTGCCCTTACCCCCGGAGGCCCTATGTTGCTCACCGCCTTGAAGGCGAAGCTCCCTATCATCGCCTGCACCACCCGCGATCCCGTCAACGCGCAGCGGGTCATCAAGCATCTGATCGGCAAGCAGAAGCTAGTCGAGTGCAAGCCCGAAGCAGGCTTATCTCCCAACCACACAATCTACTATGCCATCGGGCTCGATGTGGCGAACGTGAACGTGGCGCTGCATCAGAAGCTGGTGAAGGCCGACAACTCGATCCTCATTCTCGTGAACTGCAAGCCCAACACGCTGGCGTTCAACGCAGGCGAGCTTCCCATTCCCCGCGAGCTTGTCTTCAACGAGATGTCCGAGTTCGCCGAGACCGGGGCTGTCGCGGAGGCTCTGACGACGTGCCTCGGGGGCTGCACGATCAAGGAAGCTGTCGAACTCGCCATGCTGACCATGGCCGACCAAGGCAGCCTGACCCCTCAGGGCCTCCTGCACACCCGCAGGGGCTTCTTCCAGGGCCAGAGCGGTCTGACCCTCGTGGATACCGATCAGAGCTTCTACGAGCCTCCTGAAGCTCTTGCAGCCTATGTCCAGCAGGAGAAGCAGTTCTTCCTTCACGAGAACGACGTCAGGCTGCGCCCTCGGGGCCTGATGTTCGACGGGGAGCCCGGCACCGGCAAGACTTCGGGAGCCAAGTGGCTGTGCAGCGAGTGGGGCATCCCGCTCTACCGCGTGGACATCGGCGGCACCAAAGGCAAGTATCACGGGGAGAGCGAGGGTAACATGCTCGCCAACCTGCAACGCATCGACGTCGAGGAGCCCTGTGGGGTGCTGTTCGATGAGATCGAGAAGGTCTTCCGCAAGAACGTCAGCGGCGAAGACAGCGTGTCCATGACCATGCAGTCTCAGTTGCTGTGGTGGCTATCCGAGCGTCGGTCACGCACCTTCGTGATGATGACCACGAACAACGAGAAGATCATCCCCGACGAGTTGCATCGTGAGGGGCGCATCGACAAGACGATCACCTTCGAAGGGTTGGAGCACGAGGCTGGCATCGAGTTCATGGTGCGGGTCCTCAACACCTTCGATATCGAGATGGACATCGACGCCGATCATCTGACCGAGATGTTCAAAGCGGCTCGTCCCGACATCTCGCTGCCGCGTGCGTCGCAAGCTGCTCTCACGCAGCAAGCCTACAAGTTCGTGAAGGCGATCAAGGCCAAATAATCCTTGTCATCTCACGTACCCCCTCTATTCTCTACAGTGCCACTCAGGCACCTTTTACCAGTCAAGGAGGACTGTTCCATGGGTAAGCAAGGCCAGAACCCGCTCAACGATGGCAAGATCATGATGGACGGCACGGGCAGCCGTAAGTCCTACATGGTGTTCGCCCGTCGTGGCGACATCGCTCTCGGCATCCAGTTCCAGGGGGCTGCCAAGTCTGCCCACATGAAGGGCTGCTACGCCTTCACCCTGCGGCTCCGCGCCGCCGATGGCGCGGGCAAGCTGTTCAAGGACGAGGACAAGGCCGGGGGTGTCGTCAATCTCTCGGACAGCAAGGCGACCCCCGCCAACGCGTTCGACTTCAAGTGGGAGAAGCAGTACGATAACTACGCCTCGACCACCGTGATCCACTACGCTCAGATCGGCAGCGATCACGGCACCGAGCAGGAGAAGCAGGACGCCTACTACAAGCATCTCGCGTCCGGCGCCATCGGCCGTGACATGGCGAAGTTCCTCGTGGTTAACATCAACCCCGAGCACCTGATCCTGTCCCAGTCCGAGATCGCGGAGTGGATCAACGGCTACTTCCGCAAGGGTGTCGCGGATCACACGAAGCAGAAGGCATTCAGCGACGAGGTCAACGCGGCTCTCCTGGGGTTCGCCGGCAAGACGATCATCTCGGGTGACATCGAGAAGCTCGTCAACGAGATCAAGGCGAAGCACTACCCCCCGGAAGTCGAGGAGAAGGCCGAGGACGTGGAGACCGACGAGACCCAAGACGAAGACGAGACCGACGAGTAACCCTCCGCGTCGTGAGGTCTGCGGGGCTCTCGCTTAACAGCGGGGGCCTCGTCTCGTTTAGGGGCTTCGATGTCACGCAACCTCGTCAAGAACTGTATGCAGGCGACCGGGAAGTCACCGGCCGCGACTCTCTTGCTGATGCGGATCATGTACTGGAACAAGTACGCCAGCATCGTTCGAGAGGGCAAAACATGGGTCGCACGCACGCAATCCGAGTGGTGTGACGAGACAGAATTGACCCCTCAACAGGTCAAAGATGGGTTCGCTTTGCTTCGCAATCGCATGCTGATCGAGACCCGAAAAGGGGTGTTTGCGAACAAGATTGTGGGCTTCGTTCGGCTCACGGATCGGGGTGAACAGGTCCATAAAAACGAGGGGGATCAGTGTCTGAAGACACCGACCAGTGAGTGTCTACAGACACCCACCTATATACATGGAGAGACATACAAGAGTTCTTCGTATCTTTCAGATACTACGAACTCAACGTGCGCGACCCCCTCGGGATCAGAGTTGCTTTCGGGAGGGGATCAGGCTATAGCCGAAAACGTGAGCAAGGAGGCTCCAATGGTTTCCGTCAAGGATATCCTGGCAAGCGGAGGAAAGCACACCAAGCCAAAGACCTCGAAGGCCGTGACGGTTTCGGCCCTCACCCATCACTGGCAGGAGCAGGTTGCCCAGGCGTGCAGCATCTTCGTCCCGCCGTTGACGATGAAAGCCCAGGGCCAGTTACGCCAGTTCATGAAAGCCTGCCCGAACGGCCAGGAACAGTCGATCCTCTCGACAGTTATTCAGAACTGGCAGATGTTCACCGCCGCCGCGAAGTCTGCCGCAGGGACTAACACGGCCCCCGCCATCCCTAACCTCGACTACCTGATCAAGCATCTCGGCGTGGCGATCAATTTCGGCAAGGACGCCCCGGAGCCAACGGTCAAGTCACACGTTAGTGGACAACCGAAGCCGGAAGTGCAATTAACGTCACACGCTGAACCAGTCGAGAAAGCGAGCAAGGACGAGATCGAGGAAATCCTCGGGATCAAGCTGAAGAAAGGAGCGGGGCCATGATGACCGTCGATCCGTACGAGACCAACGTCCTGCGGCCCGAGGTTCATGGCCGCCTCGTCAGCGACATCAGCCATGTCGCCCAGGACGCGCACATCGAGCCGCACTGGATTTGGACGAAGCTGTCCGAGAACGTCACCACGGGTGAGTACAACTGGGTTAAGAACTTCGCCAAGCACAAGGGAGCGGGCAACTACGGCCTGTGCATCGTGGGCAACAAGGCGAAGATCGACCCGACCACCCGCATGTCGGCCATGGCGGGGGCCCTGCTGCGGAACTTCATCCGTGCGCGGGTCTGTTCCGTGGGAGAAGTGATCGACTACCGGGAGCATGGTGCAGACGACCGCATCACGGCCCTGTTCGTCCCGAACTTCTTCCTCGGCAAGGCCCAGGGCAGCAGCCTTCCCGCGTGGAAGCTGACGCACCTGATCGACGTGCTCGTGGAACGCCGCCTCGCGGGGCTCCAGACTGTGGTGTACGTGTCCGACCTCAACGCTCTTTCCGAAGAGTACGGGGTCGGCTTCACGCAGCACTTCAAGTCTTACTTCACCATCGTGAACGCCTGATCTACGGAGAGCGCATTGACTTGGGGGAAGCAATTTCTGTCAGCAGTGCTGGCGGAAGGCAGTGTGTCGGCCCTCCTGAAACACGGAGCGGCCGACCATCTGTTTATGGGCAACGAAAGTGAGGTCTACGACTTCATCCGCGAGTTCGTGAAGGAATACGGCGTCCTTCCGAAAGAAGAGACCATCGAGACCCACACGGGCCAGAGCCTCGTCAAAGCGACCGAGCCGGCCGGGTACTACTACGATCTCCTGGGCCAACGCTACACGGAACAAAAGCTCAAGGTCGGGATGACCAATGCGCAGAAGCTCCTGAAAGCAGACGTCAAGGATATCGACGGCGCCTCGAAGGTGTTGGCTGAGATGCTGATGGAAGTCAGCATGAAGCGTCAGGTCAAGCAGATCAGCGACTTTCGCTTCGCCCTGGCTGACATCATCGGGGAGTACGCCACAAAGCTCAACGCCTCCGAGAACTACGGCCTGCAACTCGGGTGGCCTTACATCGACCAGAAGACCGGGGGCATCGTCGCCGGAGACCTCGTGTCCTTCGTCGGCAAGGTGATGCAGGGCAAGACGTGGATGATGCTCCACTCTGCCCATCATGGGTGGAACCAAGCCAACCAAGCCCTCCTGGGAGGCGCCGAGGACGTCCCTGACCAGTCTCGGCTGTTCATCAGCATGGAGATCAAGGCGCTGCCCATTAAGCAGCGTCTCGCGGCCATGCAGGCGCATATCCCCATGACGCAGTTGAAGCAGGCGGAACTGTCCACGATCAACCTGAAGGGCCTGAAGCAGGAACTCGGGGTGATCCAGGGCTACCGGGATGCCTTCTGGGTCGTGGACGGCAACCTGACTGCCACCGTCGAAGATATCTGGATGATGGTGCGACAGTTGAAGCCCTCGGCCGTGTACATCGACGGCGCCTACCTGCTGAAGCACCCGACCGAGAGAGACCGCTTCGTCCGCGTTGCCGAGAACTGCGATCTCCTCAAGACCCAGGTCTGTGATCTCGTGCCCACCGTCGCCTCCTGGCAGTTCCAGACGAAGGGCAAGCAGGTCAAGAAGGGCGAGAAGCTGGGCCTGGACGACATCGGCTACACGAAGGCCATCGCCGAACTCTCGTCCATCGTCTGCGGTCTGTTCCAAGAGGACAGTGTTGAGACGCTGATCAAGAAGCAGATCGACCTCCTCAAGGGCCGGTCAGGCGAGACGGGTCAGTGGGAGACGCACTGGGATTTCCAAACGATGAACTTCTCGCAGTACATCGAGAAGGCCCCCGAGGAACTGAACTTCTTGGATTGAGCTATGCCTGCAAAGTATTGGAAATGCGATGCGTGCGGTGCTGAGTTGAGTACCGAAGGCAACTGGAATAGCATGGATAAAGTCTATGCTGTGGCTGATGCTTGTGGCTGGCGTGTTAGTCGCGTGCGCAGCGTCGGCGGCGATAGAAGCCTCGGAGAGCCTGATCTTTGTCGAACCTGTGCGGAGAAGCCATGCCCTGCTACGTCGATGCCCCCACCCACCAGTTCGGCCGGATGAAGATGTGCCATCTCTGGGCGGACAGCCTGGACGAACTGTTGGCCATGGTGGACACTATCGGGGTCAAACGGAAGTGGATACAAGGCCACCCGACCCTGTCGTTCGGCAAACACCGCACCGCGACCTGGGTCCACTTCGACATCGCCAAAGGCAAGCGTGATCTCGCGGTGAAGGCAGGGGCTGTCGAGTGTGACCAGATCGCAGCCCTGGAGCATTCAGCCCGACAGGCCATTGCCAGCGGCATCCGGCAGAAGATCGAGTGGGGCGAGCGTCGTCTCGCTTTGGCTCGCGCAGCCCGTCAGGAATGACATTAATTTCACTTCCATAGGACGACCCACTAGCTACAGTACAAGGGCTCCCAAATCACCAAGGAGGGTGACATGGACATCAAGGAAGCCCTACAGATCGTTCTCGACCTCGCGCGGCAGAACGTGCTCGAAGTCGAGGACCACACCAACGACACGACCCTGTCCGCTGAACAGAAGCGGCAGGAAGAGGCCATCGCCGTGGTCGAGGACATGGCCGTCAACCAGTTCGGAGATCAGTGATCATGAGCAAAGACAACAACCATCCCGAAGCCGTTCACGAGGGCGACGTGATCGAAACCACCGCTGGGAAGGCGGGTCGGCGCTACGTTGTTATCGACGCTCGCTGGAACGGTGGTTCCCAGGGCATGGATGCGTGGCCCAACACATGGCAAGTCGAGGCACACCTGCTGCACGAGAGCGGGGAATACGATCCTGACGGGTCGCAAATCCTGTTCTCCCAGAAGGGGCAGTCCGGGGCTCACTGCTACACCAACGCGCACGAAGCTCGCATCGTTGGCAAGATGCGCAAGACCTACGTGGAGTAATCCGATGCCCGTCACCATCACCCGGAAACCCCAGGTCGTCGTGGTGGCGGCCCCGGAGGCTTACACCCAACTCTCGCTCCACGCGGCCCTGATCGACAAGGTCGGGGCCGAAGCGGCTCAACTCGAAGTGATCGAAGCGCAGATCAAGAACCTCCAGACGAAGGCGGCAGCGATGAAGTCCAACAAGGACACGCTGCTCAAGCTGCTCAACGAGGAAACCGACACTCTGCAAGTCGGACCCGATGATCAGCACATTGCGCAGGGCGAGCAATACTACGTCGAACTCGGGGCCAAGAAGACCACCCGCGAGATCGCTGACAAGACCGCTCTCCGCGACGTCATGGGCGAGGACGTGTTCATGGCCTGCGCCACCGTGAAGATGACCGACATCGACCAGTATCTCGATGAGACCGAGAAAGAGGTCTGCCTGAAGATCAATCGAGGCAAACGCGAAGGCAAGGTGCTGACAAAGCTACCAGCAAAAGGAGGTTGACATGGCTGCCAGGGAGCATCCCCCCAAACCGGGGTCCCGGATCGTCTGCACCGATGGCTCGGGCAACGCGAAGACCAAGTTTGGGTCATGGGCCTTCGTCGTCATGAACGGCGACGAGATCGCAGTCTCCCGCAGTGCAGGAGCTTACCCAACCACGAACAACCTGATGGAGTTGGAAGCCGTCATCCAGGCGCTCACCGAGTTCAAGGGTATCGACGTTCATATCGTCTCCGATAGCCGCTACGTGATCGACGGGATCACCGAGTGGATATACGGCTGGCGCAAGAAGGGCTGGGTCAACGGCAAGGACGAGCCTGTCAAGAACCGGGAAAGCTGGGAAAGGCTGTGGGCTCTGGTCGAGCACACGGACGTCACCTTCGAGCATACCCGAGGACACCGCAAACACGTCGGCAACAACGCCGCCGACAAGCTCTGTTCAATCACCGTCGCAAAATTCGAAGAGGAATATGAAGTCCATGTTGACACTCAGTGATATCTTCGTCCTCGGCGTCGCCCACTGGATCGGCGACTTCGTGCTGCAATCGCACACGATGGCCTGCAACAAGAGCAAGGACAACGCGGTCCTCGCACAGCACGTCGTCATCTATAGCCTGTGCATGGTCTGCGCAGGCGTGATCCTGTTCTGGGGCAACGACACCCTGTGGCCTGCTGTGTGGGTCCTTGCCAACGCGGCGCTGCACTTCGGGCAGGACTTCGTCACCAGCCGCATGACGGCCAAGCGTTGGAAGGTCCAGTGCTACCATGACTTCTTCGAGGTCGTGGGCTTCGACCAGATGCTGCACCTGTTCTGCCTCACGACACTGCTGGTGTACCTGCGGTGAAAAAAGATCAGGCGCTCCACTTCCTCTCTAAGCTGTTCGTCAAGGTCTCGACGGATCAGTCTCGGGGCACATGGACCGAGAGCGAATGTCCCCTTCAACCGTGGAAGCACGACCAGGGCAAGTCCAGCCCGAAGGTCTTCGGCATCCGTGTGGAAGAAGGGGACAGCCTGACAAAGTGCTTCGCGTGCGGGTGGGCCGGGTCCCAACTCGATCTGCTCGTGCGGCTGAAGCAACTGAACAGCAAAGAGCACGCCCACAACTACCCCTTTGGCGAACTGACCCAGATGGTCTACGACGCCGAGGCCAACGCCGAGTTCGACCCGGACGAGATCGGGATCGAGGAACTGCTGTCGCAGAAGAAGGAACCGCTCCATGAGTTTCCAGAATGGTGGCTTGAGAGCTTCACGCCGTATCATGCGTCGCAAGATGCCCTCGCGTATCTTGCGCAACGTCAAGTCCCGGAGTGCATTGCGGAAGCTCTCGACCTCCGGTACGACAGTGCCCAGAGGCGCCTATGCTTCCCTGTCCGCGATTTCAATGGCATGCTCGTGGGGTTGCACGGACGCGCGCTTGATGAGGACACTGAACCGCGCTATCGGATGTACCGCTACGCCAAGAAGAACAACCCCCTCGTCTGGCTCGGAGAACACTGGCTCGACCCTAATAAGCCTGTCATCGCTGTAGAAGGCCCCTTCGACTTGGCGCAGACCGTGCGCGTCTTCCGTAACACGGTCACGCCCTTGTTCGCCGTGCCGGGCCTCGACAAGATGAAGCGGATGGGAGACGTGCTGACCTGGGGCACGCTCCTCGACCGAGGAACCGGAGGCAACCAAGGTCGCGTGCGCTTCACTCAGGCATACCCCGACGCCCACATTACGCACCTGCTCCCGCCCGATCACTGTAAAGACCCTGGGGCCATGACTGTGCAGGAGCTTGCCGAAGTCATCGGGGAGCACTTCGATCTTGACGATCTTGTCCTTGACTAGGGTTTAGGGTGTGCTAGGTTAGTCCTGTCCTATGGACAACTTGGAAACACTCAGAACCCCTCGGATAGCGACATGCCTTTCAACTTCGTCAAGAAGACCGCTCCCCCCGCAGCGACCCCTTCAGCCCCCTCCACCACCAACAAGCCGTCAGCCCTACCGGCGCAGGGTTCGTCCCCGCCGAAGAAGGCTGGCGGCTTTTCGTTTCTCAAGCGCGGCGCTGATGCGCGGGAGACCGTCAAGAAGGAGGAACACAAGGCCGATCTCCAGAAGGAGAGCTACGGCAAGATGTTCCGCTTCTGGATGAACGAGGACACCGAGCGGAAGATCACCTTCCTCGACGGCGACCTTGACGCAGACGGTCTACTCGACGTCACCATCGGTTACGAGCACCGGATCAAGCTCAACGGCCGATCCGAGAACTTCATGTGTACGGCCGACACGGACAAGTCCGTGGCCTGCCCTCTCTGTGAGCGTGGCGACAGCCCGTCCACGATGATGGTCTACCTGACTGTGATCGACCACACGCCCTACACAGTTCAGAGCGGCAAGAACCAGGGCAAGGTCATCTCCAACTCCCGCAAGCTGTTCGCCTGCAAGAAGACCACCCACAAGACCCTGATGAAGCAGGCAGCCAAGCGCGGCGGCCTCGTGGGCTGCACCTTCGACGTGAGCCGTGGCGGGGACAAGTCGGCGGCTGTGGGTGACACGTTCGAGTTTGTGGAGAAGCAGTCTCTCGAAGAACTCGCGGCGAAGTACAACATCCCCCTCACCGACGTGCAGCCGGCCGACTACGAAAACGAACTGTCCTACCGCACCCCGGATGAACTGATCGAACTCGGTGTGGGCAAGAAGCCCTCGGGCATCGGCTACGAGAGCGGGATGAAGGACAAGTCCAAGTCCGATCTGGCCTCGGAGTTGTGATATGAAGCAGACCGTAGCCGAACGCTTTTGGAGCAAAGTGGACAAGTCTGGTGGGCCTGAAGCCTGCTGGCCCTGGACCGCAGCGATTGACAAGAGCAGCGGCTACGGTCTGTTCGCTGTTGCTCATGGTGAGCTTGTCGGCGCTCACGTCTACGCTTTCCGTGCTGAAGGCGGATCAGTGCCTGCGAGATCGTGCGTCCTTCATTCGTGTGATAACAGGCCCTGCTGCAATCCTCAGCACTTGTCCGCAGGAACCAAGAAAGAGAATTACGACGACAGCGTCTCGAAGGGACGCCAAACCCGAGGCGAAAAAGTCCATAACGCAAAGCTGACCGAAGAAACCGTGCGAGAGATACGCAAGCGTTTTGTCAAAGGCAATCCTATCAACGGCGGGGCTGCTCTCGCAGTTCTGTTCGGGGTCAATCAGTCGACGGTCAACAAGATCGCGAGAGGCCAGTTGTGGCCTCACGTCCTTTGACAAAACCCTTCCCATAGGGCGGGGAGGGGATACACTCTTTCCACCCCCTCCCTCTCCTAGGGGTTTGTGCAATTAACGTCACTTGAGGAAGCGACATGACTGAGATGGCTGACAAGCTCAAGAAGCTCGGCAAGACTGCCACCGCCCGCACCCCGACCGACCCCGAGATGCAGAAGCTGCCCAAGCCCCGTGCCAAGAAGGTGGCCCCGGCCCATGTCGTACTCGGCGAGACTGACGGTCAGGTCGATCTCGTGAAGGCCCAACCCAAGAAGCCTCGCGCTCCTCGCAAGCCGAAGACCGACAAGGTCGCCGTCACCGAGACCCCGGTCGATAAGCAGGCTAGGCGGGCGTGCCCGCATATTGCCCGCTCGCTTCTCGGGAACGTCTCCCCTGCTGCGACCTACCGCTACCAAGACGCCGTGAGGCATCTGAACAACCTGTCGCAAGCAGGCTAGGCGCATACCTACGGGGGATCGGGCGACCGGTCCCCTTCTGCTGTAAGGAAACACGATGTCCTCGATCCGTACACTGGCTACGACAGCCGTCCCGATCAAGACCGGTGCATCCGCCGTCTACGGGTACGATCTGAAGCTGGCCCAGAAGTACACGTTCAAGAGCCGCTTCGATGACGAAGTCGTGCCGCTGCACAAGGTCGAGGGCAACTTCATCCACCTGCCGCGTGCCCTGTGCCCCATCGGCATGACGGATGCCAGGACAGACGGCGTAGCGACGGTCTTCCCCAAGGAGCCCAAACCCCGGCCCAACCAAGTCGCCGTGATGGAGGAAGTGGACGCCTTCATCAAAGCGGGCAAGTCGGGCCTCGTGTGCTGCTACACCGGATGGGGCAAGACGTGGCTCGGCTACCGGGCAGCCTGGGTCCGCCAGTGCAAGACCCTGGTCATCACCACCAAGTCCGACATCTACGATCAGTGGATCGCCGACGCCCCCACCTTTCTCGGGATCAAACCCAGTGAGGTCGGCGAGATCAGGCAGGACAAGTGCGAGATCATCGGCACGAAGTTCTGCGTGGCGCTGATCCACTCCCTGTCTCGCGAAGGCAAGTATCCCGACTGGATATTCAAGGAGTTCGGGCTGGTCATCTTTGACGAGTGCCACCGCCTCCCGGCAGAGCACTTCTCCAAGGTGGCCTGGATGTTCCCGGCTCGCGTCCGCCTCGGCCTCACCGCCACCAAGGAGAGGCAGGACGGCAAAGACCTGATGCTCAACGCGCATATCGGCCCCATTCGTGCTCAGACCGAAGCGGAACTGATGGTGCCGAAGGTGTTGCGGGTCGAGACCGAGTGGAAGTGCCCCAAGACGATCCGTGTCAACAAGGAGACCGGCGAGCGTTCCGTCATCAAGGTCCCGCATTCGGCCGGCAAGACGGCCCATGTGGAGAAGATGCTGGCCAACAACGACGAGCGGAATGCGCTGATCGCTAGGAACACCCTGGACGTCTACCAGAAGGGCCGCAAGCATGTGGTCTTCTCTTCGACCCTAGAGCATCTGGACAACATCCTCAGGGCTTGCGTAAAGCTCGGTATCCCTGGTAAGGATATTGGCAAGTACATCGGAGCCACGACCAAGGCCGAGATTGCTGAACGGGACAAGGCTCTGGCCCGCCCGATCATGCTCACCACCTTCTCCATGTGTTCCGAGGGAACGAACTTCCCCTGGCTCGACACATGCTCCCTTGCAATGCCTCGTTCGAACGTCATTCAGATCGTCGGCCGCATCCGACGCGAATACGAGAACAAGGCTGCCATCGTTGTACTGGACTACGTCGATACCGACAGTCCGGTGTTCGAGAGTTACGCGGACAGTCGGCTGAAGTGGTACAAGTCGATTGGCTGCGTGATCAAAGAGATTGCATGAGGCGATCTCGTAACTCAGGAGAGACCAGTGGGTATCAACATCAAGAAGAAGGACGCCCCGGCTGCCGAGGACCCGGCTCCGGTGACGGCGGCGGACACCCCCGCCCCGAAGAAGGGCGGCATTCAGATCGGCAAGAAGTCCGTCGCCGAAGTGCTGAAGGAGACCCCGGCGGAAGCGGCGAAGGCCGACCCCAGCAAGCCGATCCTCGGGAGCGCCACCGTCACGAAGGACAACATCCACAAGGGCACCATCGTGGACACGGAGCAGACCCAGCAGAAGGTCGTCGTTCCGCCCTCGTCGGCCCAGGCCACAAGCGACGCGCAGGCTCTCTGCCGCATCACCGTGGATGCCAGCTACACGCACAACCTCGGCAACTACAACAGCACCCGCATCGGCGTGAGCCTGTCGGTGCCGTGTGCCGCTGACGAGATCGATGAAGTGTACGAGTTCGTGGAGGGCTGGTGCAACACGAAGATGCAAGCCGCCGTCTCCGGCCTCACGGGTTCCGGCGAGTAACCCGAGCCCTTCTGCAATTAATGTCACTCGGAGAGATCAAAACCATGTCAGCCATCGACCGCAGCAAGTCCGGCTTCCTCGACGTCGAAGTCGCCACCATGGACGAACACCCGGATATCGTGAAGGCGATCTTCGGGCAGTGCCTCGTGCTCTCAGCGACCCCGAACCCGCTCACGGACAGCATCCGCTATCTGCTGATCTGTGACGAGTTCGAGACCCTGGGAGACGAGGAGGATATCCCGGATTACTCCATCGGTGTTGACGGCGAGAGCATCAGCTTCGAACGGATCAAGTAAATGGCCGCAGTCGATAAGGCCAAGAAAGCCTCTGTCGATGGTCTCCTCACTGCCTTCAAGAAAGACAGTGGGGACGACATCGGCACCTACGGGGGCGAACTGACCAACGCCCCTCGACTGCCCACCGGCCTGTTCCCCCTCGACCTCGCGTTGGGCGGGGGCTTCCCGATGGGCAAGGCCAGCATCATCTGGGGGCCCGAAAGCTCCTGCAAGACGAACATCGCGCTCATGGCGGTCGCGATGCACCAGCGCATCTACCCGGAGAAGAAGAACGTCTTCTTCGACATAGAGCACAGCTTCGACCCAGCGTGGGCGGCGAAGCTCGGGGTCAAGGTAGACGACCTGATCGTGATGCGGCCATCGTACGCAGAGCAGATGGTCGATCAAGTCGAAGGGCTCCTGGGGGCCGAGGACATCGGGGTCATCATCATCGATAGCCTCGCGGCCCTCGTGACCACCCAGGAGAGCAACAGCAGCGCCGAGAAGGCCAATGTGGGCGGGTCCGGTCTCGTCACCGGCAAACTCGTCCGCAAGACCACAGCGGCGCTGGCCGAGGCTGAGAAGCAGGGGTATCGGCCGACCCTGTTCTACATCAACCAAATCCGGTTCAAGATCGGGGTCATGTTCGGTGATCCTGAGACGATGCCGGGAGGCAACGCACCCAAGTATCAAGCGGCGATCTCGCTGCGTGTCTACGGCAAGAACGTCAAGGACACGAAGATCAGCGACAGTATGCCGGTGGCGAAGGAAGTGAGCTTCGTCGTCAAGAAGTGGAAGTGCCCGATCATCGGCGCGTCGGGCATGTTCTCGATGATCACCATGCCCCACAAGGGGCTGTCGGTCGGCAATACCGACGACTTCAACACGATCTCCGAGTATCTGAAGAACTTCGGGCACTTCGAACCGAATGCGAAGGGCAAGGGGTACACGATCCTCGGCGACCAGTACGACAAGATCAGCGATTTCAAGGATCGCATCTATGGCCAGAAGGCGTTCGGGGACGAAGTGAGGGCAGCCATCATCTCGTTCGTGCGCGAGCAGAACGGGATCGGAGATGCCGAATAAGTACCTCGACCGCCGCAGTCAGCACACCATCGGCAAGGGAGGTCGGGCCTCGGAAACCCGCCTCGCCAAGAAACTAGGGGGTCGGGTACGCCCGGCCTCCGGGGCCATGGAAGGGGCCAAGGGCGACATCGACCTCGGGTCCGTCCTCATGGAAGCCAAGTCCACGGAAGGGGCCTCTATGGGGCTCAAACACGAGTGGTTGGCCAAGATCGCCAAGGAAGCCCGCTCAGAAGGCAAGACGCCGGCCCTGGCCCTCTCCTTCATCAATCCTGACGGCAGGCCCGTCCCATCCGGGGAATGGGTCTGTATCCCTTTAGCAGACTGGCGATTGCTAGTCGGAGAATGAGCATGTCTCTCGGAGTGGTGACGCAACACTGGATCGTTCACCGGGTGCTCGACAAGGGCATCCTGCCTGTCCTCGACACCGTGGTCTGGGACCCGCTCTGCGGGGAAGGGCATATCACGGAAGTGCTTCGCAGACGGGAGTTCAAGGTGCTGGCCACCGACACCGTGCGCCCCAAGTGGGAAGCCTGTGATGGCGTGGACGATCTCCTGGCCGTCGATAACGTCGATCCCTCGATCAAGCTGATCTGCACTCGTCTCAGACCCGAGCAGTGCGGTAACACACAGTGGGTCGAACACGCTCTCGATCTCATGGACTTGAACGACGGCGCGGTCCTCCTGCTGGCCAAGCACAGCCTCGACGCCAACCCCTTGTTCGCTCCTGTGTTCGACAAGCTGCCCTTCGCCGCGAAGTTCGTGTGCGTCGGGGACGAGCAACTGGCGTGGTACTACTGGGACTGGCGTTACGACGCGACCCCCGGCATCCACTACATCAGCAAGCGCAAGGGAGGGTGACGTGCGGTGGCTCAAGACCGTGGTGAAATTAGCTGCACACACGAGCTACCCCAAGCTCATTCCCGGCGCGGTGCTTGAGCTTCCTGAACTCAACGCGGCGGACAATCCGTGGTGGCCGTTCGACCCCAACAAGCCGAGCAACGCCAACAGTGAAAACCTGGGTAAGATGAAGCTGGGGGAGAGCTTCCACGACCAAGCCACCGACTCCAGCACCAAGCAGTTGCAAGCGTTCGTGATCAACAAGTTGCAGGCAGGCATCCAAGCCGACATCGAGCACGTCCTGCTCAAAGGGCACAGCGCCGAGAAGAAGCCGTTCTATCTCGAAGACTACCTGCTGCCAAAAGACGAACCCCACATTACCCCCATGTCGGAATACGACAAGCCCGTCTCCATCGACATGGAAAAGCTCAAAGAGAAGATGTCGGGCGTCTACTCCAAGCCGGCATACGAAAAGCCTTTCACGTTCTTTCCGAAAGAGCCTGAGATGCTTAATTACGCGCCCTTCCCAGCGCACAAGGACAAAGTGTGGAAGCCCTTCGTTCCGGCTGTCTCGGGCGTCAATCCGGGGATGATCAATCAGGCTGCTGACAACGGGATGATGCTCTGGAACGTTGCCATGTCCCTGAACGATCTTGTCGGCAAAGTCACTGATCTTCCGATGGAGTTTGTTCCGGCACATGTCTTCGGCGAGTTGACGAATATGATCGACGGGATGGCGAAAGACATCTATACCCTGCAAACACAGATGCAGTCGCTGCACACGCAGCTTATCGGCACGCAGAGCACGTTGCTGGCTCTGAGCAAGAAATCGGGAGCCTGACGTGGCATTGACGTTCCTCAAGAAGCTGTCCGCTGTCATCCCCACGGGATCGATGCGGTATCAACTGCACAGCCACCTGACCGGGGCACAGCCAGCGCGGTCTCTGTCCAAGGTTCACGCCTCGGCCTTGACTAAGGCTGAAGGGCTATGTCCCCGCTACTACGCCCTTCACGATGCAGGCCAGACGAAACCTGCGGACGAGTGGCTGACGGCCTCGGAAGTCGTGACGTACGACATCGGCCACGACATTCAGGACCGGCTCGTCCACGCTTTCGCCGACATGGGCAAGTGCATCGGGGACTGGGAGTGTCTTGCCTGCGAGAAGAACCACACGTTCCAGGCCCGGCCCAAGCAGTGTGAGTGCGGGTGTAAGAAGTTCAAGCCCATCGAGTGCCGGTTCCAGTCGAGCCTCAACGCGGCGGACTGCGGCATCGACATGCTGCGGATCGTGGCTCCCGGCTTACTTCGTGTGACCGAGATCAAGACGATGGACAAGGATCAGTTCAAGGGTCTCGTGGCGCCCCTGGCTGAGCACAAGCTGCGGACCAACCTGTACTTGCGGATCATCGCTGAGAGCGGGTTCAACACGAACGTCAACGGCTGGAAGATCGACACGGAGAAGGGAGACATCCTCTACACCACCAAAGGCGGCTTCGGCTGCCTCGATCCCGATCTGAAGGCGTGGAACCTGTCCGACCAGTTCTCCCCGTTCAAGGAGTATGTCGTCCACCGTAACGACGAGAAGACCGAACATCTCGTTCTGCGGGCTGCCGTGATCAAAGCGTTCCGGGCCAAGCAAGTGCCCATGCCCCACGGCATCTGCTCGACAGCCAACGTGAAGCGTGCGCAGTTCTGCGACCGCAAGGCGCTGTGCTTCAGCGGCAAACATCCCCCGCAGTACGAGTGGAACGACGCATGACTACGGCCCTCGGCATCGACCCGTCTACTAAGGCCACGGGTCTCGTGCATCTCTACGCGGCCGACAAGATCAAGGTCCCTCAGACGCTGTTTGCAGGCACGCTCGTCCCCAAGAAGCTCGCGGGGATCGACCGGGCTCAGTGGATCGTATCGGAGATCATGGAGCGCATTACGGAGTGGCAACCCGACGTCATCGTGATCGAGGGCTACAGCCTGAACATGAAGAACGCGTCCTCCGTGATCCCCCTCGTGGAACTCGGAGGGCTTCTGCGCTTTTGTCTCAAACTCGACGGCCTCTCCTGGGCCGACCCCCGCGCCAGCGAACTGAAAAGGTTCGTGACAGGCAAGGGAAACTCGGACAAAGACCAAGTCATGCTGCAAGTCTACAAGCGGTGGGGCTTCGAGCCCGCCTCCAACGACATCGCAGACGCTTACGGACTGGCCGTCATGGGCCTCGCCTACAAGGGGCTCCTGACAAACCTGACCACGATCCAGAACGAAGTGGTCGGGGAAATGCAGTTAATTTCAAACTAACCGTTGTCATTGACGGCCAAACCTCTATCATCAACTCACCCATCAAGCCCCCGTTGGGCATCAAGGAGGATGGACCATGACCGCTTCCCCGTCGCTTATGCTGTTGAAGGGCAAGACCAAGCCCGCCGAAGTCCCCGCTGCTGCCGCCACCCCGGCCCCGGCTGCTGCCCCCGCCAAGACCGGCGGCATCAAGTTCGGCACCAAGGCCGCTGCGCCCACCGCGCCCGTGGTCGAGACCCCCACACCCACCCCGGCCGAGACCGCTGCCGCCGAGGCTGCCACGGAGACGACCACCGAGGCCGTCAACGAGGAGGCCCAGGAAGTGGACGTGGACAAGATGTCGTCCGCCGAGATCGACAAGATGATCAAGGAGGCCGGCTACGAGGCGGACATGCCCGAGGGCTTCGCCAAGATGAAGGTCGCCGAGAAGCGAGCCATCATCAAGAAGATGTTCGGCGGCGAAGGTGAGGCCGAGGCCACCACGGAAGCGGCTGCGGAGACCGTGGCTGCCGAAGTCCCGGCTGCTCCCGCTGCTGCCACCGCTGCGCCGGCCACCGCGCCCAAGGGCGGCAAGACCACCCCGGCTAAGGCCAAGGCGGGTGTCGTCGCGGACCTGACCGGCAAGGACGCCATCGCGGACTTCGCCCACCACGTCGAGAACCTGAAGGAGAAGGACGCGCTCGAACTCGCGGCCATCCTGAACGACCAGACTGAACTCACCTACTTCCGTCTCGGCGGCGTCCTCGCGGTGATCCAGTCCAACGGCTGGTACGCCCCCTACGCGTCCTTCCGCGAGTACATCGAGCAGGTCCACGGCCTCCAGTACCGCACGGCCCTGTACTACGTCGGCATCTACAACGCCCTGGTCGAGAACAAGATCGCCTGGGACAGCGTCAAGGACGTCGGCTGGACCAAGCTCAAGGAGATCGCGGACGTCATCACCCCGGAGAACGTGGATCAGTGGGTCGAACTGGCCAAGAGCCAGACGGTCCTGCAACTGATCGACAGCGTCAAGGCGGCCAAGAAGGCGGCGGCCAGCCAGGGCGAGACCACGGCCCAGGTGCAGGAAGGCGCCGCCGTCACCGTCACCACGAAGACCTTCAAGGTCCACGAGGACCAGAAGAAGAACATCGAACTCGCCATCGAGAAGGCGAAGAAGGACAGCGGCACCGCCGTCGATACCGTGGCGCTCGACTTCATCTGTCTCGACTTCCTCGCGGGCAACGCCAAGGCCAGCGGCAAGGCCCAGGGGCTTCCGTCCCTCGCCGAGCAGATCAAGGCGGCGGGTGTCGAGGAAGCCTTCGCCGCTATCGAGGCGGCGTTCCCGAATGTGGTCGTGAACGTCGAGCTTCCCGAGGACGGCAATCTGGGTTGACACAAGACGGCCCCGCCACTATGGTGGGGCCTTCCTCCCAAGTGACTGAGCTTCACGCCCTCGCGCCTCACGGTGCGGGGGCTTCTTCTTTACAAGGGACGTATTTTCCCTAGGATCATCCCAGGTCACACCTACCCCAGCCAAGGAGGGCATCATGGGCACCATCCGAGTTCAGTCGCAGTCCGAGCTTCTCGACATCGCCATTGAGCGCAGCACGCCTATTCAGGCCGAGCGCGTGACTAACGTGACCGGCCTCGGCTGGTCCGTCGAGAAGATCAGCACGTACCGGGGCAAGTCGGCTATCTTCATCCGCCATCACAAGGGCGTGGCCGCAGCCATCCTCCCGACCGGCGAACTGAAGCGCGCTCCGGTCGGCAAGAAGACCTTCACCGTCGATCTCGCCAAACTGTGAGGACACCGTGGCCGACCCGGTAGAGCTACGTCCAGAGTTCAACAAGGCGTTCAGGGAGGTAACAGGGACCAATCCCTACTCAACACCCCCTCAAGCCGCTCCACGGCCTTCTACGGAGCCCCTAGCCCTCATCTGGCACATCCATCTAGGGGCCATCACCCTGGCCCTGGTGATCATGCTGGTTCTGATCGGGATCGGCCAGTTGTGACATTAACTGCACAAGGAGACTGACATGCAGATCATCATCACGTACCAAGGCGGGCCACGGCACGGACAGAGCCGGGCGATGGAGTTCAGCCTGCCCCCGTTCGCCATCGGCGCATACGATGATGCCAAAGCCCACAACATGAAGCCCGGCGTGTACCGCCTCGTTGACCGGCAGCAGCGGCACACAGCGACGGACGGTGATACGGTCAACTTCGTGTGGAAGGAAGACTAAAATGGCTGGCGACTGCGGAACCTGCACGCTCTGCTGTAAGGTGCTTGGGATCAAGGAGTTCGACAAGCCGATCAACCAGTGGTGCAAGCACACGCACCCCGGTAAGGGCTGCAAGATATATGAGACCCGGCCGCAGTCGTGCCATGACTACGCTTGCGTGTGGCTCCAGTCTCAGGAGGCTCCCAACGCCCTGCCCCCCGAGATGCGCCCCGACAAGTGCAAGGTCGTCATGACCTTTCCCGTGGATCAGGAGGTCATCACCTGTCACGTCGATCCCGGCTTTCCGGCGGCATGGCAGGAGGGTCCGTTCTCGGCGTTCCTCTACAACGCCACGACCGATCAAGGGAAGAAGCCTCTCCGCTTTCTCGTGAAGTCGGGGTCGCGCTCGTACTTCGTGCAGAACGGGCAGGCCCGAGAAGTCGAACTGTCCGACATGGACGAAGATGGCGTGCAGCATGTCGTCAAGATCGCTCGACCGTAACGGCCTCTCCGAGTTCGCCTTCACGAAGCTGACGAACAAGGAGCGGGCTGAGTACGTCCAGGCAGTCCGCTGTTCCAAGGGCCACCGCTTGCGGTACGGTCCTTGGGACCTTCGCATCTGCGATCACTGTACTGCCGACTTCCTCGAAGGCTATAAGGCGCAGAAGGTCTGATCCTTCTTTACATTGTCGCCCCTCCCCCTATACTCATTCTCAGGTTCCACTAACCCAAGGAGGGGTTTCCTGTGACCAACATTTTCCGTCCCGCTCTCGCCCGTGCCGCCGCCCTCGCCGTCGAGGAGCACACCGGCTACAAAGTCCAGCAACGCGAGATTGACTTCTACGTCAACGCGACGGGCTACCCCGCCACGCTGCGCAACGCCGTGGACATCCTGTCGTTCAACGTGGGCGACCTCGACGGCCGCGACTTCCGCGACATGGAAGCCATCGCCGCCAAGCACTTCATGCGGGTCGGCTAATGCCCGCACTTCAGCTTCAGATCGACGGCAAGCGGCAGCCCACCGAGTACGAGGACTTCGGCAAGGCTGACAAAGCCATCCGCGCCCTCGTCAAGGCGGGCAAGATCAGCGACAGTGCGGACATCCGCATCGTCCCCGTGCTCAAGACCGTCCCCACACCATCCCCCGAGATGGCTGTGTCCAAGGGCACCGAGCCCGTCCCCGAGACTGTCCGCGTCATTCGCGAGAAGTACGTGCGGGCTCCTCACCACAACACCGTCATGACCACGGCTGTGCTGATCGGCATGGCCCTAGGCTGGGGACTCCACTATGTCGTCTGACCGCATCCGTCATCGAGACGCCACGTACTACGTCGTGCAGGCCATGTTAAACGTCAGCATGAACAACCCGCAGTGGTGTGATTGCGCGCGGACGTGCATCACCGACTGGCAGGAGTTGCGGGAGTTCCCTGGCGTGGTCAACCACACCGGGATAGACTTCGCCCGCGAGCGCATGATCGTGGCCACGCCGATGGCAGCCATGAACCTGTGGGCGTTCATCCGTGCTCGCAAGCACCCCTATGCGCTGCGCATCGTGCAGCGGATGGAAACCATCACCGAAGTCAACCTGTTCGAAGAAGGAGAGTGACCATGACCAAATTGGCTTACGTCGTGTCGTTCGACACCGTGGATAACGACATGGACAACACGGCGGTCGGGTACGCCCGAGACGCGGTCGAGGCGCATTTCAAGGGACCAGGGACCCTAGACGTCAGGGTTAAACCGCTGAACGAGTACCCCGGTGTCCTGATGCAGCAGGGCTACCCGACCGGCTGGAAGCTCGAAGACCTCTGTGATCAATTGATCGAGGAACTGACCGTCAAGTCGCAGAGCATCGCGGACAACCGAGACCTCGGATCGCTGACGTGTGTCGCGAACAACCTCCAGATCATGAGCCTGCTCGAAGTCATCAGGGCGATGCAAATCCAGACCATGATGACGTTCAAATGTCTGCACGGCGACGACCCCGGCCCGATGGGAACTCCGCGCGTACCAAAGACCGATACCGTCAAGCATCGTGTCGTGACGATGGCGGAACTGTCCGAGAACGGGAACACGGACGTCGCTATCGGGGAACGGTTCAGAACCATTCGCTCGCTTGCCAGACAAGAAGGCAAGAGGATCGAACTGCGTCTCACTCGGGCTGACGTGGACGATCATAAGAAGGACATGCGGGACTTCGGCAATTACCGTGCGGTGTCTCAATACCTGCTCTCGCAGTGTGACCGCATCGTGATCGTCCTCGAAAGCGGCGTCGAGCACGTCGTTAAGGGCTGACCATCTGCAATTAACTGCACAAGGAGTTGATCGTGAAGCCGTTCCTCAACGTCGCCATCCCTGTGCGTATGATTGGCATGTCGAAAGACAGGCGGGGCTACCCCGTGCCGTACATCGTGTTCCGGGACAGCACGGGCCGACCGCACTTCACGATCAACTCCGACGTCATGCGGGCCAAGGCTATCCGCGAGGATCGCTGCTCGATCTGCGGTCAGAAGTTGCTGCGCGGGCGTTGGTACGTGGGCGGGCCGAAGTCAGCCTTCCACCCTCACGGGGCCTACGTGGACCCTGCCATGCACAAGGAGTGCGTGGAGTACGCCCTGCAAGTCTGCCCCTTCCTGGCGATGCCCTCCTACGCTCACAGGATCGACGCACAGACCCTGTCCGACAAGACGGCACACATCCTGGCAGACAACACCCAGGACCCCGGTCAGCCTGAACTGTTCGTGGCGGTGATGACCACGGGAGCGAAAGAGCTTCCCCAGCCCACGACCTCGTATTTCAAACCGAGGCAGCCCTACGTCGCCGTGACGTACTGGAGAGCGGGAGTACAACTGGACCCCGCGTTCGGCCATTCCATGGCTATGGCTGCCATCGAGCAAGAGACCCCCAAGCAGGCGCCCCGCCTCCACATACCGAAGGAAGCCTAACATGGAGAAGACCTACCTGAGCGAACTGATCGCCAGTCAAGTCGCGGCGAAGAAGTTCAAGAAGACCGGCCTGCACCATTGGGTCGAGAAGACCCCGGCGGGATGGGTGGTGAAGGAGCCTGAGGTCAGCATCGACCCCGGCAGCGACGAGCCCGCCTTCTCGGGCAAGTCTCTCGTCTCGGACCACGCCATAAAGTCCAAGATGATCCCGACACCCAAGAAGAAGCCCATTATGCCGACCGTCCATGCCGGGATCAAACCCGCCATGAGCGCGCCTTACGACCCGCTAAAAGTGACGGGGGCTGCTGCACCCACGATTTCCGGCAAACCTGCCACCATGGGAGAGGGTGCCTGGAGTGCTGAGCCCACCGGTCACACGTACAAGTGGTCCGGTCTCCCGCCAGGGGTCGAGGTCAGCGACGACGGTATGACGATCTCGGGCGTCCCCACCGAGCCGGGAGTTTACAAGCCGACATTTACGGAGACCAAGACAGGTAACACGGGCAAGGCAAAGTGGTCGGTGCAAGGCAATCCGCCAGGGGTGAGTATAGACGACAACGGCGTCCTGACGATTGATCCTAATGCTAAAACCCAGGTCGGCAGCTATCTAGTCGGCGTCAAGACGGTAGACAAAGCGCCAAAAGCATTCACGCCTCAGTTCTACCTGTTCAAGGTGCCGTTCGACATGATCGTGGGGGAGACCCCTGAGTTCTACAAGTACATCGATCCCGACAACCCGGCCGGGGGTTTGTGCTACCTCGCCAAGACGAGCGTCGCGTTCATAGCCAAAGACCTTGTCAAGCAGCACTGGAACATGGCGATCAAGACCCCGGCCCTCGGGAAGCTGAAGCTGTGGAAGTACCTCGACATGGTGGGGACCAATTCTGAGGCAGGCCATGACGTGCCAGTCCCCTCGCAATTCCTCATTTACCAAGGCGTCCAACAAGGTAAAGTTAACTCACCACCCCTCACAGAAAAGGGCTAGTATTCATGGACCAGTACAGTATTGTGTACGGCGACAAAGTTCAGAACTTTGCCACCGCCAGGAGCGTGGTCGCAGCGTTTATCGAAGCGACCGTCATGATCGACAACCAGATAAACGGCAGCGACAGTCACATCGAGTACGAGACTGTCACCCATCTCGGAGAAGAGATCGTGGTCTACCGCCCCGGTACTCAGTACGAAGTGCGTCTCCACGGTCTGTCCCATGCAGAGTGGGACGTGATCGCAGAGATGACGGGGGCAGAAGTCACCCTGAACTGACATCCATTGTACACAGAGGTCGCCATGAAGCAGGTAGCTGTCATCCTGACTGTGCTCGCGCTGTCTGCTTGTAGCGATGAACCCACGGCTCGTCGTGTCCTCACCAAAGCAGGCTACACGGACATCGAGATCACCGGGTTCGACGTTCTGATGTGTGGGCACAACGACACACGATCCACCGGCTTTCGCGCCACCAGTCCCAGCGGACGGCACGTCAAGGGTGCTGTCTGTACGGGCTGGGATCGCGGCTACATCATCGCCTTTCGCTAGGGAGACCATCATGTCCGAGACATTAACGCTGCGCCCCGAAGTCCTCGCGTTCGCCCAGGAGATGGAGCGGCGCCTCCGTCGTGGTGACAAGAAGTACCACGGGCAAACCTGGGAGCAATGGGACTGCCCCTATGTCGCCTCGCAGCATCTCGAACGCGTCCACTATAGGCTCGATGACGCTATCGGCGCTTGGAACCTACACACCGGGCATACCGAGGCGCAGTCACGCATCGAGGTAGTAAAGCGTGCGGCTGACGTCGCCAATTATGCCATGATGGTGTTCGTGCTGTGCGGGGCCTACGACGCACCTAAGTCCCCCACCATGCAGGATGTCGAGCAGTCGGCCAAGGACATGCTGACCAGCGAGCAGGGACCTGTAATCGGCCTCAACCAGATCAAGGGCGACGATCCCTGCGCGGACACCGTGATCGAGGGCGTGGTGCAAGACCTTCGATCCCGCTCTCGCCTTGGCGTCAAGAAGTACGGTGTGACCCTGGGGAACTCCAAGCTCACCCACGAGCAGTTACTGCGCCATGCCTATGAGGAGGCCCTGGACTTATCCAACTACCTGCATGGGGCCCTGGCCGTCTTGGGTTCGGCAGAGACTTCACCGGGCCTGCTGCGCGTGAACGAGGACCAGTACAACGAACTCGTGGCCATGCTCGACAAGACCACCGAGGTCTCCGAGGAACTACGGCGGGAAGTGGCCAACCGTCGCTGGCGCTGAGCGTGTGCAATTAACGTCACAAGGACACAGATCATGAGCGACAACGGGTTCAAGAAAGTGGGGGGAGGTTTATGGGCTCGTGACGCCGCTCGCTACGTCGTCATCACCCTCTCGCGTGAGGGCGGGACGACTTCTCAGGCTTTCCGTGACCTCGACAGTGCTGTCGCGTGCGCGCTGCAATTCACGAAACCAGAGGTTAAGCCGAGCCAGTACGAGAAAGTGACGGTCAATGATCGTCACCGGCATACGATGATCATGAGCCTGGACCTTTGGCACGGGGACTTCGACAGCCCCCACCCGTCTACTGACGTCACAGAGCGAGAAGATGATCAGAACGATCAAGTCCATCAACGTGCGGCCCAAGTCTGATCGAGAGTGCCTGAAGGACGTGTACCGCATGGTCGCGGCACCCTCGGCCAACAAGCGCAAGCCCGTCACCCTGGCGGGCCGCGTCCAAGACAACCGCTTTGAGCAAGGAGGTCCGCGTGACCGGTAAGAAAATCAATGACCTCGTGATGGAAGCTGAGGATGTCGCCTACAGGTGCAAAGAGCGCGCCCGCATCCCTGACGAGATTAGCAAAGACACGCTCAAAGAGGCGGCACGTATTCTGGAGCAGTTTGCTCAAATGCCTGTGCTCGACGCACAGGTCTTGTTGACCGACCCCGACGACCCATTCCCCATCACCACGCCTGTCGAGAAGAATGGGGGCGAGTACCTGTTCCCCGGAACCGTCGTGGCGTCATTCCTCAAGCGGGATGGTCAGCGTCGCTATGTGGTGGAGGATGACCGCAAAAGCTTGCACATCTTCAGCGCGAAGAACCTGCGCCGCAGGGCTTCAGACGAGGAAAAGGCACACGAGCGTCGCGAGAGAATGGCGTGGGTAATTCTTGTCTCTGCGTACGACGGGCTGAGCGAGGCCGACATCATCGACCTCCTCGAATACGAGCAAATGCTTGGGGAGAGTAAGGAGTGGCAAGACAAGCTTGATGCCGCCCGCAAGCAGGCAGACGCTGTGATCAGGTTCGTGAAGTGATGCGTAAGCGCGAGCACCTGATCGACACGCGCTGGCACAACCTGTTCTACGCGGGACTACTCGTCATCATCCTCTGCATCTGGGGGATGGGGGCCGTCATCCTCTACAAGATCGCAACCGACCCCAAGGAGTTCGGGTCGTTCTTCAACAAGATCGAGCAAGGCTACAAAGGAGAGAAGTGATGAACGAGCCCAGCATGAAGACCCTCGGGGTGTTGCTGTTCGACGCCCTGATCAAGGACGAGAAGAACCCCAACGATCCCAACCGGGAGGGCAAGGGGCCCTTCACCCCGATCAAGGACGGGGGAACAGTCCTCAACGGCCTGTACGACCTCGACAGGGCCGCCGTGGACTTCCTGACCCACAACGGCATGCTGGGCAAGTGGCGCCCCATGTCCGAGCACAAGGCCCCCTGGCCTCATGAGCGGATGGCTGTGGCGGCCTTCAACAAGGACGAGCCCGAGAACATTAGGACCATCGTCTGCACCTGTGCTGACCACGGCAAGCTCTACCCACAGCATCCCGAGGGTTCGTACCCTCTGGCCCTGGAAGATATGGGCCTGACAGCCTTTGCGTGGTTGGACATGTCCGAACTGATCTATACCATCGATACCGCCGTGGAAGCAGCGGTCAAGGAGCGTGAACAAGACATCGCGCTCGACAACGCCAGCAACGATTTTGGAGGCTGACTATGGACAATACCGTGAGCGAGAGCATCCGTCACGCCGAGGCCATCAAGAAGGCCCTGGAGCAAGGCGGGCAGATCATCTCCAAGCGAGACCAGCCCTTCGGCACCATCACCGTGGACGGGGTTGTGACCATGGCGCGCTACATCGAGCGTGAGATCGACAGAGCCGTCTGTGCAGCCCTGGTCGAGGAGCGGGATCGTGTCGCCCTGGATGAAGCCAACGCGCCCCGCACCGAAGGCCCATTCTCGTAAGGAGAACACATGACCAGACGAGGCACCCCTATTACCTACGTCGGACCCGTCACGCCCAATGCCGTGGGGCCGGACGACACTGCCCGCACCTTCGGGTTCCAAATCCTGCAAGTTTGCGGGAAACCCTTGACCCTCACGTACAAGACTGAGGAAGACGCGTACGAGCATCAGACCGCGTTCCGAGAACTTCCGGGAGCCGTTGTCCTGGGTGAACCTGAGGCGATCCAGGGTGTCTTCGAGGGACTGGAGAGAGCCTACCAGAACGGCTATCTGCAAGGCAAAAGCACCCTCACTAGCAAGACATCTCCGGGACGCGGTTTCCTGGGACAGACCGAGGTCGGGGAAACTCTGGACGACACAGCAGAGACCGATGGTCTGGATAGGGATTGGCAGCAGTCGGGAGGCTGAAAAACCAAAACGATCTCATGCAGTTAATTGCACAACGCCCTGGACCCCAAATCCGGGGCGTTCGTGTATCCAAAGCCTGGAAAAATCCCGGGAAAAGCCCGTACACCCCGCCCAGGGAAAATCCAAGCACGTTGGGGCGGAAGAACTGTAGCTATTGCAAGAGCCATAGAAACCAGTAGCCCCCGCCGTAGGCGCAGTACGCTCCAGTTTGACGGCGGCCGATTTGCATGCCGGAAATGGGACGTTTGCATGAATGAAATCAGTCACTTAGCCCATGCAGGCTAGGTGCATGGCGTAACGGAAATGATTAGGAAATTGCTTGACGCATGGTTAGGAAATGATTAGGAAAATGGTTAGGAAAAGGAGTTGCAGATGATACGCTCGCTTGCCCAGATCGCTGCCGACAATGCCCTGAAAAATGCAGGCCAGGCGCATGCAGCTATGCCTGAAGCCACGCCCGCAAGCCCGCAGGATGCAGGCCAGGTGCATACGAGTTCGGATGCACGCCCGTCTGAAAAGCAGGCTAGGCGGACGCATGGGGCGGCACGCACGCACGCTGACACGCAGCCCGCCCCGAAGAAGCGCGGACGTCCGACGCTCGGCGACCGCCCGATGACGCAGTCGGAGATGAACGCACGCAGCCGCGCGAAGAAGCGCGCACGCATGCAAGGGGAATGACATAAGGGCTGTGAAGTTAATTGCACAGAATGGTGTTTTTTCCTTTACAGCCCCCGCACACAGGATATCGTCTAAGCATCACCAGCCACCCACATCCCAGGGTTCAGCGGTGAGGGAAATGGAGTTCCCCAATGCCCGTCATCAAGTCCTACGCTTCCGCCGAGACCGCCCAGAAGATCGCGGCCAAGAAGTCCACCCCCGACGCCCAGTACGTCGTGGTCGAGAGCAACGGCAAGTACGAGGTCGTGCTCTCCAACCCGGTCAGCGTCGAGACGGCTTCGGTGACGCAGCCTTCGAGCGAGACCTCCGACAACCTATCGGCGGCGACGGACCTCATGAACGAGGCCGACGACATCATCAACGAGACGCCTCCCACCCAGAAGGTGATGCACGGCAGCACTGTCACCCTGGAGATCGACGGCGCCAAGCTGACCGCCCAGTACGTGATCACCCCCGTGCTCGGCAGCAAGCCCCGCTGGTTCGAGCGCAAGCGCCTCGACAGTGCCGAGGCCATCCAGGGTGGTGTGCGGATCACCTGCAACACGAAGGAACTGACCTCGCGTGGCCTGGGCCACCTGCTCGCCCAACTCGACACGAAGGCCAACGAGGAGCCCGCGCCCATCGAGTTGCAGACCGAGCACATGGGCCCCGAGACCGACGCGGTCGAACTCAGCGTCCCCGCCCAGGCTGCCTGACCAGCCACCCAGTGCAGTTAACTTCACAAGCCTCGCTCGCAAGAGCGGGGTTTTTTTGTGCGAAGCAGGCTAGGCGCACATGCAGGCTAGGCGTACGCACGCTCGGACGCACGCACGAAAAGCAGACAAGGCGCACGCATGCTCGTATGTACGCACGCAGTCAGATGACGATGACGGCAGATGTAACCTGACGATGGTGCTGTTTGTCAGCACTGACGACTGATGCTTGACGACATTCGTCACGGTGACGCAGCCTTCGAACGAGGCGCACGCACGCAGCCTGAAGACTGACGCTGGGCGTCAATCGTCAATCGACAGAAGAAGGTGTTTTTCCCTTTACAGCAGTCGGGCCAGTGCTACGTTAAATCATGCCCAAGGGAAACACCTCCCAGGGCAAACGGGAAAAGGAGTTCCCCATGGCTCGCAAGTCCATCACCCTCTCCAAGAACGCCAAGAAGTTCGACGCGGCCCTCCTCTCGCACGACGCTCACGTCACGGCGTTCCTCTCCCAGCCCAAGCCCACCGGCACGGCCCTGGCCCTCATCCCCGGTGAAGGCGTGATCGACCTCACCCCGGCCCGCAAGCCCACCCCGAAGATGGTGACGCTCCGCTGCCCGGTCGGGACGAAGGAGACCCCCCTGTATGTCATCACCCCGGAGATGGGTGGGAAGCCCCGTTGGTTCGAGAAGCGCCTGCTCTCCGCATGGGTGGCTGACGGTGACAGCTACTTGGTGACGCTGGCAGAGCGGGGTGTCAAAGAGCGGAAGCTGACTGCCTACATCGCCTGACACAAGGCACCAGAAGTAAGCAAGGCGGGGCCCTCGGGTCCCGTTTTTGTGCGCAGACGCCTGACGCAGCCTTCGAACTGAAAAATGCAGGCTAGGCGTACGAGCGTATGGAGCAGGCTAGGCGCATGCACGTACGAAGCAGGCTAGGCGAGCGCACGCACGTATGCACGCAGTTGGTGACGAATGAAGAATGACGACACCGTGTGATGCTTGACGTCAATCGTCACTTGGTGACGCCTGACGCTGGGCGACATTCGTCATGAAGGCGCAGCCTAGCAGCTTCGGAGGCTAGTCAATGGCCAGTCAAAGCCCGTATGGGCACGCCAGTCGCAGATTTGACAGGACCGTCAACGAAGGTTCATGCCTGGGCCCGCCCCCAGTCCAGGGCCGTCCAGACCCTTCCCAGGCGAGTGACATTAATTGCACTGAAGGCAGAAACACCACACGACATGGCATGATCTTTTAGGCGCACGCAGGTGTTTTTCCCTTTCCCTGACGACCACCCGTGTTACGTTAAATCACGGGGGCAAAAACAACCCCCCTGGAAACGGAGTTCCAAATGGCCCAGATCACCACTCACATTCTCTACGGGTTCAACGAGGAGGGGGCCGAGGCCATCTCCATCATCCACCCCTCCGTGGGCCTGGAGCGGTGGCTCAAAAAGAATGACTACTACCAACTGGCCCAAAACCCTGACGCCCTGCGGCTGTTGGAAGTTGGGGAGTTGGTGGAGGTCTCAGAATTTCAACCCATAATTGACTGGACCCATCTCACCTTACGGACCCTGACCACTGACGTTTGACGTCACTCATCACCCCTCCCCCTAAAAAGGGAGGGGCCCTGGGAATGGCACGCCAGATGCTGCCGGTGACGCAGCCCTCGAACTGGCCCGTCTGCAATTAATTGCACGGGAGGCGACATTTCCCTGGACATGCACCGGGCCTGGGCTACGGTATTCGTGGGGCAACAAACCCCACCCCGGAAAAGGAGTTCTGGACATGAAGACCATCACCCTCACGGATCGCGAATTGCTCCTCATCAAGGTTGCCCTCTACGCGGTGAGCCCCATTGGTGGCGGGTCCGAGACCTTCACCTTGAGCAGGAAGATTGAGACCACCGAGACGGACCCGGAAGACAAGCTACTTATGCGCTTCTGCAACAATGTACTGGAAGACGCCGAGGAGGCGGGCGTGATCAACAGGATTTGACAGAAGACGGGAGGGGCCCACCAGCCCCTCTCCCTCGTGCGAAGCCGTATACGTTATTCGTAATTATGACCCCGCAGACGCAGCCTTCGAGCAGACCTCCAGCGTCTGACATTAATTGCACAAATCGACAGACCCAGCGAAAAACCTCTTTACAGCAGTCGCACAGGGTCTACGTTAAATCATGGGCAACGGGGAAACACCCCAGCCCACCAGCCACCGGAAAAAGGAGTTTCCACCATGGCCGCCAAGAAGATCAGCCTCTCCCGCAATGCCAAGTCCTTCGACGCCAAGCTGTTCGATGCGGACTGCCAGCCCCAGGCCATCCTGCTCCACACCCCGGAGATCGTGAGCGAGTTCAGCGAGAGCACGGGTGTCCAGATACTGGCCGCTCAGCCCTGCACGGCACTGACCGTGATCCCCGGCGAGACGGTGAAAGACCTGCCTCGGGTGAAGACGATGACCCTGCGGTGCCCGGTTGGCACCAAGGAGACGCCCCTCTACATCATCACCCCGGAGTTCGGGGGCCGCCCGCGCTGGTTCGAGAAGCGGCTCCTGACCGCCTGGGCTGAGACGGACGGTGTCTGGGAAGTGACCCTGCCCGAGCGTGGGGTGAAGGACCGCAAGCTCCAGGCCCTCGCGGTCTGATCCCAGAAGACAAAAGGACGGGGGCTCGTCAAATAGGCGGGTCCCCTCTTTACGTGCGCAGACCCTGGGCTACCGTGTAGAGGTCAACACGGAAAAGGAGTTCAGGTGATGCCGGAGCAGACTTTTTTGGTGAACGGTTCTTGCAGCCTCGGAGACGCAGACCCGGAATGGCGGTTTGCAATCATCTCCGCAGCAGATAGGGCGGAGGCGGTGGAGTACGCAAAGGTGATGTGGACGGAGGAGGGGTTCACGGTGTTCTTTACGTGCCTCAACACGGAAATCCCGGAGTAGAATAAGGCGACGGGGCTCGCTTTTTTGGCGGGCCCCTCTTTACAGTAGTTGCTCTGGGGCTATCGTCTAAGTGTCACCAGGAAAAGGAGTTCCCCAGATGGCAGCCTTCCAGATCACAGTTCAGCAGTTCCTAGACATCATTACCCAAGAAGCCTCAGACTACATCAACTCAGATGGGGAAAACACACCCCCCACAGGGGGCTCAGTCACCATCAGAATAGACCCCCAGGAGAGCCACACCATCTCCATCTCCTCAGATCACAATTTGGTGGAAAGGCTCTCAGACATCTTCCAGTGCCATTTCTCCCCCCTCCCAGACGGGGAATAACTACCTAGTTGGGGGACCCCTAAAAAGGTCCCCCTCCTCTTTACATCCGTCGCCATTGTGCCATCGTTAAGTCAGTCCCAGGGAAAAGGAGTTTCCTCAGATGACCAAAGCTGCCCTCCGCGCCCTCGCCGAGCAAGCCGCCCGCACCCACAGCGTGACGAAAGTCGCCCAGGGCGCCCGAGCGTACGGCGAGCGGGAGATGTACCTGAGGACCGAGGCGACCGACCGGGAGTTGGATGAGGAGCGGATCGAACGCAGCCTCGCCCAGCGGCAGAAGAGGATGAGCCTGGAACAGGCGGCCGAGACGAAAGCCCAGCAGATGTACGAGGACCGCCGCGCCCGCATGGGGTACTGACGTTAATTGCACAGGCAGGTGTTTTTCACTTGCCTGTCCCTGCCCTTGTGCCATCGTACTCGTGGGGCAAGCGAGCCCCCGGAAAAGGAGTTCCAAGATGTCCGCCAAGCTGATCGCCGCCCGTTCCGCCGCCATGCTGACCGACCCGAAGTGGCAGGAGGAGATCGCCCACTACGCCCGCTTCAGGGGCTGCTCTGACAGTGCAGCAGCCTGGGACTTGGCCAAGCAGGAGATCGAGGAGGAGGAAGAAGCCCGAGAGGACGCTGCTCTGTAAGGACCGCACAGCCTCGGGGAGCCCTGCAAGTCAGTGTGCTCCCCATCCCCCCGCTCGTATGTATAGAAGGAAGTCCGACATGTTCTGGTACGTCATCGCCGCCCTGCTGATCGCCTCCCCCGTCGCGTACTGGGAAGTCCGTACCCGTCTGCAAGCCCGCGCGTACCGCATGCAGTGTGGGGACGTCGAGCCGATCAGCCTCGTGTGCCAGTATGCCGAGCGTCCGCATGTCCCGAGGTTCGAGACGTACAGGGATTGGACGTTGGGCCTGGACGACTAGACCAGAAGCAGACTAGCCGAAGCAGGCTAGGTCGATGCAGACTAGGCGATTGCAGACAAGGCGCATGCAGGCCAGACGAAGCAGACTAGGTGGAGCAGGCTAGGTGCCTGCCTGCCTGTGTGAAGTTAGTTGCACTGACGTGTGACGCTGACCGTCAGAAGTCACGGAGGCGTAGTCGGGAGAAGGACGTAGGCATGGAAGGCAGATGTCTGGGAGAAGACAGCAAGTCCGCCTGACAGGACGCTAGTCCGGTGTACGGGAATAGGCAGACGAAGGTCGATTTGGGTGGACAAGGTGTCGTCCCGTGCTACGGTAAGTCGTAGTCAAGGAAAAGGAGTTCCCCATGACCAGCCAAGACCTGATCGACATGATGGTAGCCCAGATTGAAGCAGCCGTTGAGGCGGGCGACAGTGAGAAGGCAGATGCCCTGATCGGCCTGCTTGATAGCATGCCTTCTGATGTCCGTGAGGCAGTTGCTGCTGCTGTTGAGTGACAGATGACAGAAGGGTGGGGCCCCCAGCCGGGAGCCCTGCCCCCCAGGTGCAGTGAGAAGGCCAGCCTGCCAGCAGGTCTGGTGAATTTGCACGATGAAGCCAGTTGCAGAGGGAGGCGTCGTCGCTAGGCGCCCGGAATTGGTGGGAAAGGTCGGGAACTTGTCCCTGGCGGTGGGTGGGGGAATTGGCGTCGAACTTGTCTCTGGGTGTTGAGCCTGGGAATAGGGGGAAATTGGTGGGAAAATTGGTGGGACCATTCGACGGAGGGAGGACGCAGTGGCGATAGCGAACATGGCAGCCATCACGGCAGCAAAGTCGGGAAGCTGGTGGATGGTGAGCCCCTTCTTCAACGGAGGGTTCGAGTACGGGCCCTGCAAGGCCGGGCAGTCGCTCACCGTCTTGAGACTGGACAGCCCCCAAGGAGTGCTGATCAAAGCATGGACGACCAGAGCCCCGGAAGGCGCCGTCCGTTACCGGGTCGATGGCAATGTCGTCCGGTTTCGGAATGCCAACGGGGAGACGGTCAAGATGTGGTTCGTGACGGGTGGCAGCATCATCAAAGCTCTCAAGGAGTTCAAAGATGGGCAAGGCTGAGCGCGCGTTCCCCCCGAACCCCACCCCCAAATCCCCTCCAAAAAAATTCGCGCGGGTCAGGGACCCTCCAGCATCCCTCAGAGAAGTCGGGGCATGGTTGCTCTTGGGCAGCTACAGCGTGTACGCCATTGTCTTCACCCTGGTCCGCACCGTCACAAGGAGGACACGCCCGTGAACGACGACCCTGATTACGACCCGCTCGATCCGCCGCGCAACAAGACGTTCGAGTGGATCGTCATCGCCCTGCTCGTCGCCGTGGCCCTCGGGCCGGTCGGCTTCGTCATCCTCAAGATCATCCTCGGAGGTTTCCAGTGAGTGAAGGCCCCACCACCCCCATCCTACAGAACCCCAGCCCTGTCGCCTTACAGACCCGCGTCCTCACGGAACGGGTCATTCAGGTGAACGGGCAGGCCATGGTCCCGGTCGCGATGTCGATCTCGGGGTACGTGCTCGAAGCGGACGCCCTCAAGCTGCAACAGTCCATGCTCAACGTTGCGCAGAACGCGGCCGATGCCCAGGCCCCCAAGGCAGAGCCTGACGACGACGCGGAGATGACCGACGAGGAGCTTTCTGGGCTGCGGCCTGTCAACGAGGTCCCGGAAGTCGCCAACGCGCTTAACAAAAAGAACCCGACATGATGGACCTCGACCAAGAACTGAAGACGATGCTGCGGGAGGAACTGCTGATCAGGGCTCGCAAACGGCGCAACGCGGCTCGGTGGAGGTTCGTGATCGGGCAGTCCTTCATGGTGCTCTGCATTGCCCTCGGGGCTGTCACCCTTGCGGTCTCGTGGTATACGCGATGAGCCCACGACGGCGGCTGTTCAATCAGATCATCATGGGGTCCCTCGTCTACCACATGCTGTTCTTCTTCAACTTGGCGGTCCTCCAGTGGGGAACAATCCTCGCCAGGGCCGTCAAGGTCACGTTGAGGCCCCTGTGGGCCCTGTAGGACGTTAAAGGGCTTCCTGGGGCGGTTTTAGGCTGCTACAGGGGCCTTCTCCATTAGTAAGGACACCACCATGACCACGCTCTACAAAGTTCAGCACCGCATCATCGGGACGGGGATGTTCGAGGACGCGATGTTCACAACCAAAGTCTTCGCGGAGAGGCACATGACGGCGCTTCGCAACGACGGGATCGACAGCACCCTCTCGGAGGTCACGCTGAAGAAAGTCGGAGAGAGCGGTGTCACCAGCAAGGAACTCTACTGCGCCCTCTACAACCGCCAGAACTACGCGGAGAGCGGCCGGGTGCTCAAGACCCTGCCCGGCGTCAAGCATCCGAAGAAGTAGCGACGGCAACCTCACCCTGATCAAGTACACGAAGACGGAGTTCGTCCTATGAAAGACACCGACATCGCCGCGTTCAACGCGAAGCTCTACTCGCAGGACACCCTGCTCAAGGCCAACATCGAGACCACGACGCCGGGCGACGAGCAGGCCATCACCGTCACCACCGAGAGCATCCCGGCGTCTGTCTTCGAAGCGGCCCTGGCCATGACCAAGCTGCTCGGCCTCAAGGACGGACACTGGGCGCACGTCCAGTTCTCCTGCAAGCGTGAAAACGGCGGGGTCATGGTGAAGGCGCTCGTCGTGGATCGCCCCCATCCGACCACCGCTGCCGTTCTCGAACGCCTCTGACACCTGCTCCAAGGAGGGACCCATGAGCCAGCCGACCGCCGCCTCGATCTTGGATGATCTGCAACTCATGACGCAGATCGGCAAATCCAATCAGTGGAAGATGAAGCCGCAGCCCAAGCAGAAAGACGGGCCGGTGGACTTCTACAAGGTCGTGGATGCAGACGGTCGGCTGGTGTTCACACTAGGGTTCGCCGAGGGAGACCATCAGACCCGCATCCTCGTGGAGGCCCTGCTGACCAAGGGGCACGCCCTCGTGGCCGGCGCCGCGCTCACCGTGCAGATGCACGACACCTGTGAGGAAATCCTGGCCTGCCAGCAGGTGAAGGAGCGGGACGGGATTACCGACGCGTACAACGACCGGCAGAAGCGCGTGTGGGACCACATGCGGATGCTCATGACCCAGATCAGGGGACCGCTCGACGTGGTGCTCGGAAAGAAGGCTAGGAAGCCATGAACAAGTGGCTCGTGCGGCTCGGTGAGCACGCAGACGTGATCTGGATGGTGGTGCTTGTCGGGCTCGTCCTGTTTATCATGCTGTCCTACGTCATCCCCGAGGAATGACATTAATTTCACAGGAGGGCGTCATGCCGCTCGATCAAGTCGCCCTGCTCGTCTTCACCATGTTGCTGATCTTCTGGTACGTCATGAAGGTGAACCAGATGTGCGGGGACACGCGCTGGCTGTTCCTGATCTGCATCCTGTACGTGATCGCGGGCTGGGGGGCGGAAGTCATCATCAACTTTGGTCCTCGATAATACCCTATTTACACCCTTGCACTTTCCTCTAATCTCACTTCATCACCACCCCAACCATCCCCCAACATCGCAGCCTGGGGATGTGTTGGGCACTTTCGTAAGCCGCCAAGGAGGGCGCAATCATGGCTTTCAAACTCCCCAAGCACACCCCGCCGAGTGTGCGTGACGACTACGAGCGCAACTGCCAGCTAAACCCAGCCATCGTGAAGCTCGGGCAGCAGTTGCAGAACGCGGCGTTCGCGCTGCGCCCCGACAAGCAGTGCCCTCCCGACGAGTGCCCGGCTCCGATTTACATGAGCATCGCCGTAGCAGTTGCGTCCGACAAAGCTCGGCGTAAGTTGATGCTGTCGGCCATCGCCCTCCTTCCTCTCGGAGACTGACATGGATCAGATCGCAGACTTCATGTTCAAGGGCGGGCTTGTGTTCTTCCAACCCAACGAGAACTTCTGGGAGTTTCTGAACAAGCTGCCCTGGCGGCACAAGCAGTTCCACGACATCGGCGCGGGCATGGGCTGCCTCACCCGACAGATGCGGGACAAGGGGTTCGACGTGAAAGCGTACGACCTCTACCCGAAGGAACAGGCGTGCGTACCGGACATCAAAATCCTCGACGCCACCACGGACTGGATAGAGATCGAGCGTCTGGACTGCATGATCATCGCCCGGCCCTGTCACAACGGCTTCGCGAGCGTCGTGTTCGAGCGGTATCTGTGCAACGGCGACGCGCTGTACATCTCCAGACCGGAGAACGTGCCCATCGACATCGGGGACTTCCACTTCGAGATCGTCGCGTACAACGTCGGCGCGGAGGGTGAGAACGTCTACCGCCTGTGGGCTCACAACAGCGAAGAGGCCCTGACCTTCCACCTGCTCGACAACTTCGGCGTGCAGACGTGGTGGCAGTACGACGAGAAGCGGAACTACTATTACAACTCGGCGGGCGGCGGCTCCCCGAAAAGAGTGACCGACAAGGTGATCAAGACACAGATCGCCCAGAACTGGGACATGTTCTACGACGACCCAGCGACCTGTGACGAGACCTCAGACACCGGCTGGCTCGCCCCGGATGGCACCTTCTACGGCTGCGATAGCAGCGGTCACAGCTACACCGCCAGCAGCATTATCGGCACGTCGGAGAAGCGGCTCGATGCTCTTGGCTGGGCCAAGCTGCGTGGGGGCTATCGCGGCGCCTTGTGGTACACGATGGGCGAAGTCCCCGGCACGCTGGCAGGAGACTGGACGACCCACAAGCCGACCCCCCAACAGGTCAAGGTGCTCCGCGCCAAGGGGTACAAGATCGACCGCTACGATCTCCAGCCCAGCGATCCCGATTTCGAGGTCGCCTCGACCCTAGTCCCGCCGGGTAACAGTCCTATATCCGACGAAGACGAGTGACTGTAGCGATCTCATAGTGTAGGTTAACCCCCCGGCCCCGGCCGCATAACAGGAGACGGTCCCATGTCCCAGAATTTTCAGGAAGCGTATCGCGGTGTCGAAGACGCGCTCGACAGCATCATCGGCGCGGCGACCGGCGTCCCGGCCCACATCCTCGCCGACTGCTTCCAGCGCCGCGCCAACCAGCAGCGCAAGCTCGCCGAGGCATCGGCTCAGGAGGCGGCGGGGCAGCCCATCGCCAAGGACGGCGTGAACCAGTCCGAGGGCGCGGCCCGTTCCTCGCCGACCGATGCAGCCCCCATCATTCAGGACGGGCGTGTGCAGCCGGCACAGGACGCTCCGGCGCCTGGGAAGCCCGCTGACGCCCCGCAAGTCACCGGCAAGCGTTCCTGATCCTTCCAGACTGTAACGAGCGTCCTGGGGCAACCTGGGGCGCTTTTTTGCGCAAGGAGGCGCACCCCCTATGAAGCGTATCTGGGTTCTGTCGCTCAACGAAGCCGGTGACACAATCGTCGCTACGGAGCACGAAGAAGTTCAAGGCGTTCTCGTGAAGTCCGGCAAGGAAATCAACGTCAGCATCAAGGTTACAGTTGACGGTGTAGTTGAGAAGCCCGACATTCGCGAACTGTTACTGGCTACGCGGGAAGAAATGCTCAAGCGGGATACTGGCTTCAAGCGCCTGGAGATGAAGTTCGACCATGTCGAGCGTTTCATCGAAGCCTGGAGCCTTCCTGTAAAAGCCGCCTGACAATCCCACGGACCCGATTGACACGCACGCAGTCGGGTCCTAAGTCAGGAATGACATTAATTGCACTAAGGCCAAGGAGGGTCACGGTGTCGGAAAAGTTCACTATCGTAGACGTCGATCACGTTGGCTCGTCGCAGGGTGCGTCTGTCGTCTACGAGGGCTGCCACGAGATCATGCAGGCGGGCTTGGAGCATTGGCCCGAGGGTCTGTATCCTGTCGATCTGAACAGCCCTGCGATCTTGGCTATCGACGCCAAGGCCAAGGACATCGTCGGTATCCTGACGTACGAGCAGATGGATCACCGTTCCTACGAAGTCACCCTAGCCTACGTCGAGCAGACCAGCCGTCGTCAGGGCGCTTTCCGGCAAATGTTCGAGCATCTGAAGTTCATCGGGCGGAAGGCAGGCATCAACCGGATTGTCGTGGACATGTCCTTCGGCAACGCCGAGATGACCCACGCGACGTACGCCCTGAAGATGGCGCCCAAGACCAAGACCCACGTTCTCCAGTTCTGAGGGCAGACGTCATGGCCGATCCGATGTTCTGGGGCAAGTTGATTGTCGATCTGCGGATGCAGCAAGGGTTGTCTCAACGACAGCTTGCATCGGCCACGTCTGTCAACAGGTCTACACTACGCCGTATCGAGCAAGACGGCGGCGGTGACATCACGATCATCGAGACTGTACTTGAGTATCTAGGTTACGAATTAGAAGCAGAGCCGACCGAGACATTGCAGGAGGTCAGGACGAAGCGTCTAAAAGCAGAGGCTGATCCTACGCAGAGAAGTCGCATTGCTGCTGCACTGATTGCGGGCTTCACATTCCCCCGCTAGGTTGATTTTATTCACGATTATGTTATCCAGCCCCGTCGCTACCGGCGGGGTTTTGCTATGGAAACCGGAGAGGAAACCATCCTCGTACTGAACGTCTTCAACGGACGTCCAGTCCCCATGGCCCTGCACAGACTGGAGAGCGGGGCTTACGCCCTCGTCACTGTCCCTGGTGTTGCTGCCAGCGACGCGCCTCCGTCTGACAACGACGTGTTCACCGACGCCTTACCTGTCACCGACGACCCGACACCCATCCTGTTCGGGTACACCGACTTCGTCTTCAGCGTTGTGCTGAACGACGGCCAGGAGACCATCTGGCTCGGTGGTGATGACGTGACACCCGAGAAGGGCTACCCGCTCCGTCCAGGCCAACCCTTCACTCAGGACCGTCTGGGTCGGACGCAGCGTGCCATGTTCGGGGTGACAGCGTCGGGCAAAGCCTCCACTGTCCGTGTCCTCCGATACTAGGAGGTTCCCATGCCAGGACCCGGACCCGTCACCTATCCTTCTGTAATGGTCCCAGACCTTGCCGTGCTGAATGTCGGCGGCAAGCAAGTGCTCGCCGTGGTGGCGTGGCATAAAGCAACTGACCTCGATCCTTCTCAAACCCTCTATGTCAGTGCGACCGGTCTGACCCCCGACAGTACCATCGCCGTCCCCCTCACACCGTCCGAAGTCCTTCTCGGCTCGAACCAGTATTCGTTCGATGCCAAGACGGGCGACGTTTACATGATGGAGATGTCCGATGCCCGTGACGATGAAGAAAGTCTCGAACCTTAAAGGCCCTCCCGGCGACGATGCTTATACCGTTGCCGTCGCCGCAGGCTTCACAGGAAGTCGTGCTCAGTGGCTCGCCAGTCTCAAGGGATCGGACAGCACCGTTGCTGGACCTCCGGGAACACGCGGAACCCGTCACTCGTCGGGAGCCGGTGATCCCCCCAGCACGTTCCTCGATACAGCCATCGTCGGCGATAGCTGGCTGAACACGACCACAGGAGACTGGTTCGAGGTTCAGTAATGCCTCTGACCATCAAGAAGGTCTCCAACCTGAAAGGTCCAGCGCCCGCGCTCTGGACCGGCGAAGGCATCGCTGTCGCAACGACGGCTCTGGTGACGGTGACTTTTCCTGATGGACTGTTCACCGCCCCTCCGCGCGTGTGGGCCCAAGGCATCGCTGACGCGGACAACCGCACGATCAACGTCACCATCGTCAACGGATCGCTGACCAAAAACGGCTGCCAGTTCATCGTCAGGAAGTCGCGGGCCAAGATGGCCACCGTTGTTAGTCTACTTGATCTTGCAGGGTACGAGCCTGATCCATTGTCCCCTGGGACCAAAATACAAGTGTTCGCACAGGCGGCTACCTGATCAAAGCCGGGCCAAATGGGCGACCGCAAATTGACAAAAAATGGGGGGCTTCGTACGGACGCACTGTCCCAAGACGAGGTCCCCCTGTATGTCAACCGCGAAAAAGAACCTGATCCCAGGTGCGTGGGTCGATCTCGGGACTTCTCCCGTGACGCTCACCCTGACAGACGCTAACCCCGTCCTTGTCTACATCGGCCAGACGATGCCGGATGCCACGTCGCGAGACGGGCTCACCCTCGACAATCGTCTCCCCAACCTGCCCGTGAACTTCCCCGGTCAGAAGGTCTTCGCCAAGGCGAAGTTCGCCCCCACCACCATCATCGCTTTCACCACGGACACCGTGGCGTCCGACGTGCCCATGCCGGGCCCGGTCGATGAGTTTCGTGCCGTCAGCATCACCACGAAGTCCGTGGCGCTGGCGTGGAAGCCCCCGAAGCGCGGCGGCACCCCGGCCGGATACAAGGTCGAGTACCGGCGCAGCAGCGGCTCGTCCCCCTGGACGACCTTCGTCGCCAGCACGAGTGACGTTAATTGCACTGTGACCGGGCTCGCGGAAGGCACGACCTACCGCTTCCGGGTGACGGCGCTCAACACCAGCGGGAAAGGACCCATCTCCCAGACGGTCTACATGCAGACCGCCAACACCCCCATCGAGCAGCCGGTCAACGACAACGTCCTCAAGAACGTCGATGGGACGGTCTTGCTGAACGTGGACGGCACTCCCCTCCTCAAAGTCGCATAAGGAACCGACCTTAATGGCCCAGAAGCAACCCTTCCAGAACCCGATCACTCCCGGCCTCAACCACCGGTTCGTGCTCCGTGACCCGAGCAAGTCGTCTGCCACCGACGATGGCAACTACGGCGAGTGCAGTCTGAACGACCTCGCCCTGGCCATCGGCATCAATCCGTCCGACAACACCGCGCCCGTCATCGCCATCGGCAGCGCCTTCGCAGTCCCCGAGAACTCGCTGTTCCGTACCCAGCTTGTCGCCAACAAGCCGAACGTGGTGTGGTCTCTTGTCCCCGGCCTCAACGATGACTACGCGGCGTTCCTGATCGACGGCGACATCCTCCAGTTCATTCCCGCGCTGAACGTGGACTTCGAGAACCCGGCCGACCGGGACATGAACAACTCGTACATCTGCACCGTGAAGTGCGCGACGGCCGGCAACCTCTCGCAGTTCGTGACCAAGCAGGTGACGGTGACTGTGCTCGACGCGCAGGAACTGTTCGCCCCCACCAACATCGCCCCGCCCGTCATCACCGGCACCCCGCAGCAGGGCCAGACCCTGGTCGTCACGTCGGGAACGTGGTCGGATACCCCCAGCGCCTACGGCTACCAGTGGCGCCGCAACGGCATCCCGATTGCCGGTGCTGTCCAGCCGACCTACGCCCTCACCCCGGAAGACGTCGGCGCCGTGCTGACCGTCATCGTCACGGCCCAGAACGCGGCAGGCACCGGTTCGGAGAGTTCCGGCGAAACCGGCACCGTCAGCCCGGCGGCTCCGGTGTTCACGTCGCGTCCGATCATCACCGGCACCGTTCAGGTCGGCAAGGTGCTGACCGCCTCCAACGGCACCTGGGACAACAACCCGACGAGCTTCGCCCGTCAGTGGAAGAGGAACGGCACGAACATCGCCGACGCCACCGGGACCACCTACACGCTGGTGGCCGCCGATCTCAACGCGGCCATCACCTGTACCGTCACGGCGACCAACGCGGGCGGCTCGACCAGCCGGACCTCCGATCCCACGGCTCCCGTCCTCGCGGCGGGTTCTGCGCTGTCGATCTCGGGCTCGCCCGTGACCTCGGCGACCATCGGTTCGGCCTACGGTGGCTTCTCGGTGGCTGCGGCGGGCGGCCAAGGCCCCTACAAGTACAGCGTCGTCAGCAACCCTCTCCCGCCGGGCATCAGCCTGAACGTAGATACGGGTGCTGTCAGCGGTTCGGCTACGGGTTCGGCGCAGAACTACGCGAACATCATCATCCGTGCGACTGACGCGGCCGGCGCCACTGCCGATCTTCCGGCGTTCAGCATCAACGTGGCCGCAGCCGTCGTTCCGCTGGCAATCAGTGGCACCCCTGGCAACGCCACTGTCGGGTCCGCCTACACCTTCACCCCGGCGGTCACGGGCGGCAATGGTTCGACCAAGGGCTTTACGTTCGAGGGCACCCTGCCTCCGGGCATGAACTTCTCGTCCACGACCGGCGCCATCACCGGCACACCGACCACGGCGGGCACCTACGACACCGTGAAGATCACCGTCACCGACACGTCGGGTTCGGCCATTCTCGGTCCGATCACGATCCCCGTGGCCTCCAGCGCCGCCTTCCTGCTCGACACCCTCGATCAGAAGCCCGAGTTCTGGATCAGCTTGCGGCGTTCGGCAGCCAACATGGGTTCGGGCAACTACGTCCGCATCCGTCGTGCCGATGGCCTGGAAGCTGAGTTCGGGTGGGATGCGGCCAACATCCTCGACTTCGACGCTGTGCTGAACTTCACGGGTCGCGTGACGGCCAGTGAGGGGTACATCGTCTCGGTCAAGGATCAGTCAGGCAACGGCAAGGACTTGACCTTCCCGTCCGGCGCACAGCCCAAGATCGTGTCGGCCGGTGCCATCGTGCTCAAGAACAACCGGGCGATCATGCCGATCCCCGGCGTAGCGCACTCCAGCCCGAGCATCGACATCGACCCCGGCAACACCACCATGTCCTACCGCATTGTGGCCGATCACCGCTCGTCGGGTAACGGCGATCTCGTGCGCGGCACCGTGGCAGGCGCGGGTCACGTCCGCTTCAACGGAACGCACTTCGTGCAGACCCTGAAGCAAGGCGGCTCGGTCCTTAACACGGCAGCGGCGGCGCTGGCGGCAGGAACCCTCGGCTATATCGCCGTGGACTTCGACGCTGCTGGAACGACCATCGTCGTAGACGGCGGCGCTCCGGCGACCAGCACCACGGCTCCGGCTCTGGTGCAGGGCGGCAAGCTCCAGATCGGCGGGTCCACTACGTCGGTCAACGGCATCGCCGCTATCGGCCGCTTCGCCACCAAGCCTTCGGCCTCGGACGATGCCAAGATGCTGGCCTCGACCCGCTCGTACTACGGCACCGCTGGCGCCTAAGCCAACCCCAGGAGCCTCCCGCCTCACGGCGGGGGGTTTCTTCGTCTGAAGCACCCTAGCGCGAGGCGCAGACTATGCAGATCACCCGTCAGTGGCAGCGAGACAACTTCGGGTCTGGTGAGCCCTGGACCGCCATTCCAGGCGCCACCAACCTGACCTACATCCCCGTGGGCGACGACGTCGGTTGTCGTCTTCGCTGCATCGAGACAGCTACCAACGTCACAGGCTCGTCGCCCAAGATCACCAATGTGACCGATATCGTGCAGTCGGCCAGCGTTCGTCCGGCCTTCGTTCCCAGTGTTGCGCGGACCCGTGATCGGATCGCGTTCGGCGGCCCGCAGGACGAAGCTGAGATCATCGCTCTCGGCGTCGAGCAGTACATCGACCGGCAGTTGAACCCGGCGTTCCACGACGTCAACACCAAGCGGAAGTACCAGACGTGGCCTCTCGGCTTCGAGATGGTGGACTACCACTTCTCGGACGACCTGGGACCGCAGGCCCTTCACGTCGCCCGTCTCGCGGGTAGCCGTCAGAACGTGCAGTCCATGATGCACGAGTTCTGGGTGAACCACTTCGTGACCGGCTACCAAATCCGCGCCAACACGCGGTTCGCGGGTCTGACGGCGTTCGATGACGCCTGCTTCAAGAAGGGCCTCGGCAACGCGGCGGAACTCGGCAAGCACTTCCTCCGCACCGCCGTTCTCCAGTATTTCATGGACAACTACCTGAACATCGCAGGTGCCCCGAACGAGAACTTGGGCCGCGAAGTGCTCGAACTGTTCTTCCTCGGCATCGGCGACGAAGACGAGCCTCCGCACTACGATCAGGTGGTGGACGTCATCGAATGTACCCGCCTCTTCTCGGGACAGGGCACGCGGACAATCAAGAAGGACGAGGCCGGCTTCAAGATCGATGACGACCCGCTGCACATCCGTGGGCCGTACACGCGGGGTGACAAGCAGTTCGGCGAAGACGAGCCTGCGATCTACTGGAACAACGCGACCGGCGTCCACCAGTACAACTCGCACCAGCAGACTGGCTGGCACTGGCCGAAGCTACACGACCACGACCCGAAGTTCTTCACCTTCTTCCCCGGCTTCGAGTTCAGTTCTGCGAAGCAGGGTCGCGGTGTCGAAGGCTACTACCTCTGCCCCGAGGCCAGCCTGTTCATCGACATGCTCGCCACGCATCGGCCCGCCGCCCGCTTCATGTGTACCAAGATCGCGATCTGGTTCATGGGCGTGAAGCCGAGCCCGGCTCTCCGCGAGAAGATGATCGACAAGTGGGTGGAGACCGCCAAGGCCCCCGACCAGATCGCCCAGGTGCTCCGCGTCCTGTTCTTCTCGGAGGACTTCTGCGGCTCTTACTCGACCGCGAAGCGGACTTCGACCCCGATCCAGTATTGGGCGAAGTTCCTGAACTACTTCGGCGAAGGCTTCTTCTCCGAGCGCGACGTGGCCATCATCAAGGGCTACTGCGAGAAGGAAGAGTACAACACGCTGACGTACCAGACGCCCGCAGGCTTCCCCGACGTGCCGGATTACTGGCTCGCACCGGGACACCTTGCGGAACGTGCTTACCGCACCGGCTTCTCTCTGCCGAACAACCAGAACAACCAAGCGTCGTTCTGTGTGAACTACACCGGCTACCTACAGGGTCGAGGGCTCAACACGCCTCGCAAGCTGATCGAGGACATCAACCACTACTGGTTCGGAGATCGTGGCACTGCGGCCCAGTTGCAGACGCTGTACGACCATCTGGCCATGCCGCTCGATACTGTGACCGACTGGAACAGCGAGGCGCTTCGCAAGAAGCTCCAGCAACTGTTCCGCGCTGTGACCAGCATCGACCTCTCCTTCTACGCAGCCTAAGGACCCTGATCTATGGCAAACGACCAGCGTATCGTAGTCTGCATCTTCCGCCGTGGTGCAGCCATGGGCACGAACGAGATCGTCGCCCACAAGTCGATCCCCGGCGTCTCCTGGCTGGACGACTACCGTTCGGCCAACCGCTTCCCCAACTCGCACGCAGCGATTGCGGACACCATCGAACTGGAAGGCCAGAAGGGCTACGGGCTCAACACCCGCTTCAAGGCCATGACCAATCGGTGGAACCACCCGTCCTACGCGATGACGGCGTTCTTCACCCTCGGCACGCCGGCCGCCACCCGCTCGCACTTCTACGAGCAGGGCCGCATCGACTGCGGCGGCGTCAACTACAACTTCCTGAACTCGGGCTACATGAACCGGTTCGCCGGCCTCTTCAAGCCGCCGGTCGCGACGCCTCTCGATCTGATCTCGCTCGGCAACGCGCCGACCCGGTCTGTCATCGGTCTTGTCTCGACGTACGCGTCCACCAAGAGCGTCGTCCCGCTTCTGCTGCCCGAGCCGGTGGCCCTGGCCAAGAAGTTCATGAAGGCCGCTCCCTCGGCGACCAACGTGGAGGCCGTCACCGGTCGCGCCACGGCAATGGCGATGCTCGACACCAACGAAGGTCTCGGCTCGCTTCCGGTCCCCGCTCAGACGCCCTCGGACCTCAACGCCAATGCGCCCAAGTATCCTTCGGATAGCTGGTCGCAGAAGCTGCGGGACGCGGCGCGGATGATCATCGCAGGCGTGCCGGCCCGGTACATCTGCTGTGACTACGACGGCTGGGATCACCACTCCGATGCCGGTGGCTCGATCAACACCCCGCGTGGCGCTCGCCGTCATGCGCTGATGATGGCGACGTTCTCGGACGCAATCGAAGCCTTCATCTACGACATGGAGCAGAGCGGCAACTCCCAGCGCGTGATGCTCACCACCATGACCGAGTTCCACCGCACGATGCGCGAGAACGGCAACTTCGGCGCCGACCATGGCCAGTCCTGCCATGCCTACGCCTGGGGACCCACCTGCAAGTCCGACATCGTCGGCAAGGTGCTCGACTACCGCGCCAGCAGCGCCGCGTTCTTCGATGCGGGCAGCTACCAGTCTCCGTTCAACAACCGCCTGCTGAACTTCTCGATGGACTATCGCGATTTCCAGCGGCTGTGTTGCGAGTTCATTCTCGGCCGTCTCCTGACGAACGACGAAGTCACGACCATCTGGGGTTCGGGCTTCACGTCCAACATGACTGCCGAGCAGCGCGCCACGATCCCGCCCCAGAAGGCGGCGTAAGGAGAGACGACCATGGGAAAAGTCCGAGTAGCCCCGAAGGTCAGCGCGTTCACGAAGGGGGTGGACGGCTGCATCGAAATCCTGCGGACCAAGGCACCGGTCACGCGGGGACACATGTGCTCCACCAACGAACTCGCGACGGTGGCGGGGCCCACGTTCTCGAACCAACTGTACATCGACAAGATCACCGAGGGACGGGTCGCCACCGGCACGTTCGAGGAAGGGGTCAAGTTCGCGACCTCGATCTTGGAGAAGTTCAGGCTGGAACGCGGGGAGACGCCGGGGACCTGGGAACTCGTTCCGGCCGACCACCCCGACGTGGCCAAGAGCATGTTCGTGGCGGCCATGTACCGCCTTGTCGATGACGACGGCTGATCAAGTAGTCTGACCTCGGAGCCCAGCCCTCACCGGCTGGGTTCTTTGCTTTTACCTTTACATCCCCGGCACATCCTCTATTCTACAGGCTCACCTTCATTCCATCCCAAGGAGGGGATTATGAAGTGGTCCAAGCGTGCCGCAGAGATCGCCGCCCTTCGTGCCAAGCACGGCAAGCGTCGTCCCAACTTCATGCCCGACCTGTCCACCGAGCAGCGCACCGCGCCGTGCTCCAACGTGCTCGCGCCCATCCATCGTCGTGTGACTGTCGGCGCGCACCACCCTGACGCTCAGAGCTTCCCTGTCGGCCAACTCCACAAGCAAGGCCCCGTGCTCATCACGCCCGGCGACATTGCTGGCGGCCAACTCAAGTTCTTCGGCGGCGGCAAGCCCAACCACACCAACCTGACGGAGTGATCATGAGCAAGCGTGGCGTCACCCTTCACATCGATCCGCAGAGCAGCATCCTCAGCCGAGGCGGTCGGGCGCTCTACAAGGCGGCGAACCACATCCTCGAACAACAGGAGACAACCGTGAGCACCAGTTACGATGAGAGTAGAGAGCACGCACTTTGCCAAGGCGACGCTCGCTTGGCTGTCAAAGCCATCTCGGACCTTCTTTACGAGCCTCTGCGGGAGACGGACAAGCAAGCACTGACCCGTGTTCGCGACGCACTGTCTGCGTTCGCTTCCGGGTCAACAAGCATCGTTCCCGAAGAGTGAAGCTAATTGCACACTAACCTCACGGAGTGGTCATGGGATACCTTGTCAAACTACACGCATGTCCTCGGGTCACGCCTCACCAGATGATGCGGTTCAAAGCTTCTGTCGTTGAGCGCAAGAGATGCCCTTGCTATCTCGCCGATGAAGAAGAGAACGCAAAGAATGCTACTGAGCCATCCAGTCTGATCATCGTATCTGGCAGCTACATAGCGAGTGGGGATCGCTATCGCTCATTCGTGGAGCGCATGATCCGATGGTTCAAGAAGACACAAGGCGTGCAACTAAGTGCAGAATGGGAAAGATCATGACGCTCGACAGAAAGACCCTTCTCGTGACGCTGCGGGTCAACATCGAAGAGAAGGAGATGGATCAGCAGACCAAGGATGAACTGAAGGCCATGTCCGACGCCGCTGTGGCTCACGGAAGTGATCCCATCGACCACGAAGACAGCGGCTTCAGCGAAGTCTCTCCGCAGACCATGGCAGGCTGCCTGGAGCAAGGGCTGATCGAGAACCCCGAAGTGTTCGCAGGCTCCATGATTTGGGCACAGATCACTCAGGTCTCTGTCGTATCCGCCGAGTTCGAGTGAGGGCTTGATGTCGCATTACAGAATTAAGTACGAGCGCGGCACAACGCTGACGCAAGTCGCCGACACAGCCACCCTGACGCAGGCTGAAGCCTGGATAGCAGACCGCGAGAAAACTGATCCTGTCGGGGTTGCAAGCGGGTGTTACACAGTAGACGGCCCATGCCCCGACCCCGGCGAGACCATTCAAAACGAAGGCGGTGACTGGCTGCTTGGCGGCCAAGAAGGGCAAGTCTTCATTCTCGACCCGAGTGAAGTTAATTGCACATGAGCCGCCGACAGGAACGTTCCGCCTCCCGCTGTCGCACTGAGAACGGCTACCTTGCCGACAATCTCATGTGGTACGACCTCTGTCTGACCTATCACCGCGAGACCCACGCCTTCCTCAAGGGGTGTGGGCAATCGACGTTGGCGACCTGGGTTCGACAGCGCACAGGCCGTCTCTGGCCTAGCCACAAGCTGCGCAAAGTGCTCAACGAGGCTGTGCGACAGCACTATGTGGAGCGCATCCGGCGGGAAGACTGCCAGACCGACTGCGCGTGCTTCCGCTTCATCATCTTTCGACCCCTGCAAGGAGACCCCCAACATGACCTCAGACACTGGTGAAGCCTTTCCCGACTTTGAGCAGAGGCGAGACGTCGCCCGCCTCGTGTCTGGCCATCTTCGTAATCAGGGAGTTCTGGCGTGATCAGGATCATTAAGAAGACCCCCGGCGTAGCCCCGCCCATCGCGGCACCTGTCGTGGCCCCTGTAGTCCCCACAGCAGCCCCGCCAGCGGCTGTCGTCCCCAACGGGGGCCTCCGCATCCCGATCAAGCCCAAGGCGCCTCCCAAGCCCATTTCTGGGAACCAGCCCACGCACTACTCCGATCTGACTGATGCCGAGCGCATCAAGCGGTGGGGTGGCGTGCCCCCGCCGGGCGCCAAGGCTAAGGAGTGCGATCACTGCAAGCAGTGGTACATCAAGCCCTGCAATGCCGCGCAGTCGCAAGAGTGCATGAATGGCAAGCATTACCGGAGCCTCCCCCAGAAATGATCAGGATCATCAAGAAGGGCACCGCCGCCCCGCCTCCCGTACCCGTGGCGGCACCGCTCGTCATACCCAAGAAGGCGCCGATCATGCCGCCTGCGCCCAAACCGGCGCCGCCAATCGGTGTGGAGCCTGTGCTGGACGGTGAGTGCCGTGCGGCGATCAAGCTCGCACCCATGGCTATCGTGCCGTGGTTCTGCATGGCCAGCTACCTGTACTACATCCACAACAAGTCGCTGCTGTCCGACGCGCTGTACGACCAGATCGCGAAGGAAATGCTCGACAACTGGGAAGACGTCGAACACCCACACAAGCACCTGTTCACTCAGGAAGACCTCGAAACGGGGTCATTGTATCGGCTGCGGGGAGGCGACTACCCGTTGTCGGTGCGCGGGGCTGCGTGTCGGCTTGCTCAGATTTCCTGGGGCGTGAAGCTCAACGACGTGAAGGACGACGCCTTCGACGCCATCGAGTGAAATTAACTTCACACCACGTCCCTAGGGGTTATACTCAAAAGGCAACCAAGGAGGGCAGCAATGCAAAACGCCAACTACATCCTGACCCGCAACGGAGACGTCACGACGCTGCGCCACAAAGCGACAGGCAAGTTCCGTCAGTTCATCATCCCGACCCAATTGCTTCTGCGGGACGACGCTGCCAAAGCCATCCTCCGTCGCAACCATACGGCGCTCAAGCGCATCATCGAGAAGGACAAGACCGCGTGAAGATCGTTAGTTTCAGCTATCGCCTCGGGGCTCCAAAGATCGTGGACATGCGCATCGACTGCCGCGTCCTCCCCAACCCGCACAGCGATCCGGCGCTGCGCCACCTGAACGGCCTCGATCCCAAGGTCCAGGCGTACGTCAAGGAAGCCGTGGAGACAGAAGACCTCGTGCAGCGCGGCTACCTTGCGGCTTGTCACGGCAAGACAGTCGGCTTCGGCTGCATCGGCGGCAAGCACCGCTCCGTGGTCCTGGCAGAACTGCTCGGGGCCAAGCTGCGGTCTGAGGGGAGAGACGTCACTGTCGAGCATTGGGTCATCAACAGCGACTTTTACCTTTCACAGACCGACCATAGTGATACACTCTAAGTTCAATCACAGAGCACCCCTCAGACATGGCAGACGATCCCATCTATGACGAGATGCAAGACCTCTGTGCCCAGGCACCGGGGTTTTCGCCTCGTTCCCTGTCCAACGCCAACAACAAGTGGCTGGTCAAGTCCGCCCTCCAGAAGTCCATCCGACGCGGCGACATCCAGACAGCCCTGCGTATGGGTGAGTACGTCTACACGGCAGACGACACGTATTGCTGGCAGGGTCTCGCCACGATGATCATCGAAGACATCGGCTTCGGCGATCCCGACCTCGTGGCCTACTCCACGCAATGCACGCTCAAGTCCGTGCGCGACAAGATGGAGCCCGAGATGCTGTACGCGGGCCTCATTTCCCGTGCCTGTGTCGCGGACAAGACCCGCTCCTGCTGTGAACTGTCCCTCGGCTGTGACATCCAGGCGGACGGCACCGACAAGGACGGCAACCCCAAGCCCCCGTGGCCAGTCCCGTCTGACTACCCCGAGATGTGGCGTCAGATGCCCAGCATGGACACGGGCGTGCTTCTGCAAGTGCTCGCCTCGACCAACCCGATGTTCTCCTACATCGCGGCCTGTGTGCTGCGGAAGAAACTGCGCGGGGGCGGGATCGAGGCGCTGACCGAAGCCCTGCTCGTGATCCGTGACAACCTGCACGACGTGGCGTGGCAACGGGCTGCCATGCTCAGTTTCGAGCGTACCGCCGACAGCATGTCCCTCGCGCTATTCCCCACCATGCGGATGTTCCAAGAGGCAGACGGCAGCGAGGCCGACAGCATACAAGACGACGCCTACCCGCCCGTGGAAGAGATCAAGTCCGTCCCGTCGTATGCGTTCGACATGCACACGATGCAGGGCAACAAGGCCAGCAAAGCCTTCCACACGCACCTCTGCACGAAGCACGAGCAGTTCAGCATGATCCCGTGGGACAAGACCAAGGGTCCCATGGGCGCGCTGATCTTCATTGCCGAGGGCGGCTGCGTCAGTCGTCGCATCATGTCCTCCACCCTCGAAGACATGAAGTGGTTTCAGGACTACAACTTCATGCTCGGCAAGGGACTGCCTCCCGAACTATGCACGCCTGAGACCATCCAGATCGTGTACGACAACATCCACATCCTGAACGAGAAGCGCAAATGGGCCGCGAAGTGAAGCTCGCGACCAGAGCCGAACTCCTCAACGGCCCTCTCGTCCCGCGCAACCGCAAAGAGGGTCAGAAAAAGCGTCTGCGCAACCGGCGATTAGTCTACGTCGCGGGTGTTCTTCTCATGCACGAGCGCAACAAAGCCTGGGTACAGGCCACTGTGCTCGAACAGCAGCACTACCTCAAAATGGCTGAACCCTTGCTGACACAGATGGAGGAATGGAAACCATGAGAACGCTGATCATCGCCCCCCACCTAGACGACGAGACGATCTCATGCGCGGGCCTCATTCAGGCCCGTCGTCGTGAAGGCATCGACGTTCTCGTCCTCGTCGTCTTTACCAGGGCGTACTTCCACGGCCAGAAGGATGGCTGGCAGCAGGAATATCCCGACTTCCTCAAAGCCAAGAAGCTACTCGATTTCGTAGAGGTCTCGGCAGGACGCCCCTCTACCGAAGGAGAGCCAGGAAAAGTCGGTTATTACGATCTGCTGCGCAAGATCGAATGGGCTCTGAAGAACTTCGAGCCGGATGAAGTCATCATCCCGGCGGGTGATGATCTTAATCAAGACCATCGACATCTGAACCACGTCTGTGGTATTGCCCTGCGTCCGATCAATCTCGGCAAGATCGACCGCGTCCTTGAGTTCTTCGCTCTGGACGGTATTGTGCGGCAACCCTCTTTCTACCTGCCCATGACACAGGAGGTCATGGACAAGAAGATCGAGGCGATGGCCTGCTACACCACCGAGAGCCGCACCGAAGGACCCCGCTCACCAGTGAACTTAATTGCACAAGCTCGCGTGTGGGGCAGTCAGTGCGGAGCCGAGTATGCCGAAGCCTATCATGTCAAATATCTGAAGGAAGCATAGACCCATGCGCGTTGCCATCACCGGATCGTCAGGCTTCATCGGTACGAACCTGATGCTGTGGTTCGCTAAGTACGAACCCGAGACCGAGCTTGTCCTGATCGACGTCGCGGTGCCCCAGGTTCGGATGCCGCCGAAGGCCAGCTTCCACTACGCGGACATCCGCAACCTGTCCTCCCTGCTGGCCCCGCTCAAGGGCGTGGACGAGGTCTACCATCTGGCGGGCATCCTCGGCACGTCGGAACTGATCGCGATCTCCAGCCTCGCCTGTGAGACCAACGTGGTCGGCGCCAACAACGTCATGGACGCGTGCCGTCTCGCCGGGGTCAAGCGGGTCTACAACGTCGCCAAGCCTCACTTCGACGGCTACGACGAGAACTCGTACACGCTGACCAAGCACGCGGGTGAACTCGTCGGCCGCCTCTACCAGCAGAAGTACGACATGGAAGTGGCCACCGTCCGCTGGCTCAACGCGGTCGGCCCGTACCAGCACCTGTACCCGGTGCGGAAGTTCCTGCCCATGATGATCCTGTTCGCCATGTACGGCTTCGACCTCGAAGTCTACGGCGACGGATCGCAGACCATCGACCCCATCGACGTGGAAGACCTGTCCGCCCTGACCGTCCATGCGTGTCGCAATCTCGGCCGTCGTGCCGATGTCGTGGACCTGGGCTCGGGCAAGGCCATCTCGTGCCAGGACGCGGCGCACACCATCCTGCGTATCGTCAACGAGAAGTACCGCTACAAGGACAAAGGGTCCAAGATCGTCAACGTGCCCATGCGCGAAGGCGAGAAGCCCGGCGTCAATCTGGTTGCGGATATGTCCTATTGGGAAGGCGAAGGCATCCTGCCCGTCGTCCCGTTCGAGGACAGTATTCGTAAAACGGTCGAGTACATCGACCAGCTTTCCCCCGACCACCGCGCAAACGCTTTGCGCTTCTACGGAAAGGACATCTGACCATGGCCGACAAGTTCAAGCCCGGCGATCACGTTCGCCGCAACGATGACGACGAGACCGCCCCGATCATGACCATCGTCGGCGATCCCGAAGGCATCGACAAGTTCGAGGTCGTGTGGACCGACGAGCGCGGGGTGGCCCACTCGGACTACCTCGAAGGCTACTCGCTGACGAAGGTGGCGTAATGAGCGTGGTCGGTGTCGATCCGAAAGACCTCCATGCAGCCTGGGACGAGATCAGGCTGTCGGGGCACCTGACAGAAGGCAAGTACGTCAGGCTTCTCGAAGAGGCCGTCGAGGCGTGGGGCGGCATTCCCGCCTGCGCTGTCAACTCGGCAGGCACCGGCCTCTACACCATGTTGCGTATGTCGGGGGTCGCGGTGGGGAAACCTGTCGCGGTCCCCGTCAACACGTTCTTCGCCACCGGGGCCATGCCTATCGAAGCGGGCTACAGCGTCATCCCCATTGACTGTACACCGGACGACCTGTCCATGTGCGTCAACGACCTCGAAGTCCAACCTGTGCAGCCCTCGGCCGTGATCCTCACTCACGTTGGGGGCAAAATCTCTCGACACTACGAGCAGATCGCAGCGTATTGTATGGCGCGCAGCATTCCCCTGTTCGAGGATGCGGCCCACGTCCTCGGCGTCAGGGTCAACAGCATCTTCGGACCCGGCCGCATGTCTAAGGGTGCGGTGTTCTCCCTCTACCCGACCAAGGCCGTGCCTGCGGGTGAGGGGGGCATCATCGTGAGCCGCGACCCCGACTTCCTTCAGGCTTGCCGCGAGTTCCGCAACTACGGGAAGTACCGGGACAAGGAGGGCGTGCTTCGCCACCGCAGCGGAGGCTTCAATTTCCGCATGGATGAATGGACGGCGGCAGTCGGCTACCTCCAGATGAAGCGCCTCAACGAGCTTCTGGAGAAGCGGGAGGAAGCGGCTCACCAACTCGGCAAGATCATCCAGCCCATCAACCGCTTCGCCAGAGCCCACCACCGCAACTGGTACAAGTACCCGGTGGATCGCCTCGAAGCAGATTGTCTCGGGATCAAAAAGTTCTCGGGGCATGTCTACCAGACTTCCGACCAGTTGATCTCTGCGCTTAACCTGACGACTGAGCGCAGATACATCGGCGCGGAGCTTGTCGCGTCCATGTTTGCTTGCTTGCCTCTTGACGAGGGCATGTACGCAGGCCAAACCACCGACGAAATCCTTCGTCACCTTCGCTCGTAATCGAGGACAGCCCCCGTGAAAATTCGTACCTGTGACGTGACCGGCGCGGACAAGCTCAGTGCGAAGCTGTTCTTCGACGCCTTGTTCGGCTTCTACGAGATCGGTCCCGATGCACTCGACATGTTCGCCCGTGATGGGGCGCTCACCGTCAGCCGTTACTACACCGAGATCAACAACCTCGACCTGTGGGAATTGAACGCCGAGCACCGTCCGGCCCTGGAGAAGTTCAATCCGCGTGAGATCATCATCGGCTGTTCGTACACCAGCATGGGTGGCTGCACCCACAAGTACGACATGGTCGTGATCGACACGCCCCAGGGCATTCACAACGACGCGTTCGGGATCGCTCATATCGAGCACTTCGACGTGCTGCGGCACATCAAGGGGATGCTCAAGCCCAAGGCGTTGATCGTTCTGTACGTGAACAAGCGGCCCTACAACAAGGAGGAGGTCGGGTCCCACGGCTACGACGAGTACGCCGAGTTCAACTACAAGAAATGGATGGCAGCGCGAGCATCGTTCTACGACGTGGGCTCCCACGGCATCATCAGCGAGGAAGACGCTATCGCCGCCTATCGTGAGGTTCTGGCAGACCAAAACCTCGCGGTGACATCGGTTCTGTCTGTGCCCTGCTACTCCGACGTGCAAGGGGTCGAACCGTACGCCTTCCGTCTCGCGCTGCAAGTCGAGCCGATCTGAGTGCAATTAACGTCACTCGGGGCGGCTCATGTTCGAAGACTTGCTACTGGCTGATCCATTCGATCCCAGGACGTGGGACACGGAACCGGCACCGGACGCGACCTTCGCGATCTGCCTGTCGAACCGGTGGGACCTCAACGTCCTGCTCGACTACCAAGACTACGTGTGGGCCAAAGACTTCCTCTGGTGCCACACGTACGGGTCAGGCAAGTACCTGCCCTGGATGAACGCCCTAGAGCGCCCTGATGGCATCTATGCCCGCCGGTCTGTTCAGATCGACGGGTTCTTGCCTTCGGGACGTCCTCGCTACGGGAACCTGTTCCTGCACTGTGAAATCCTCACGCGGTGGAAAGGCCCTCGGAGACCTTACCGCATCGGGGATCATCGCAACGGGAACACCCTGGACTGTCGCCGTCGCAACCTGCGCTGGGCCACGAAGTCCCAGAACAGCAAGAACGTGCCCGGCTCTCGTATCCGCAAACGCTTCTTGACGCAGGAGGCTCAATGTTCTTCCCTCGCGTGATGTGCTGTCTTATAGCACCCGGAGAGCCGGATCAGTACGTTTCGATCCGCGAGTACCCCGGAACACTGACCCAGGCCATCACGCATCTGGGGATCGACTACCGCAAGACTGCGCGCAAGACCGATGGGGGTTGGCGCGTCTACCGAAAGGCAAGCGCGTGAAAATCCTGATCGACCCGATCTACACGGGCAAGGCGCACAAGTGCTCGACCTCTTACCTCGCGTGGGAGATCATCGAAGGCTTGCGGGCCAAGAGCGACGACGTCTTCTTCTACCTGATGTACCCCGAGGCGTCGAAGAACAACGAAGAGGAATGGAAGTTCCTCAACCGCCGACCGGACTGCGTGCATCTCGTGCCGTATCCGTACCTGCAAGCCGACCGTGTCGAGGAACAGTTCAAGCTGTCTGACCCGCTCATCCACATTCTCGCACCAGGGGATACACCGGTATGGGACTTCGATGTCGTGCTCACGTCGCGTATCTCGCAACTGCCCTTCATGCGGAATGTGGCCGGGCGGGAAGTCGGGAATTACCCCAAAGGGACCCAACGGCTGTTTATCGGCCTGGAAGAGATGCCAGTGTTCTCTTTTCGAGACACGGTCTCATGGGCCTCCTCAGGCAACATGGACTTGACCAGCTTGGCAGCCTACCAATCGGCTGGAGCGGTGATCATCAACAACCTCTGGTCGAAACGCGAAGTGATGCGTATCGCCAAGCAGTGGCTGACGCCGTCAAAGGCACTCGATTTGCAGAAGACCATACACGAGTGCGTCCCCGTGAAGCTCTCCAGGCTCGCTACGAATACCATCAAGATGCCTGGGAAAGGACTGAACGTCGTTTTCGCAGGCCGGATGACCGGGACCCGCAACTTCAAAGAAGTGGCTGAACTCTTCCGGGACCACTACGCCATTTCGCACGTCACGACGAAGAAGCAGATGAACTTCATCGTCTCCACGAACTCGGCCTCCAGCGGTTCGTCCAACGTGGGCGAGATCGACTTCATGGACGTGCAGCACAACAACCGCGATCAGTTCCACGCCCTCCTGAAGGGCAAAGCGCACGTCGTGGTTAACCTCTCGACAGTGGAGGACTTCTCACTGTCCACCTACGAGCCCTTGCTGTTCGGTGTGCCCGTGATCGTGCCCAAGCACCCGTGGGCCGACTTCCTCGGCAAGGACTACCCCTTCCGCGCCAACGACTACGTCGAGGCGTATGCCATCGTGCGGGAGTTCGCGACCGACTACAAAGGCCAGATGGCCAAGTTCAAGCAGTGGGAGAGTACGACATGGCGAGACCTCGTGGAGAGCGCGGCCAACAATCCGACGCTGGACGTGGTCAAGAAGCTCGTGGACGATCAGGAAGTGTACCTCCGCAAGAGGCTGGAGCAGACGGACGGCGGGCAGATGTACAAAGACCTCGTGGCAAAGATCGAGGCGACTGGACAGACCTCGATAGACGCCTTGGCTTTCGCACGGGAGCAGGGTGTATTCGTGACGAACGCTGCCCAGTTCAAGGGCATCCCCGTGGGCAAGCGAGCCAACGCGCACCTGCTCAAGGTGTACCTGAACATGGCTGGCTGGAAGGACACGAATACGCCGGGTGTCCTGAGCAAGAACTGAGGTACTTGGGATGACGTATGCGCTGATCGACTACACGAACCACAGGGGCGAGCGGCGCAAGCGGCTCGTCAACCCGCAATACAGCAAGTACGCGGAGAACGAGTACCATCCCTGGTGCTACATGCTGTTCGCCGTCGATACGGAAGACGGCATCCTGAAGACATTCCCCCACACGCATATTCACAGCTTCGAGGAACAGACCCGTGACGCAGTTGACAGGGCAGAGCATCCGCAACCTCTGCACGAACACGGAAGTGCCGCTGATCTCGCCGTTCCTCAACGAGAAGATCAGAGTGAACGGGGCCAGCAAGGGGCTCAGTCACGCGAGCTACGATGCGAGCATCGATCACGACCTCACTCTCGGGAGACACCCCGGCATCGTCTGGAAAGACTGGCTGCTGAGACAGGACTTCGCCAGTATCCGAGGACTGTGGAGGGCGCTGCGTGATCTACCCGCCCTACAGTCCGAACTCCGCAACGAACCGCCTCACTACGCGCTGGCGTACACCGTCGAAGACTTCCATCTCCCAGCAGACGTCGGAGGAGCGGTCTGTGACAAGAGCACTTATGCTCGCGTCTTCGTTTCGGCGTTCAATACCTTCTTCGACCCCGGCTTCCACGGCAACGCCACGCTGGAGTTGGTGAACTTCTCCGAGAAGGTCGTCAGCTACAAGAAGGGTGACGCCGTCTGCCAGTTCATCTTCACTTGGCTCGACGCCGATGCGGAGAACCCCTACGACGGGAAGTACCAGCATCAGACCAAGGGCGCCCACGGTGCCCGCTTCGAGAGCGCACCGGGTATCTGGACGGAGGACAAAGACCACCTTGCGGCCCTGACCAAGGAGAAGTGACATGGCGGACGATCAGACGGAAGTGGTCATCAGAGAAGAACCCATCGGGGATGAAGTCGTCACCGCCATGAACCGGATCGAAGCGGAGGACCACGAGTTGTGGCAGATGATCCGCTGCTTCGTCGGCCCCGGCGGTGCGGTCAATGTTCAGTACAACGTGCGTCTACAGCGTGACGTCGAACTGGAGTACATCAACGAACCGCTCGATCAGCAAGCGGTCTCGGATCGTATCTTCAACGAGATCGTGTACGACATCTGCGATATCGTGGCTGTCCTCAAGCACAAGCTGGACGCGGCCCTGGTCCGTAGCGAACCAACGAAGTAGCAAAGACAGCGCCCACCCCGTAGAAGTGTCTCGGAATTGTCCCGCGACACGGAGGCCGGTGTGGGCGCTTTTGAGAAAACCAAGGAGACCATCCGTTGCTTCCTGGCACCGGCTCTCCTCGAAGAGAATACGCTGAACCCCAACAAGATGTCCGACCGAGAGTTCAACAACCTCTGTCGTAACATCGAAGAGACGGGCTTGACGGACCCGATCCTCATTCGTCCTCTCGACCGCTCCGAGTGTGAGAAGGTCTGGACTAAGGCGGGGCAGGACCCCGAGACCTTCGCCAAGGCTGCCGCGAGCAAGTCGCTCCGCTTCCGTGTCGTCGGAGGCCACCACCGCCTGAAGGCCGCCCTGTACCTCGACTTCGATGAAGTCCCCGTGACCATCGTCATGGCCGAAGACTTCGATGACGACGCGGAGAAATTCCAGATCGTCAGAATGAATGCGATCCACGGTAAGATGGACCCGCAGTCGTTCATGGACCTCGTGCAGTCCCTGGAGAAGGTCTACGGGCCTGACGTGATGCAGGAGGCGTTCGCCATCTCCGACGACAAGGAGTGGCAGAAGCTGATCAATCAGACCGCCAAGGCGCTGCCCGACAAGACCTCCCAGGACAAGTTCAAGGAGGCCGCCAAGGAGATCAAGACGGTCGATGGGCTGTCGAAGCTCCTCAACGAGATGTTCACCAAGTTCGGGGACACGCTGCCCTTCGGCTACATGGTGTTCGATCACGGCGGCCAGCGCAGCATGTGGCTCCGTATCGAAGGCAAGACGATGAAGGCCCTCGACCTGATCGGGGAACAGTGCATCGAGAAGCAGCGCACCATTGACGACGTCGTCGGGGCGGCTCTGCAATTAATTGCACAAGGCGAGACCCCCACGATGCCGGCCCTGGTCAAGAAGACCAGCATGGTCACGATCCCGAAGAAGATGGCCGTGGCCCCGACCAAGGATCATCTCGACAGCCTGAAGGGAGTGGCGTGACATGGCCTCGAAGGTCGCCTTCAAACGGCTCCACACCCTCGATCCCGCAGTAGTCGAGGAAGTCAACAAGCGGCTCCTGGGCGGGGATACGCCCTCGAACGTGGCCAAGTACCTGCAAGAGGAACTGGGGCTACTCACGGACCTCAAGCCGGGCTCGGTCAAGAAGAACCTCGAACGCTACCGCTCCGTTGATCTGCAAGCTGCCGTCGTGCAGGAAATCGTGGAGAAGGTGAAGGGCAAGAACGTCGCCAACACCCACAAGCGGCTGATCGCCCTGGACGAGATGGAGTTGATCTGCACGATCCAGAAGACCCGCGTGGAGAAGCTGCTGCTGAAAGAGCAGTCCCTACCCGGCGGCATCCTCCTGAAGCAGACCACCGACGAACTGCGCTTGCTGAAGGAAGCCACCACCGAACTCTCCAAGATGCAGTTGGAGACCGGCATCGGCATGAAGCGGGCGCCGAAGACTGTGCATGGCATGGTGACGAACGAAGAGGGCGAGACCCGGCAGTTCACATGGACCGAAGAGGCTGACAAGCTGTTGGCCATTGCCGACACACGCATCGCAGGCGAGAAGGGGAAAGTGATCGACCATGAAGCCGCCGAAGACATCGCCTAAGCAGCAAGACCCCATTGTCCTGCAACTGACGACGTGCCTGCAAATCCTCCAGAACTTCGGCCCCATCGGGGAACGCATCTGGAAGCTCGGCAAGTGGTACGTCGGGGACTATCAGGACGGGTCGGAGCCCCAGTTTCGCAAGCGCAAGGAAGACCTGATCTGGAGCCAGCAGCAGCGGCTGGACTACTACCTCGACGCGATCAAACACCTGCGCAAGAAGCTCAAGGAGAAGATCGGCTACCGCGAGCTTCCCGTTGACTTCCGCACGTTCTGTGAGAGCCCCGAGTATCTGAACAAGCCCGGCATCCTGTGGCCCAAGGTCATCGAGCACGGGGTCAGGATCAACTCGGGGGACTACGTCGAGGCCGTGCTGACCGGCGCCATCGGTGTCGCCAAGACCACCCTGGCCATCTACACCATCGCCTACCAGCAGTATGTGCTGGCCTGCATGGAGGAACCGCACGAGACCTTCGATCTCGATCCGTCCTCCGAAATCCTGATGGTGCTCCAGTCCCTCAACAAGAACGTCGCGCAGGACGTGGACTACAAGCGTCTGCGGGACATGGTGTCGAACTCGCCTTGGTTCGAGGAGAACTTCCCGTACCAGAAGGACCGTGAGACCGACATGCGGTTCCCCCGCAACATGATCATCAAGCCGATCTCGGGCCAGGACACGGCGGCTATCGGCCAGAACGTGATCGGGGGCATTATCGATGAGATCAACTTCATGGCCGTGGTCGAGAAGTCGAAGCAGTCGAAGAACGGCGAGACCTACGATCAGGCCACCCAGAACTACGAGAGCATCGCCACCCGCCGGAACTCCCGCTTCGCCCAGCTAGGCGCGCTGCCGGGGATGCTCTGTCTAGTGTCGTCGCGAAACTACCCCGGCCAGTTCACGGACAAGAAGGAAGCCGAGGCCAAGACCAACAAGACGATCTACATCTACGACCGCCGCATCTGGGAGCTTAGACCCGAGCGGTTCGGCTTCTACAGGGGCACGCGGACGGAGGCCCTGGAAGAACGGTGGGGCAAGAACTACCCCTTCTGGTTCCACGTCTTCGTCGGCGACAGCACCCGCAAGCCCCGCCTCGTGGACAGCCCGCTGGAGTTCAAGGAAGAGGACCGGCATCTCGTCCACGCCGTGCCCATCGAGTTCAAGGCCGCGTTCGTGGAGAAGGACTTGCTCACGCAGTTGCGTGACGTGGTGGGTGTGGCAACGCAGGCCATGCACCCGTTCATGCTCAACACCGACGCCATCGCCGCGTGCTTCGGCCTCGTGCGCTCTGTCCTGTCGCGGGACAAGGGGGACTTCGTAACGTCCCAGATCGCCATGTATCCGAAGCACTTCATGCACAAGGAGGAGCCGCGCTTCGCCCATCTCGATCTGTCTGACACGAAGGACAGCACAGGGGTCGCGTGCGGGTTCGTGCCCAAGTTCGTGGAAGTGGATCGCGGGGACGTGAAGGAAATCCTGCCCGTCATCCAGTTCGACTTCATCCTCGAAGTGCTGCCGCCCAAGGGTGGCGAGATCGACTACGGGCGCATTCGCCGGATGCTCTACATGGTCAACAAGCATGTGAAGCTGAAGTGGGTCTCGGCGGACACGCACCAGTCCAAGGACATGCTGCAAATCCTGGCAGGCCAGGGCTTCACGACCGGCACGCAGTCAATGGACACGGACAACCTCGCCTACGACATGCTGAAACAGGCGATCTATGACGGGCGTGTCGTCTGTCCGCCGCAGATCAAGGCGATCAAGGAAGCCTCACAGTTGGAGCTTGTCCCGTCCAGCGGGGTCATCGACCACCCTCCCAACGGATCGAAGGACTTGACGGATGCGATGGCCGGTGTCGTGTACGGCTTGACCATGCGTCGGGAAATCTGGGTCAAGCACGGTGTCTCGATCCGGCAAATCCCCAAGACGCTGGAGGAACAGCAGCGGACGGCCCACAAGAAGTCCATCACGTACGTCGAGAAGCTGCGGCAGGACCGCTTCAAGGAAGGGGTAGACACACGATGGACCGAAGGATCACCTATAGGTACGGTTCCGATGGTGCAGCGTCCGAATTTGCGGACTTACTAGACGACCTCGGAGTTTCGCACTACGTCGAGGGGGACACGGTCTCGCTCCCCTACGACACCCCCGCCGTAGAAGAGATCGCCCAGGAGTTTGGAAGCTATGACCGTCGTGAATTTCACCCACAAGGAGCAGATCGCCCTGGCGGACTTGTCAGTGACGGAGCAGTGCCTGCCCGCGCACATGATGATCCTGATGCACGATCAAGCTCACACCAAGGGCTACCAATTTCGGCCCGATATCGTGGACAAGCTGAACAAGGCCGTCGAGGCTGTTATTACGACCCTGCCGCAAGAACGGATGGTACTCGTGGCCAAGCGGATCGACGGGCTCGCCGTCTCGATCTTACGCGACGTTGGCGCCAGTGATCCTGTCCAGGGCTTCTACTGCTGTGCGCAGTTCATCCTCGTGCTCGTGGAGGAAGGCTACCTCGCCGACGTGGACAACATGGCGGTGCTCGTGGCCATGCTCGTGAACACGGAGATCGAGGACATGGGAGACCTCCTTGACTACAAGCACGACCGCGCCAAAGTGAAATCAACTGCACAGAACATGCTCGTTCGTGCGCAGTTCCAGGGCTGCTACACCCGGCGGCTCGACCAGAAAAAGGCTATCGCGTGATGACGACGCACGTCCTTCCGAAACCGACCCCGAAGACGGCGGCGAAGCCGAAGCAATCGAAGGGCGCCAAGGTGCTCAGCCAGGACCCGAAGTCTCGGCGCCCGGTAGACTTCCAGAAGAAATAACACTTCCCCTCACGGACCCATCAGCTATATTAAAACTGTTACCCACATACAGACACGGAGGTCATTGTGGATACCAACTTCTATCGTATCGCGAAGGGGTCCTGCACTCCTTACACTGAGGAGGCCCCTAAGAAGGCCATCCTCGGGGGTAAGGGTGCGGGCCTCCACGACATGGTTGACATGGGGCTCAACGTGCCCCCGGCCTTCTGCATCACCACCCGCATCTGCAACCAGTTCATGGATATCCTCGCAAAGTTCGGCGCAGGGTCTCCCGAAGAACACAAGTTCGTCAGCGTGCTCATGCAGGAAGTGCTCAAGCATGATGCGTGGCTCACGGAGACCATGGGGTACGCTCCCCTCGTCTCCGTTCGTTCCGGCGCCCCTGTGTCTATGCCCGGCATGATGGACACCATCCTCAACGTCGGCCTCACTCACCACAATCTCAACGAGTGGATCGAGCGCATCGGCGAGCGTGCTGCGTGGGACAGCTACCGCCGCCTCATTCAGATGCTCGGCTCTACCGCATACGACATCGACATGGGCGTGTTCGACTTTCAGTTGGCACGGGTCAAGAAAGACGTCGGGGCTACCGAGGACACGCAACTCGGCGCAAACGATCTCAAAGTTGTCGTCGTGGAGTATGAGAAAGCGTTCGCCAAGGCAGTCGGTCACACGTTCCCAGCCACCCGCGAGGAACAGTTGAAAGCCGCCATCGGCGCCGTCTTCAACTCGTGGGGCAACGACCGCGCTATCGAGTACCGCAAGATCAACAAGATCGATCCGGCGATGGGCACCGCCTGTAACGTCCAGGCCATGGTCTTCGGCAATCTCAACGACCAGTCCGGCACGGGCGTCCTCTTCACCCGCGACCCCTCCACCGGGGAAAACGTGATCATGGGCGAGTTTCTACCCAACGCCCAGGGTGAGGACGTTGTGGCCGGCATCCGCACCCCCCTCAACATCACGAAGATGCAGGAGATGCCTGCGCCGTGGCCTGTGATCGCCAACAAGATCGCGGTCGTCTGCGGTGATCTGGAGGCTCACTACAACGACATGGTCGATATCGAGTTCACCGTGCAAGACGGTGTGCTCTACATCCTCCAGTCCCGCGTGGGTAAGCGCAGTGCCTTCGCCGCGTTCAAGATCGCCATCGACCTCGTGACGCAAGGCAAGATCGTGCCCCAGGACGCGATCAAGCGCCTCACCCGTGCTCAGTTCAAGCTGATGCGGCGCCCCACCATCGACCCCAAGTACAAGGGCACACCAGATGCTGTCGGCCTCCCCGCCTGTCCCGGCGTGGCTGTCGGCCGTCCCGTCTACTCCAGTGCCGACGCGGTGTCTGCCAAGGACCCTGTGATCCTCGTCACCCACGAGACGGACCCCGACGACATCGCAGGCATGAACAAGGCCCAGGGCATCCTCACTGCAACCGGCGGCGCCACCAGCCACGCGGCTGTCGTGGCTAGAGCGATGGACAAGCCGTGTGTCGTCGGCTGCACCGGCCTCGACATCCACGACATGCAGAAGTCCAAGATCACGAAGCTCACCATCTGCGGCTCCACCGGCCGTGTGTGGGCCGAGAGCAACGTGCCGATCATCGACGCATCCGACAGTGTCGAACTCAACACTGTGCGACACTGGGCTCAGTCCATCACGGGGTACGCGGAGAGCATGAGCTTCCCCGAGGACATCGACCGCCCCATCATGCTTCACGCGGCCGACTGGTGGGACGACGAAAGCGAGATGGAAGTGGCCATCGACGGCATCGCAGAGTGGGGTAAGGCATCCACCACCATCCTCGATCTCGCGCACCCGCAGTCGTTCGCCTATATCGAGGACAGTGTCCTGGCCGACGCGTTCCAGACGGCCAAGCCCCTCGGGGAGTTCGCCAAGACAGTGATCGACTACGTGATCAACCTCGGGACGACAGACGCTCTCAAGGGCCTGACGATACTCAACGCACCGCTTCTCTCGAAGGGGACCCTCAAGTCCCTCTCGGCTCGGGGCGTATTCGTCAGCACAGCCCCCGCCACCGTGGCCGATCTTCTCAACGGCGCGGGGGCACCCACCAAGGACTTCATCGCCAACATCATCGGCGGCGACGAGGCGTGGGCCAAGCTGCAAGACATGCTCAAGACAGCCGGGGTCGAAACCAAGGTGGTTCCGCAAGCAGCCCCCGCAGACTATGCGGTCTTTCAGGTGCTGACCTGATCAGATAGATAGAAGTAAGAAACGGTGTGGAGACTGTCATGGCCCTGGTATTGACGCTGCGTGAAGGCGAAGACTTCGTCGCGGGTGAGCGCCGTTTCGTCGTGCAACAGATCGTTGCCGACATGGAGTTCGTCCTGCGCGACGACGGAACCGGCAAGCTCCACACCGTGACCGACGAACACGCTGTCGAGATCATGGACGACGTGTTCGTGTCGGCCGGGGACATGCCCCCGTCCGCGACTGTCCGTGTCGCTCTGTCGGCTCCGCGTAGCATCCGCATCCTGCGGGGTGAGTGTCTGCGGGAGAAAGTGTGATGGAAGCCCACGGCTTCGACATCTCCGATCAAGCCATCACCCAGGCCAAGCGCCTGGGGATCGGCGGCAACGTGTCGGCCCGTCTCGCACGGATGGCACGCCGGGCCGCCAATCTCACGCATCCGTTGGGCAACCGGCGGTTCGATGAGTTCGTCCTGCGGGTCGATGGGAACAAGGTGAAGTCCATCGACCTGATTTGACATTAATTGCACAAGCCAGGGAGGGCGCTGCAATGCCGTTCGACGTTCCCAAAGAAACTCGCGATCTGTTGCTCGAAGCCGCTGTGCTGGCGCTGATCGACGTGCTCGAAAGCTTACCCTTCGATCATGACCGAAACGAGCAGAAGAACACTCTGCTGAACCTGCTCGCGGTGTTTCAGAAGCAGATGTAGCCATTGGACAAGACCGGTCCATCCCCTACAATTCATTCTCCACCCAGCCAATGAGGGCACCTATGGCCAAAGCTCGTTCCCCCCGCTCGCGTGACATCGCCTCCGAGATGGTCACTTTCCCCCGCGCCAACGGGGTACTCGCCCTGTCATTCGGCTTCGCAGGTGCTTACCAGAAGGTCCACATCACGGGGGGTCCCTTCGACGGCTACCCCAAGGGCAACCCTCACACCTTCGGCGTCTGTGTCCGCCAGGAGCGTGTCCCGGAGCACGCCGATCTCGTCGTTCCCATCGTGGACTTCCAAGTCCCCACCGCCGAGCAATACGACCTCGTCGCCTCGGCTGTGCTGACCGCCTTCGACGCGGCGTTCGGCGGCCGTGACGTGTATGTCGGCTGTATGGGTGGCATGGGTCGCACCGGCCTGTTCCTCGCGATCATGGCCAAGTGCGCGGGCATCCCCGACCCCGTGCAGTTCGTCCGCAAGAACTACTACAGCCATGCGGTCGAGACGGAGAACCAGTTGGCCTATGTCAACGACTTCGACATCAAGCCCATCACACACCTGATCCATGCGCGGGCGTGGCGGCACAAGACCCGGCGGTTCTTCGGCGACGTGGCCCGCTCGTTCAACACGAACTTCAAGCCGCAATAAACCTTCCACCACGGGGCCTTTGTGCCATACTCACCGTTCCACCCCTCAACCCCAAAGGGGGCTTCCTGTGCCCATTACGGACCCCACAGACACTCTCCGGCACCATCTATCCAGAGTGTTCACCACCCATCGGGACATGTCGGCCATTCCAGCGGCTGACGTGGTCCACCGCATGGCCCTGTACACGGAGAGCGTGACCAACAAGAACGTGATCCCCGAGAACGAGGCCCTGTGGTTCTACGGCATGAACCATGGCATGGCGCTGATCTCCCAGAACTTCGATCCCCTGGAGCCCCTGCCTCCCGAGGAACTGGAGTTCGTGAAGAACTACCACGCACAGATGACCGAGAAGTCTGCTCGCGCCTTCTACTATCTGCTGATCATCTGCGTTCGCGAGGCCCGCCACTGCAAGAACCTCAGCGACAAGTTCGATGAGATCAAGGCGAAGTTTGGCGCTCCCATGGCGAACTTCATGAAGAACAGCAAGGGCGAGCACGGCATCCACGAGAACCTGAAGAACTCCCCACCCAATACGACCATCGGCAACCTGACGAAGTGCGTGCAGTGGATGTTCTACAACTGCTCGTGGCCCGGCGGCTACGGCGGCAAGGCGTGGGGCAAAGTCACCGACTGCCTCGTCAACTTCGTGACCGGCACATTCAGTGCCGAGATGATGCTTGACACCATCTGGACCCTCTCCCACAACAACGGCCCGATCTTCAACAAGGGTCATCTGTACGGGATGTACAACGGGGACAAGCTGATCCGTCTTCTCGACATTCAGCGTTCCGGTCAAATCCCGACAGCCGTCATTTACGACAAGAAGCTCAACCCCTTCGTGGATGATCAACTCGAATCGCTTATGAAACGGCTGATCGACAAGTACGATCTTCCGCGACATGTGTGCTGGTACACCGTCGAACAACTTGGCTCAGTCAAGATGTACCCGAGCGACAAGCTCATGCAGGCCGAGAAATACGGCGTCCCCGAGCACGCGGCAGAAGCCGAGAAGCAAGCGGCTATCGCGGCCCAGGCCGCTGCAAAGAAGGCCGCCGAGCAAGAAGCCATTGCCGAGGCCAAAGCCAAGGCAGAAGCCGAAGAGTTCGCCAAGACGCATCTCGAAATCTACCCCGGCTTCCACGTCAAGAAAATCCTGCGCGCAGCGTAACCATCAGCCACGGAGGGCACTATCATGGCTCGCAAAAATCTCAATGACACCATCCACGGCGACCGCGCCACCATTCGCGGTGGCAGCGTGAGCTACCCCAAGACCGCCACCTACGGCGGGGACGTGAGCGAGGGCTTCACCGACCGCCTGTTCAGCAAGGAGACCGAGGCCAAGAAGTTCGGCAGCACCAGTCCTAACCAGGGCGGGTCAAGCGTCCGTGACTTCCTCGACAGCGACAGCCGGTGGGGTAGCCATAAGTCGTCGTCGGTCAGCACTACCAGCCTCCGCTGTTACGAGACGCACCCCGCGCTCGCGATCCCCAACAGCGACCTTCAGATTTTCGGCGGCTCCTGCTGCTCCCCGTCCGTGAAAGACGCAGACGTGTACATCGGCTTCGACAGCGGCATGCGCTTCACACAGAAGCACTGGCCCTGGAAGAAGGGTGCCGAACTCCTGTTCAAGATCACCGACATGGACGCGCCCAGCGACGCAGCCGAGTTCAAGAAGCTGATCAAGTGGACCCGCGAGCAACTGGACAAGGGGCTCAAAGTCCACTGCGGCTGCATCGGCGGTCATGGCCGCACCGGCACCTTCCTCGCAGCCCTCGTGTCCGAGTTCGGGGAGCCTGACGCCATCACGTATGTCCGCACCAACTACTGCAAGAAGGCCGTCGAGAGCAGCCGGCAGATCAACTTCCTCCACGAGCACTTCGGCGTCACCAAGGTCGCGGGCTCCAAGGAAGGCAGTTACCGCCAGAGCAGCCCAGTCAGCAAGCCCCGCGCGAAGGGCCCCGAGGTCTACACTCCGCTCACGACAGAAGGCAGCATCTTCGCCGGGCCGACCCGCTGAGTGCAGTTAACTTCACTTGACCCACGGTGTCACAGTGTCAAAAACGTTCATGACCTTACCAAACATCCAATCCATACCTAAAGACGCAAAAGTCGTCGGAGTGGACATGGGTAAGGCAGAACAGACCTGTGTCGCGTACAGCGACAATCACCCGTTCTTCCAGCCAATCGAGAGCAAGCCAATGCCCGTCAACATCAAGATCAAGGGTGAGGCACCCGCCGCCAAACCCGGCTATAAGCCGAAGCCCAGCCTGCTCAAGCAACTCGGGGTCCCTGCCGACCTGATCCAGCAACTACTCGCTAAGAAAGTGAAGTGCATCTCCGGGGCTTCGGGTCTGCGCTTCGAGTATTTCCCGCACACAACCAGCGGGACCACGTTCTTCGACGGCGAGAGCTACACGATCCACACTCTCCCCATCAACTACGCGACCATCCAAGATATCAAGAACGGCCTCGCCTCCGAACTTGTGAAGACGCAAGTCTGTAGCGACGTCGTTCAAGTCATCATGCTCATCATCGAAACAGAGGACTTTTCCACCATGAACGGCACCCTCGCCCTGCTCAAGGCAGGCGCCGCCAAGACCATCAAGACCTCCCCCGCCGCCGTCTCTGTCGGCCAGCCCGTGGACAAAGCTGGGGAGTTCCCGCTGTCGGAACTGACCACCGCAGAGCCCATCAAGCTCCGCGACGCCACCAAGCTCTACCAGCCCACCCAGGGCACGTCAGGCGGCAGCCGCTACTATGTCGTGGCCGTCAGCGACGACCTCCGCATGTCGGCTCGCTACAACGGCGCCAGCCTGTCCATTCGCGTCGAGGGCCCCAAGTTCATGGAGCACATCAAGAACCTCGCCGCCCTCGGCCTCGAACCCAAAGGCAGCAAGGGTTACGCGTCTGTGCATGTCCAAGCGCCGACCATCGACGTCGCTCGCAAGATCGTGGGCGCCATGATCATGGGTCTCGGGATCGAGATCACCAGCGGCCTGCCCGACCTTCAGAAGATCAAGGGCAAGTAATCCTGTAACGGCCACGGAGGGCACATGTTGACGCAAGATGATTTGCAGAGCCTGGATGAAGGCGACGTTGTTCAGATGGACAGCCTCCTCAAAGGACTGTCCCCGAAGCCGTTGCAGCTACGGGTCCGCAACCACAACACCGAGCACAAGAACGTGACGTTCGTCGCGACGTGGTTCGGTGTTACCCTCGGCGTGTGGATCGCCGACTACAGCAAGCCGCAAATTGATTGGAAGCTGACATGAAGTCGAGCATCTACACCCTGGCCGACCAGCTTGCGACCGAACTGATGGTGAGCAAAGGCGTCATCGTCGGCATGCGGACGCACACCTTCGAGATCGAGGGCATCGAAGTGCCCGTCACTGTCAACGTCGTGTCCAGTATGATCAGTGATGACGGCGTGATGGTCATCGCAACACTGATGGGCAATCTTGCTTGTGCAGTGCTGGCAGGATTCGACAGCCGTATTCGCGCCAGCTTGATCTTGCTGGACCAAGCGAAGTGCGCTAAGCCCCTCCACAAGCACATCGAGAACCTTGATGGAACGCCTGCGCTTGCCGACGTTGTGACGTCGCTAAAGCCCATGACCGTGGCGCTGTTCCATAAGAAGAAAGACCGTCTGTGGCAGGAGGCAGTCGTGCCGGCCTGACCGGGAGTTGTTGATGCTCATTATCTGGACTGCCGCCAATACCCAGACGATCACCCGTACTCTCGGGGCCGCTCTCAAAGACCTTCGCCCCGAGACCCCCCAGCACAAGTTCGTTGCCTACGTCGATGGCGAAATCCCTGTTCCCGCTGCCGGGGAGATCGTCCTGGCCTGCGGGAGCAAATGTCTCTCGGAACTCCAGAAGGCCAGCCGAGCCCAGAAGGGCCGCACCGTCACATCTCTCCGCGAGAAACTACTGCCCGCCCCCGAAGGCGGGTTTTACATGTTGACGTTCGATCCCAATGTGGTGGCCTCCGAGCCCCACGAGCAGCAGACCATCACCTGGGACGTCAGCCTCGCGGCCCGCTACCTGAAGACGGGCAGCCTCAAGCCTCCCATCGGCACCTACAAGTACGTGGCGTCCTACGCGCCGATGATCGAGCGCATCAAGAAGCGATACGCGGAGACCGGCAAGCCTCAGGACGTGTCGTGTGATACCGAGACGATGGGGTTCTATCCCTGGTACGACGACAAGGAGATCGTCTCGATCAGCTTCACAGACGAAGCCGGGATGGCGGAACTGCTCTACTGCGGCCCGAAGTTCGAGAGCCCTGTCCCCGAGGAACCAGGGGTAGACGTCGGCGCGCAAATCGACTGGCTGCTCAACTCGCCGATGGTCAGGACGCGGGGTCAGAACTTCAAGTACGACCTGATCTGGATATGGAAGAAGTGGAACATCGAATGCACGAACTTCAAGTTCGACGGGATGTTGGCCGGCACGCTTCTTGACGAGAACCGCTCCAACTCCCTCAACCATCTCGCCAAGACCAAGACCGAGATGGGCGGCTACGACGATGCGTTCAACGACAAGTATGACAAGGGCAAGATGGAGACGATCCCCCCAGGGGACGACTTCCTGACCTATGCCGGGGGTGACACCGACGCCGCACAACGCGTGTGCAATCAATTGCGCAACGAACTCGCGGAAGACGGCAAGCTGACCGACTTCTACGTGACCATCCTCCACCCCGCCGCCAGGGCCTTTGAGCGCGTCGAGCGTCGCGGGGTCTACATTGACCAGCAGAAGTTCGCGGTCCTGCGGGACGACCTCTCGACTGCGATCAAGAACAGCGAGCAGACCTGTATCGAGCTTCTACCGACCCGGATGAAGATCAAGTACCGGGACAGGATTACCGAGCAGCTACAAGCCGGCAAGTCGCCCATGCTGCCGTCGATCCTGAAGGACTTCTTCTTCAGCAAGAGCGGCCTGGACCTGAAGCCCTTGGAGACCACCGCCAAGTCCGGTGAGCCCAGCATGGCGAAGGCCCATCTGCGCAAGTTCGGGGACGTCCCCGAGGCTAAGGCGATGGTGGAAGCTCTGACCACCCTGGACACGGCCAGCAAGACGCGCTCAACCTTCGTGGACGGCTTCCAAATACATATCCGTCCCGACGGCCTGATCCACCCGACGTACTTCCTGGGGCACTCCGACTTCGAAGAGGCAGGCGACACTGAGAGCGGGACCACCACCGGACGCTTGTCCTGCAAGAACCCGGCGTTCCAGATCATCCCCAAGAAGACCAAGTGGGCCAAGCGCATCCGAGAGTGCTACGTCGCCCCCAAAGGCAAGAAGATGCTCAACCTCGACTTCTCGCAAGGGGAGTTGCGGGTCGTGGCGTGTATCGCCAACGAACAGCAGATGATCGCGGCCTACGAGAAGAAGCTCGATCTCCACGCCGTGACCGGGGCGCAGTTGTGCGGGAAGCCTCTCGAAGAGTTCCTGCTGATGAAGGACAGCGAGGACCCCGACGTCTCCGGGTTCTTCAAGCTCATGCGTGACCGTGCCAAGCCTGCCAACTTCGGTCTGCTCTACGGCATGTCGGCGGAAGGCTTCCAGGCATACGCGTGGAATGGCTACGGCCTGAAGCTGACCCTTAAGGAGGCCGAGGACATTCGCGCTGCGTTCTTCGCCCTCTACCCCGGCCTTCCCGGCTACCACGACGCCATCACAGACTTCGTGCGCAAGTACGAGCACGTCCGCTCCCCGCTAGGCCGTGTCCGGCATCTGCCAGCCATCAAGTCGTGGGATCAGAAGGCCCGCAGTGACGCTCGTCGTCAGGCCATCAACGCGCCTGTGCAGTCCACCCTGACAGACATGATGTGCTGGAGCATCGCGGAGATCGAGGCCAACTACGGGGCCAACGACGACATCGCCATCGTCGGGATGGTCCATGACGCGATGATCGCCTACGTGGACGAAGATCAGGTGGCCCTGCGCGCGGGACAGGCGCAGCAGATCATGATGAACCTGCCCTTCCACAAGCTGGGATGGGACCCGGTGCTGAACTTCCCCGCTGACGCCGAGGCTGGCTACGACATGGCCAATCTCAAGGAGATCAAGCAAGCTGCCTGAGGCGGTTCTTGCTCAAGTCCGACCAGGGACATGACGGTAGCATCCGAAGTGTCCCTGGTATAGGTTCGCCCCTATCGTCACGAGGAGCGAACTATGTCTGTCAGCATCAAGAAGAA